CCTGGGCCGCATTTAATTTCTTTCTTTGAGTAACTCGCTTGAGAGTTGATTTTTTCCCAGCCTCCCTTTGTGGCGGATGTTGGCTCGGCTTTTCCGTTTTCTTGAAAATACATAGTTTTGTTTTTTTGGTTGTTTGTTGTGGGATTCAGTTCCCGCTGCACAGTAGCACAGGATTCGGCGGTTGTCAAGCAGTTTTTTGAAAAAAAAAGAAATTAATATTTCCTCCCCGCGATTTGCGACTGTAATTAAAGAGAGAATAATCAATTTAAACCAAGTCTTTAATACCGCGCCCTTCTTTTCCGCCCACAAAATGCCTTGACAGTCAGGTTCGTCCTCTTAACATCGCCAGGTCACCGGAAGATTACTAATCAAAGTATCTGAGATAAAGAATAAAAAGAAAATTCCAGACATAGAATAAAGAAAATTACTCATTGGGCAAATAATAGACATTTGCTCTACTTTTGTTTATTTTTTTAAAGGAATATTAGGTAAATTTGCCATTTGTGCAAGTTTCTCTTCGGAATGGGGCCATAAACGGGCCAAATGTGGCGATAATTTCAAATTCTACGGGGAAAAGTGAACATTTTCGCTAGTAAACTTAATAAAAGTTTCAGTAATTAGAGGGACTTTGAACGAATATTTCTTTTTTTATTATTCCGCGCAGGGAAACATACGGAAAAGTCATAAGTCGTTGATAATTAATGATCCCGAATTAGGAAAACGGGGATATTTTCTTTATTTTTCGGGTATTTTAGAATATTAAGGCTCGAATACATCCTCCCTCCCCCTCCCCCCCCACCCCTCAACCATTATTCCTTTTATTCCTTTTATTCTTTTACCCCTCACTCCTTTTATTCTTTTATCCCTTTACTCTTCTATCCTTCCCCTTATTCCTTTTATTCTTTCTCTATTATCCTCTTTTCTTCTTTAGTGTATTTAAAGGGGGGAGTGCCCCTTAAAAGGGGCGAAATGCCCCTTAAAGTGGGGAATCGGGAATAGTAACCTCGTAAATGCTCACTAAACCTTTCTTGTTTATCGTGCGTCAATAAACTGACCAGGGGATCACAAGAGGTATTTCTCCTTTCTATCGGGGAAACGCCTTTAATCCTTCCAATTCATTTAATCATTTATTTCATTTTTCTTTTCTTTTCCCTTCCCGCCGAAAACAGGGTTTAAATGCCATTCTTATCCTATTCTTTCCCCGTTCAAAGCCCATAAGAATGCCATAACTATCTTTTTTATCGGGTAAATTCACTGTATCTACCCACTATGCACAGTTAAAAAAAGAATTGTTTATTTTCCCTTTATGCCGCGAAACCCTGCCCGCCCATCTTTCCGCCAGGTATTTATTGCCTCAGATACCCTTTTGCGGTCCATTTGATGCGTTTTTAGCCACTTTTCCTAATTTTCTTTAGTCCCAATAGGGGGAGGTCTTAAAATCGCTTAAAACGTCTTATTATTGATTGCGGTGTTTGTCATTTTGATTTAATTCTTTTTTTTCGCTTCAGCATTGCACTCCTGACGCCAGAAGTTCTCAGCAGTCTCCATTGCTTCCGCGTAGTAAGCATCGCGGTTCAGACAGGCTTCGGTATACCGCGCATAAGCTTCACCCTCACCGCCTACCGACTTCCTGAAGGTATAGTAGGCTTCACGGCATGAATTATTAACTGCTTCCCAATTAGCCCAGGCTGCGACTGCTTGATCTTGAGCCACCTTTACTTTGTCTTGAGTATCTTGCATTTTATTTAAATAGGATTCTTAATCAGAGATTGTTTAAAATTGACAATTGCATTGCTGATTTCCTTAATCCGATTATTGAATTTAAGAGTATTTTTATCGACCCTCTTTATCAAAATTTTGGCATATTTGTATTCAGCTTTCAGAAGATTCAAGGCATCAGGGGTAATATTTTTTTTATTCATAGTTTTTAATTAGTATTTAATTTCACGAAACGGTCTATTCCTGCTCAATTTCGTCAAGCCAATCAGAAACCATCTGAAGGTCTTTTTTTTCAGAATCGTATCTATTCTGCTCTTTTTCCGAATCGCTGTCAATGAGAAACTCGAAACCGTCATGCTCAGAGATAGCGTTTTCAACTAATTCGCGTAAAGTTTCCAAGATTTGATTAGAAGGCTTTTTCATTTTTCTTTTATTTGTTTTGAAAAGGGCTGGTAAGAAAAGTTCCGAGAGGGAAAGAGCAATTCCGTGAGTCGCAGCTTCCCTTATGATTTTTTCCCATGATATGTTGAATTTCCCCAGGAAAATAAGTATTTTCATACCATTCTAAGTCTGAACTGTATTGCGGAGCATAGTAATCGCCTGATGGCATTTTATCCGCCGCCCACTGAGGAACGTGATCCATGGTGAAGCGGTGAATATATTTTGAGCAGGCTTGTTGAAAGGAAAGTCTCTTCATTTTTTCTTTTATTTTGTTTTTAAATGTCCATTCCCGTGTCAATCCTGACCAAGGCATAATTATCAGTCGTATAAACAATTTCTGTTCCGCAGGTGAAGGTCCGTCCGGTGCAATCGTATGAGGAAGGCTCCAACCGCCGCAAAACTCCCAATTCTTTCAGTTTTTGAGTCGCCAAGCGAATTTGCCGCTTTTTCAGACATTTTCCTTGGCGAATTTCTCCTTCAGAATATTCTCCGATAGTTTTTTTATTATTTTCCGGCCATTTCACTTCCCCTTCATTGAAATTAATCTGGTAAAGGGAGGTTTTGTAACCGTAGTCGTCAGAGTCAAGAATGGCAAGGAATTTCATTTTGTTTTGTGGCAGGGATTGGTTTGCTTCCCTGACTTGGTGATTTTTCGCGTAAGAATAAGACTCTTTGTCTTCCGGACTGACGATTAGCCCCTTGAATCCAGATTGCCCTCCCGCAATCCACCAGACCAAAATTCCAGAAACAACCTTGTACTCCCCTTTGTTCATATGGATATCGACCTCCATTTCCCCGTGGTCGCCATCCAATTCAATTGTTCCAGTTTCGCCACGCAAGCGGAAAACAATATCAAAACCCGCCAGATTTTCCAGCGTCCCATGCAAATATGCAGGATTCGTGTAGATAGTTTCTTTATTTTTCCAAACAGTTTGACTGCCGCAAGGAGAATACTGATAATCGGGGATGAGAGAAAGTTTCATTTTGTTTTATTATTTAAACATTTGTTTATTTATTTAAACGCGAAATTATCGCCATTCCTTCTTCTTTGGTTAAAATCCCAATTTTGCCAAAAAAGTAATTGGAGTAAGTATTGCTTCGGGAATCGTAAATTGAATACCCTTTTTCCGCCATTTCGTAGGCTTCTCGCGGCGAAGGCAAGGCTCCATGAATTGAGACTTGAGCGGGGCATCCGGTGAATCCGGGTTTGCGTTGCCAGATTTTGCGGGGGACTAGGGAATACTTTGCGTTCATGATTTTTTTTTCTTTTATTTCTTTTATTTCTTAAGCGGGGGATTTGACCACAAAATTGGAGGAATCCTTTTTACCTTGCCCCTTGGCTTTCAAGCCGACGATGACATTTTTGCCATCCAGGAAGCGAACATCCGTTTCGTCGCCATTCACAACAGGCTTTCCGAGGTAAGTTTCTGGGAGTTTATCGAAAACTACCGCAACATTTCCGCCCATTTTTGCGATAATCTCAACCGCATTTTGATTATTTTCTTTCCGGCTAAAAGTAAGATGATAATTTTCGGGAAGTTTACCCTGGAGATATTCAATCATCCTTGGGGTGTTTGGTGTATAATCATAGAATTGAACTTCGGGCCATTTTTTGAAATCAATCAATTCGTGCCAAGCAACATCCGAAAGGACGTTAAGGCGAATGGCGCATTTCATTCCTGCCCGCCGCGCACTTTTCACGGCGACTGAAATTTCTTTTCCCAATTCCAAAATAAAATTCTTTTGATCTTCCACAAAAAACATTGTCTTTTTCAGGCGGGCCGCTTTGACATTGGAAAAAGCTCCATGCCCAGAAGTGTAAAGACAAGCGGCGCGGCATCCGGCGCTAGCGTAAAGGCACAGATTGATTTTGCCGTTCAGCTTGTGAGGAGCCAGGGACAAGCCCCAGGTCATGATGCCGATCTTTTCGCCCTTGAGGATCTTGGTGTTATTCTTGGAGAGTAGTTTCATGGCCATACCATACCACACCCCAAGAATAATGCAAGCACTTTTTTTCTTTTTTTTCGAAGGGCTTAAATCTGATCAAAAAGGAAAAGGGGAAACCCCTACTTTTCTTCCCTTACTCGCCGCCACAAATCCCCTTCGCGCTTCATTACCTCTTTCATAATCTGGGTAAAAGAATGGGAAAATGTCTCATCGTGCCGATTGCTTGCCATATGGCAAATTTCATGAGTCGCCAAGACCAGAATCTCCGAAAGGCTTTCCCGTTTATTCACAGAATACCTCATTTTGTTTTCTTTATTTAAAGGATTAATCAAAATATATTCGACTCCTTCAACTTTTCGATATTGCGCTTCTGCCTCATCTGAGAATAGGAATCCTATTCCGAAACAAACTGATTGTTTTGTAAACTCTGCATAACATTCTGCCGCCAATTCTACCGCCATTTTCCAGATTTTCAGCAATTTCATTCGTGTCTCCCCGCCCTTCCAAGTTTCTGGATCGTAAAGTTTAGCTACTTTTTTGACATCTTCGTCCCAGCTATCCATTGCGACTGCCGTTCCTTCAAGCCATTTTTCAGCGTAACGGGATTCTTCTTCATATTTCGATTCGATATTTTGATAAATTCCCGTTGTCGGCTGACCCCCGATAATTTCCAAGGTAATTGATTTTCCGCTATCAATTGCTGCTGATTGTGAAGCCGCAGTTTGTTTCGGACTGGCATGGAATACCGATCCTTTTTTCATAAGCATGAAATAATTGTTTATTTTTGGCTTCAAAGCCGAAAGGGATTCTGTCGAAATCTCGTCACAAAATTCTTCGATTTCTTTTTGTTTTTCCCATTGCAAAGAATCTCTATTAGAAAGAAGAACATCGCGAGAAATTTCCGGATTAATTTCAATAATTATTTGAGCAGGGGCGGAAATAAACCGGCTAAACATTGAAATTCCATTAACTCGGACTAATAATTGAGATTGCTGGCTTTTATTTACCCAAACTTTCCCAAAAGTTAAATCCCGTGCCCATCTGCCTCTTGAAATTTCGCTTTTGAAAATTTCTCCATTTACTGTAATATTATGGCGAAAAGAGCATTTGTTTAGGTAACGTGTAATAATCCCGCCCCATTCTTCTTGATCTGTATTAATTCTAAATTCGCATCCAAAAGTAAAAGGATTATCATGAATTTCATACCCGCTTCCCTCACCGCACAATTTATAATCATGAGAAATAATCTCATAGGACCGTTGTGCCCAATTAGTGACGGTTCTGGCGCGTCCAAAGCCGCCGAGAGTTTCCCCTCCATCCTTTGTTGTCTCCCCCATAGAGAGGTATTTATTTAAAAGAATATCCCGATTCATTCCCTGTCCATCATCTTTAATAGAGATAAAATTTAAGGAGTGGGTAATTTGAATATTCCGGCACCCTGGGCTATCAACCGCATTCTGAATAAGCTCACGAACTAAGGCTTCGCAATGATTAGAGTAATTTCGGAGTTCAGTTTTGAAGAACCGAGGAGAGATGGAGATGTTGTTCATGGGTCAATCTACACTCAAATGGGGAGAAGTCAACTATTTTTTTTTATTTTTTGGAAAATTAATTTCCATTAGTAATAAGTTTTCTGTAATTATATATAGAACTTATTATGAAACTAAAAACAAAACGCCATAGCTTTCTCTTTTCTGATGAAACCGATTCCCTTATTCGCCGATTGGGGGAAGAAACTCAACTAAAATTCTGCACTATCTTTGAAAACGCTTTAAAGGATTATGCCAAAAAATTAGAGCAAGCAAAACTAAAAGAAAATGTATAAGCTATCAGCACGGGGATTTACTTTCCCTGATAAAATTCGAGGAGTATATTCAATTCGAAATGAAGTCAACGGAAAGCAATATGTAGGGAAAGCTGAGGGGCAGAAGGGATTTAAGGGACGATGGTATATCCACAAAAGCGATTTAAAGGCAAATAAACATCCCAACCAACATCTTCAAAATGCTTATAATAAATACGGTATAGAAAATTTTACCTTCAATATTTTGGAAATTTGCGACCCATCAAAAGTTTCTATAAAAGAAAAGGAAGACGAATGGATTTTAAAACTTAATGTCAACGATTCAGAAATTGGTTATAATTGCATTTCACCAGCTAAACTTGAAGCGCATTTTAACTCGAAAAGATACACGAATGAAAGCCGAACAGTCTATAAGTTTCGGTCTCCAGATGGGGAAATAATTTCTGGAAAAAATCTAATGCAGATTGCAAGAGATTTAAATCTTTCCAGTCATGGACTGAGGAAGGTGTTTTACGGAAAACAGTATTCGTTTTATGGTTATACTTCTACTAATCCAGATTTTTCCTCAAAACCTAAAAAAGAATACCGATTACTTTCACCAGAAGGACTTATTCATGAATTTGACAATATAAACGAATTTGCGGCAAAAACTGGCTTAAGTAAAAACGGTCTTGGAAGAGTTTTAATGGGAAAACAGGGGCATTGTGGTGGATGGTCTCTTGAAAACCCAGAGCCTAAGTTTGTGGAAACAATAGAAGAATTTAATACTAAGATTTCTTTAGTTATGGACGATAGTAAAATCCATAACTTTGCCACTGCAAAAAGCATTCAGAGAAAATATTCAGCGTCTTACAGTTTGATTAAAAATATACTATTAGGAAAGACACCTAGAGATTTTCCATTTAAAAAATGGAGAGTCGCTACCAATGAAGACTTTAAACTTTTAGAACAGGTGGAAGAAACCGAGGGATAAAAATTATCCTTTTCTTTTATTTTACTTCTTCCACATTCACAGATACTACCCGATAATCATCAGATTCCAATAATCCTTTATTTTTAATCGAAAGAAGAATTTCTGCCATCAACGCCATCATAACTTCCATATCGACTACTTCAATCACTATTGAGTCAATTATTCCATTGGCGCTTGTAAGAGTATATTTGAATTTTTTCATTTTATTTCTTTTTCAGTTTTAACTCAGGCATAGAATAGTATCCGCCGTCCTCATAAAAATCTTTGTCATCATTGTGGATGATAGATTCGACCTCTTCCAATGTCAAACCTCTGTTTTTCGCAATATCCGGCGCTTTAACCCAATTATTGGAATCTTCAAGGACTAGATCTTTGATTGATTTTGTAATTTTCTTCATTTTATTCATTTTTTTTAGTTAAATATTCAATTTGCTCTTTTTTCCTTTGTTCCGTATCCTCCAGCCACTTTTTTTCCCGCTTTTTCTCTTTTTCGTAACTCTCAATCGAAATAATAATACCCAGGATCAAGAAAATCATCCAAGAAATAAAGAAAAATAAAAAAGAATCCATTTTATTAAATGCTTTCTACCTTTTGAAGACAAGTCCATGGTTGTCGGCGCACGCTTCCAACGAATCGCTCATATTCATACCGTTTTCCGCGCTTTCCTCCCATTGATCGTGAATTTGCTGAAGTTCGCCGATTAAATCACTATGGGTAGATGGAACTAAGTTTTTTTTAATCAAATCGCCCCATAAATTCATCTCAAAATTCGGATTGTATTCTTCTTCAGAAATTAAACACCCAGCGGCGCAGGAAAGACCATTCGCGTTATGATAAAGGCATAGTCCGCCTGAATTTAAGCTTTGTTCGCCTTGAGTGATTAAATGATTCTTAACTTGGTCGAAAACTTGTTGAGCCGTAGCTTCGTGGAGATTTTTAAGTGTAATTTTCATATTTTTTATTCTGTGGAGTAAAGTTCTAATCTTTTTCCATTTTTATCTACCTCGACTATTTTGTAATTTTTTCCAAATTTTCCAGCCCGCATTACAGCATCAGCCTCTTCCTTAGTTTCCCAAAAAGCAATAATTTTTGAGGACAGATCATTATTTTTTTTACGCTCAATTCCAAAATACGGTTTATTCATTTATTTTATTCTTTATGACCAGATTTATAAAGTTCTTCAAGAAATCTGTGTTCTTCTTTCGTCAATCCGTGATCCGACCAATATTCATATAGAATGTCTCCGATTGAGACTGGATCAAGATTGGCGAAATCTTCTGTGCTCCTAGAGACTTCGCGGAGGAGTTCGATGGCTTTTTCTAGTGTTGCGTTCATGGGTCAACGTAACCCAGATTCGCGGAAAGTCAAGCATTATTTTCTTTTTTTAACCGGCTTCGTTTAATGCTTAAGTTGTAACTTTTTCAATTGTTTTACCGTACTTACAATTTGCATAAGTGAATTTGACTAAAATCTCTACCAAAATAGGGTTGACAAATTCCTGACCAACGCATTCATCAACACTACAATATGGTAATTTATCATACAATTCATACGTTTTTTGATAATCACCTTTTTCGAAATTGTCTAAAATAGCCAGCAACCTCTTCTGCCATACTTTGTTAAAATATGAAATAATTTTTTGGCGCTCTTCCTTCTCATCGAATTCAATAATCTCAGTAATTTTAAATTTCATCTTATTATTGGTCTATAAGCCAATCATCGAAACCTACATTATCGCTTTCTTCCGCAGAGCAGTGTAAATGCATCCATCCATCAGTAGTCAGGACTTTGGGTTCATTGCGTAGTATAGGTTGAATACAATACTCGCACTCAAGTTCAGGGTCTAGTGGATTCATTTATTTTTTGGGTTGATAAAAAGTTGATACCCCTTCCCGCCGCAAGATGGGCAAGGAATTTCTGCAAAATAATCTTTCAGTCCAGATCCATCGCAAATTGGGCAGAAATTACTCATCTCCATCAGTTCCCGTTCGTAACCATCCAATTTTGATTGTTTAACGGCATCAGACAAAGAAAGAAAAACCTCATCGCTATCGACTAAAACCTCATCATAATCGTCAGGTTCCCAATGTCCGCCAGGATACATTTTGACAGTAGATCGAATCCAAACCTGTTCATTTGTAGTCCTGCCGTAAATGCCTCGAAAAGAAACTTCCATCATGACGGAATAATAATAATATTCTCCATCAGTATAAACCCCTTCCTTCAGTTCAAGATTCCAGCCAGAAACCTGCTGGGCGAGATTAAAGTCTCTATCTGTCGCCGCCAGCAATTCCTCTTCTAATTCGCAGGACAGTGGCGGGGTATTAATTGGGTGGATTGTGTTCATGGTTTAATCTACTACAGTTCGGCGGAAAGTCAAGACAAAAAAACAAATTATTTATCTCAATTTCATCATTTCACCAATCTGGCATACTATAAGCAACCGTAATCATCATAATTATCATTAAAATATCCATAATTAACCAGTGGAGCCGTATTTCTTGTGCAAACGCAAATATTCCGCCCGCTCTTTATCTTCTATCTCCTTTTTCTTCTTCAGATCAATCCCTATAAACTTAAAAGCTTGACTCTCGTAGGGAATACTTTCAACCTCAATTTCAATTTGATCCCATTCGGTGAAGCCTGATGCCTGGGATCGAATCGATTTACAAAAATTGTCAATCGTGTAAATTCCATCTCCAAATGATAGGTAATCAATGTATGATTTGTCCATATTTTTATTTGTAAAAAGAAGTGTGATCAATATTTACCCGCTCTTTATCGCCTTTAACGCGATTTCCTGCTAAACAAGTTGAGCCATTATTAAAATAATAAAAGCTAGATGCCATTAATCGTAGATTTTTCTTCCTATGCAATGCAAATGCTTTACGCTTTTCAAAATTTAGATTGATGTTTTCAATGAGTTGTTTAATTCGATTCATAATTAATGATAGCATAGTATTTATATTAGTCAATAAAAAAATAAAATAAAATTTCCAAACTTAATAAGTTTTCTGTAATACTTATTAGAACTTATGAAAAATAAAACAAAACGCCACAGCTTTCTCTTTTCAGAGGAAACGGATATTCTAATCCGTCGCCTTGCCGACGAGACTCAACTGAAATTCTGCACCATTTTTGAGAATTCTTTGAAGGCTTACGCTAAAATTCACGACGAGAAAAAAAATGTATCAGGAAGATAAGGGTAAAATTTTTTATGTTTATATTTATCTCGATGACCGAAAACCGGGATGTTGGGAGTATAATGGGCAAGTTTTTGATTTTCAACCATTTTATATCGGAATGGGACAAGGGGTCAGAATGGAGCAACACACTCGGCCTTACTACAAAAGAGACGGATCTTTAAAATCTAAAATAATTAATAGAATTATAAGCGCTACTGGTAAAAACCCGATATTCTACAAGGCTTATGAAGATTTGACTCGTGAAGAGGCATGGTCTATTGAAATAGATATGATAAGTCACTTTGGAAGGAGACATCTCCGAAATGGAGGTATTCTCGCTAATATTGACCCCGGTGGACAGGGCGAGGGGAAAGAAAAGCGAAAACCGAAAGAGTCTGATAAAGTAACTTTTATGCCTAAAAGCCAAGGGGTTAATCAGTATGACCTAAATGGAGAATTTATTCAAAAGTTTGACGCTGTCTTTCTAGCGGTCAGAAGTTTGGTCGGAAAAGATGCTACTGATCGGATGCGAAGGAATATTGCCCAAAATATAACAAATTGCTGCAAGGATAAAACAGGAAGTTCTCACGGGTTCATTTGGAAATTTGATAAGACTTTCCCTTATACACCCAAGGATGTAAATAACAGTTTAAAAAAGGAAGTTTTCCAGTATTCTCTTGAAGGAAGGTTTATTCAAAGATTTGAAACTCATACCGAGGCGTCTAAATTTCTAAACCTCCGTTCTGACAGAGATATAGGAGCTTGCGCATCTGGGAAAAAGCTAAGGGCTTATGGCTTTCAATGGAAGTCATCATATCTTGGAGAATTTATTAATCCAGTTTCCCCTAAATCTCTTAGACAACCCGGCCTCCGAAGGAATTTTAACAAACCTATTAGCTCTTTTGACCTAATGGGAAGATTTGTTAAAAATTATCCTTCTGCTACCGACGCGACATTAGAGTTGGGAATTTCTTCTATTTCCCGCGCCCTTAGCAACCCGAAAGCAACCATTGGGGGATATTATTGGAGAAGAGGCTTATATGAACCTAATTAGAATCGATCTTCTTTTTCTCCTTATGAATCCAAGCGAATTTTCGAACGCCTGCGATTTCACGACCCCGGAACGAGATTTTCTTTCCATCCTCCTTCGCGTGTTTCTTAAAGCGGATCAATTGCTGGTAGGCACTGGTCCGCTGCTTACGAATAATTTGGGGATCATCCGTGACCCCGCCCCGCATTTTGGGCTGAAGCTGTGGAAAGATAATGTCAAGAATCTCATTTGGAGTCTTGGAGATAAATAGTAGGGCGTGTTTTCTAATAATCGGAGCTACGGACTCAGGTCGTCCGATTGGATTTATTTTTGTTTTTGTTTTGCTCATATTGTTACTTTACTGTTTATTTTTGTTTTTTATTTTCAAATTTAACGGAGGGGTCCGATAGGGGATTTATCCCTTATCAGTATTCGCTTGGGAGCATTACAACTGGGGAGTTGCCGTATTCGCGCAAATCAGAAACGAAAAGGTGAACTTCATCCAGTGGAAAATCTGTATATTCAATATTTTGCGTGTAAAGAATGTTGCCATTCCCATCATCTACCGTGAAAATTGCTTCATTTCCTGTTTTTTTAGCCGCACAGACCAAAATTCTTCGCCTTTAATTTCTGGAAGGACAGACGAGATAATGTCGAAGAGCCAGTGACAAGAGGCTTTTTCTCGGAGGTAATAGCAGCCTGACGTGATACTGAGTTTTCCCGTCCCAAGGATTGAGTGGCCGAAATATTCCTCGGTGCCAGTGAATTGATTTAGGTCGTTTTGTGTGAGCTTTTCCATATGTTTCAACGTATCACGAATTTGCGGGAAGTCAAGGATTATTTCATTTTTTTTAGTTCGGAAAATAAATGATTCTTCCCATACCTAAATTATCTTCGGCGTAATTCTCCAAGAATGTCGCGAAATCCTCGATTTTTTCAATATCTTCAAAATAACTAATCGAATACTTGACCAATTCTAGGAGAATCTGTCCTGAGCGACTATCCCCGTTGATAGCAACGCATTTTTTTTTATTTTCGTAACGTCCTGAATAATCTTCATGGAAGGTATAATCAAAATCGTTGCAAAAATGTTTGATAAGTAATGAATAGCTTGTTTTCATAATATTTATTATTTTATTTAACTTTAGACTTTATTTACCATTTGTTGCATTTTCCGAACTCCACCGACCCAATTATTATTTATTCCACTGGGGTCTGAATGCTTCATCCCTTTATCAGTTTTAGACGGTGCATATTTTGAACCTATTTTAGACACGCTCCGCAAACCCTTCTTCCAATAATTGCGAGAAAGATTGCTGGCTGTAAATTCTATTCCCAGCTTGACAGTTTTAAAAGAATAAGGAATCCATTTTTTTGTCGCCTTATTATATTTTAAATTACCCCCTGGATTTCTACAGTCTCTTAGAATCTTACTTGTTCCATTTCCTGTCTCCCAGGCGCAGATAGCGATCAAAAGATCAACAGGAATTCCATTCTTTTTCGCCGCTTCTTCGAAATCCGCCCCGTGGCCAGCCAACCCGCCCTTAAGAATCTTATCGTATTTCGATTTAATTATTTTTGGCGGAACGTAATTAAGAGATTCTTTAGGAAATAAATCCGCACTGTGGAAATTATCCACATTTTTCTTAATTTTTTCCAACCATGCTGGCGCGACAGGAACAATTGCCGCATTTTTTATGGAATCTTTTTTAGGTCGTAGTTGAAAAGTCGTACTGCATGAGACTAGGCAGATTAGACCCAAATTGGCGTAGACAAGATTTCTAATTCCAGTTTGTTTTTTGTGTTGTTTCATCATCTTGGGTCAAGATAACACACAATGAACTATTGTCAACCTCTTTTCTTTATTATTTTAATTACCTGAGATTTGAAATTCCAGAAATTTTGAAAAGACGATGACCTGGTTTGCTTGTTGCATTTTCGCCGCCTTTTGAACAAACCTGTGTCCCTCTGATGTAGGTCTCTGATCCCCGCCTGATCAAACACCCCCTCAGGCCAGTGGAATATCCGCTCATCCAACTTCCCTTCCCATTGATTTTCTGGTCATGTTTCGCAAGAGATTTTTCAAGGTCCACCCCAATTCGCACGGTTCGCTGGGATCTCTCTCCCGTTTCATCCTTGGTGTAAGTGAAAGAAACAAGCTGTCCAGATTTAGCTTTTTGGGCCAAAGTTTTCAAAAGTGGATTGGTTTTCATGACTCAAAGTAGATCAAAATCGTCATTTGTCAAATTATTTCTTATTTTTTAGGAAAAAAGTTTCCTCAGAGCAGTTTTCGCCTGTAATAAGGTGTAGAATGAAAAAAATTAAATTATCAGAATATTGCAAGATTAATGGGATTACTTACCGGACTGGTTGGAACCACTTTAAAGCGGGAAAATTTGGAGACAAGGGAACAACAAATTCCAAGGGTGGTATGTTTATCGAAGTCGAAGAAATTACTGATAAATCTTTGGTTTCTGATCTTCAAGCCGCGATCTTTGAGTTAAAATCCGTTTCTTCACAACTCTTAGCCCAGATTATAAAATGATGGAAGATTACGGAAGAAGGTTCTTTGTATATATTTTGCTCGATCCCAGAGAGCCTGGACTATGGGAGTATGGCGGAAGAGAGCTTCTTTTTCGTCCATTCTACGTCGGCAAGGGGTGCCAATATAGAGACCGTGTTCACAAAACCCCATCTTCGAGAAAGGAGAAAAACCTTAAAAATAATTTTATAAATAAAATTATAGCAGAAACGGGAGATTTTCATTTGTCCGAGAGGATTTTCGTTAATTTGACCGAAGGGGAATCAAAAAATATAGAGCAAAGCGTTATTAATTACTTCGGGAGGATAACCCAAAAGGACGGGATATTAACCAATATTCTAGGAAAATATGATATCAGAAAAAATGATAATTTTTTTGAAAAGGGAAAAAAGATATATTCTTTTAATTCCGAATTAAAGTTGGTTAAGGAATTTTTATCTTCCCGTCACGCCGCAATAGAGTTAAAAACATCTACTCAGCGATTGAATAAAGCAATTAATAATTTTGGTCAATATTCAATTGACGGATTTTATTTTGCGATATCTAAGGATGCCCCTGAAATTGCCCCTCCAATATTCAAACCCATCCGAACTGGTAGGGATTTTGAACTTATATCTCCCACTGGAGAACTAATCAAAGGAAATAATTTGCAACAATTCGCGAAAAGTATAGGTGTCGCCTCTTCCAACTTACACGTTCTTTTAGAGGGCGGGCTTGGTTCATGTTTAGGCTATAAATCAACCAACCCAGAATTTTGGCGAGAAAAGAAAAGTTACAGAATCTTATCTCCTGATAAAGAACTTTACGAATTCGATGAAATAAAATTTTTTGCGGACAAGATGGGGCTTAATTGTAAAATTTTAAATAGAGTCTTGCTGAATAAAGTGTCTCACGCCGAAGGATTCCATCTTGAAAACCCATTGGAAAAATTCAAAAAAGCGATAGACCTTTCTATCCGGGGCTACAAACTTCTTAATCTGGAAACCAAAACTATTTATCAGTTCTTTTATATTGCGCCATTCGCAACTAAATTTAATATTTCTGTCTCTCGTTTGCGTAGACCCCTTCTTCAGAACAAAGAGGTAAATATCCCTGGCTGGAGATCGCCGACCTTAGAGGAATGTGAAAATTTGCCGACTATTTTAGAATCTCGGAAAACCAATCTATAGTCATAATAGACCTACTCTACACGGATTTTGATCAAAGTCAAGACATTTCTTTATTTTTGCTTAAAGTAATCTCTTGCAGAAATCTTTACAAAATCACCTACAGAACTCTTTACAGAATCTCTTATTGCATCCCCTACTGAATCTTTTACAGCATCCCATACAGAATATTTTACAGAAATACCTACAGAAATACCTACAGAATTCCATGCAGGAACTCTTATAGAACTCCCTACAGAATAATATACAGTGTTCCATACATATTTAGAAACGATATTATTCATTGCTTTATTTTAAAGTAATCTTTTGTAGAATTCTCTACAGTAATATATACAGAACCCCTTACAGACCACCATACAGAATCCGATACAGAAAATCTTACAGAATCCGCTACAGAATACCTTACAGAATCCCTTACAGACATCCTTACAGAACGCCATACAGAATCCATTATAGCTTCGTAAACGATAGAGTCATTCATTGCTTTATTATATCAGAGTTCGTTTTGAAAGTAATCCCTTACAGACCTCCCTACAGAATCCCTTACAGACATCCATACAGTATCCTGTACAGACCTCCATACAGTATCCTGTACAGACCTCCATACAGTATACTTTACAGTATCCTTTACAGAATCCACTACAGAATCCCTTACAGACATCCATACAGTATCCTGTACAGACCTCCATACAGTATCCTGTACAGACCTCCATACAGTATACTTTACAGTATCCTTTACAGAATGCTTTACAGAATCCGATACAGAATGATATACAGATTCCCACACAGTTTTAAAAACATCATAGCTATTCATTGCTTTATTATATCAGAGTTCGTTTGAAAGTAATCTTCTACAGAATGCTGTACAGAAATATACACAGAATTCCTTATAGGATTCCATACAGTAATCCCTATATAATTTCTTACAGAACCACATACAGAATTCGCTATAGAACACCATACAGCTTGTCTAATATTAGATTTATTCATTTTTGTTTAAAGTAATCTTTTGCATAATCTCTTGCAAAATCTTTTGCAAGATCTTCTAATAAATCTCTTATAGGATTCATTACAGACCACCATACAGAACTCGATACAGAGTACGATACAGGTTTCTTTACAAGATAACCTACAGAACTCCATATAGACTCCTGTATAGAAACATCTACAGTTTTACACAGGTCAAAGTCATTCATTGCTTTATTTTATCGGAGTTTGTTTTTAAAGTAATCTTTTGCAGAATGCCCTACAGAAACCCTTACAAAATTCCTTGCAGACATCCATACAGAATCTCTTACAAGATGCTTTACATTACTCCTTACAGAATCCATTACAGAACACCTTACAGTATTCTCTACAACATCCCACACAGCTTTACAAACGATAGAGTTATTCATTGCTTTGTTTTAAAGTAATCTTTTGCAGAATCCTCTACAGACTCCCATACAGAATCCCCTACAGAATCTTTTACAGAATCTCTTACAGAATCTCTTACAGAATCTTTTACAGAACTCGCTACAGAGTTCCATACAGAACCACTTGCGGGATCCTCTACAGGCTCCCATACAGAACACACTACAGAATTCCAGACAGACTCCCACACAGCTTTATAAACGATAGAGTCGATCATTAGTTTATATTATTTTTAAAGCAATCTTTTGTAGAATTCTCTACAGAACCCTTTACAGCATCCCATACAGAACCCTTTATAGAACTCCATACAGAATCCTTTACAAAACTCCGTACAGGATCTTCTACAGACTCCCATACAGAACTCACTACAGGCTCCCACACAGACTCCCACATACTTTTACAAACGATAGAGTTATTCATTAGTTTATATTATCAGAAGTCGTATCGTCTTGGAAGTAATATATGCAATAACTTTTTTATTGGTGAAATTGGTTTTGGTTCTTTAATTGGTTTTTGTTCTTTAATTGCTGGACGAGCTAAGTGATATCCTCCTACACGTATCAACATTAGCATATCATTGTGATGCTCTGCTGGTATGCCCGTAAAATCAAATGTTGCAGTTACTCCATAACCATGTGCGGTCACATAGTCTTTTATTTTTAGAATTGGTGGGACATTCGTAATGAGGGATGGATTAGAGTCATATATCGATATGGTCTCTGTGACTATTTTAGTGGTTTCAGACATGTACATTGATCAGTTAATTTAATGCATTTCATTTCCCACTGATAAACTACTTTGCCCCATTTTGCCCATTTTCGGCGTCTTTTGGAGGTGAGTTTTTTATCTAATAGTCGAGAGACTCTTGTAACCGACTGTTTTGCTTTTGATTGTGCGCGAATATAAGATCCCAACGTGGAAGGATTGGACAAGCTCCAAATATCGCTGAATATTTTATAATTTTTTATCATTTTTTAATTGCCGAGTAGGACTATACCTATAGTAGCTCAAAGTCTTGTGTTGTCAAGGAGTTTTGTTCAAAGTGATCATAGACAGAATCGTCTACAATATTCCCTATAGAGGTTTCTACAGCAACTTCCACAGAATTCCATCCAAACTCCCATACTGCACTCAGTACAGAAACATATACATGATTATGTATATGATTATGTATATGATTATATAAAGAATCTGTTATAACTATCCATACATTACCCCATGTGTAATCTTTCAAATTAAAATCTTTAGCGCTGCTTTTATTATTCATTTTTGTTGAAAGTAATCATTCGCGGACTGCCACACATCATCCCTTAGAGAGGTATCTACACCAACGTCTACCGCATCCCATCCAAAGTCCCATACAGATGTGCTTATTATCCTTACAGAACTGATTATAGAATTATAAACAGACTCTCCTATAGCATCATAGGCAAATCTCCATGTGTGATCATCCACATTAAAATTATTAGCTTTGTTTTTTTTATTCATTTTTTAAGCGTTTTCTTTTAAAGTATTCTGCTGTAGTGTCTATTACAGAATTTCCTACAGAATTTCCTACAGATTGCCATATAGAATTGTCTACAAAATTTTCTACAGAATAGCCCACAGAATCCTCTAAAGCACTCCATACATAATCCTTTACCGTATCCTCTATAGAATTTCCTACAGAATGCGATACGGAAAACCACACGGCAATGCTTATATTATGGTTCATTTTGTTCAAAGTAAAAATAAACTCTTGCAGCATCTCTTATAGAACGCTCTATAGAGCCTTGTGCAGTATGCCATATTAAATCCGATACAGTTTTCCTTGCTTCCAATCCTGGCAGATCCTTCTTAGAATCCATTATAAGCTCGTCTAAAGAATTTGTTAAAACTCTCAAACCAGTATCATCACGACTCCATAAAAAATAGCATACATTCTCCACTACATTGTTTAAATTATTATTCATTTTTTCCTCCGTTTCTTTTTGAAATATTCTTCTACACTTTCCCATACATTACTCCTTGCAGATGTTCTCACTGATCTTACTATAACAGCACTTATATTATTGTTTATAATTCTCCAAGTGTCCTGATCTACTTCTTTTAATATTATATCCCTTACATTACCGCTCGCAGGACTTGATACATTAAATGTATTTTTATTAAATTGATTTACGTACTGATTCTGGATGTATATCATAGTTCATTTTGTTTAAAGTAATCTTTTGAAGACCTTCCTACAAGATAACATACAGATCTCCTTATAGGAACTCCTACAGAATCATATACAGAATCCCTTACAGAAATCCACGTAGAACACCATATCAAATCTCTTACGGAATCCCATACAGCTTTCCTTACGGCTTCACCAACGGTAGAATTACTCATTTTGTTTAAAGTAATCGCTTGCAGATTGTTCTATAGAAATTCCTACAGACCAATTTACAGAATTCCATACAGGTCGGCGTGCAGCTACTCGTACTGAATAATGCATTGAACCATTTATAGAATACTCTACAGAATCTGCAAGACAATTATATACAACATACGAAACGGCTGTACTAATAGTATTATTCATTTTCAAAGTAATCTCTTATAGAATCCCTCATAGAATCCTTTATATGCCACATTACAGGACGAATTACAGTCCCACATACTGTATCCCGCACAGCTACTCGTACTGAATAACATATTGAACGACTTAGAGAATTCTCTACAGAATCTATAAGAGAATTATATACAACATATGAAGCGGCTGTGTTAATAGTATTATCCATTTGCATAGATTAATTCCAAAATATATCCATCAACCATTTTCTCAAGCTACGAGGAGCGGGTTTTTTAGGAATTTCTTGCCAGTTTTTATATAGACAATCTCGTAATGTCTCCCTACAGTACCCAGCATATTTTGAGCAATAGTCGAGGCAATGCATATCTCTAACGATACAATGTGCGCAAGTATGACAGTTGATGATTTTTTTCATTTTTGTTTAAAGTACTCTCTTACAGACTCTCCTATAGTAGCTTTTATAGAATCGTTTATAACGCTCCGTACAGAACTCCATACAGAATCTCTTGCAGACTTCTCTACAGACTCCCATACAGAATAATATACAGACCCCCATACAGAATAATATACAGACCCCCATACAGAATAATATACAGAATAATATACAGAATCCTTTATTGTATCCTCTACAGAACTCCATACAAAATATCTCACAGCTTTACGAGCGATAGATTCATTCATTGCTTTATTAATTTTTAAAATAATCTCTTATAGAGCCTCTTACAGTAGCTTTTATAGAATCGTTTACAGCGCTCTCTACAGAATCTCTTGCAGAATCCCATACAGGACACCGTACAAACCCCTCTATATAATGCCATGCAGAGTCCCTTGCAGAATTTTCTACAGAATCCATTACAGACTCCAATGTATTTTCATAAACGATAGAATAATTCATTGCTTTATTTTATCTGAGTTCGTTTGAAAGTAATCTTTTGCAGAATCTCTTACAAAATTTGAGACAGAAGTCCTTACAGATCCTCGTATAGAATCCCATACAGATCGTTCTACAGAATCCACTACAAAATCCCATACAGAACCCCTTACAGAATCCCATACAGAACCCCTTACAGAATCCCATACAGAGTTCCATAGCGCTTTCTTTTCAGTTTCAAAATCTATAGATTCATTCATTTTGTTTTAAAGTAATCTCTTGCAGACACATCTACAGAGTCCAATATAGAATCTGATATAGGGTCCCATACGGAACGCCATACGGAACGCCATACAAGACCCTTTACAGCACCTCGTACAGCTTTATCTACAGAACCCTCTACAGTATTCTCTACAAAATCCCATACAGCCTCGAAAACGGTAGATTCATTCATTGCTTTATTATATTAGAATTCGTTTGAAAGTAATCTTCTACAGAATCATATACAGAATCCCTTACAGAACTCCATGTAGAACCCCATATCGAATCCCTTACGGAATCCCATACAGCTTTCCTTACAGCTTCAGCAACGGTAGAATTATTCATTTTGTTTAAAGTAATCTTTTACAGCATTCCATACAAAGTCATGTATACTATCTGTTTCAGAATAATAATTTAAGATATCTTCTACATCATGCCTTGCCCGCCAATGTAGAGATTTATAAGCTTCATCTTCTATAATTTGCTGTGCATTATCACATACAGCATTTCTCGCATTATGCCACACTAAATATCTAATGCTATTATCTTTCATTCTGTTTCAAAATAATCTCTCGTAGCATTTTCTGATGCGGCAAATACAGATCCCACTATTGCACGGCTCGAACGATCTGTCAATGCAGCAATCGTTAAATTTCTTAGCGCGTTAAATCTTACAGCATAACCAGTAGTATTAAATAGAGTATCATACATAGAAGCTCTAAAACTTTTCCATATAGAATTCTCTATAGAATTTAGTACTGTTTCAGTAATAAAAGTTTTAGTAATAAGGAAATCATTCATTGCTTTATCCATTTTTGATTGAAGTAATTACTTACAGAGTTTGCTATGGAAATCTCTATAGACAGTTTTACCGTGTCCCATACGGCATTTCTGATGTATTTACCCGCAGCAGTCCATGCCTTATATTCTACAGAAGCATCTATATTATCTAACATGAGATATGCTACAGAATTAGACACTAATTTTGACGGAGAATATCTTACATTCTCTCTTATAGTTTTATTCGTTTTCAAAGCAACTTCTTACAGAATCTCTTACTAACGTTTCGATATTCCACTGAGAATTCCAAGCATGCTTAATTACAGAGGACCATAAAGAATCATCTACAAAATCCTTTCCAGAAATACCTATACAATAACTCGGGCAAATCAAGGTGTAATACCTTATTTTAGTATTCATTTTTAAAGTAATCTTTTGCAGAGATTTCTACACTCGTTATTATAGAAGTCTCTGGAGTATTCCATATAGAATTCCAAGTAGAATCTCTCACGCCATCTTTTACAGAATCTTTGACTGACTTCCTGACAGCATCCCAAGCAGATTCTTTAATAGCAAAATACACATCGAGCAGCACAGAATTATTTAATTGATTATTCATTTTGTTTAAAGTAATCTTTTGCAGAATCTGCTACTAAAAGTCTTATAGAGTCTTTCCTCAATTCGTATAAAGAATCTTTCGCAGAATCCACTACAAAATACTGTACAGAATTCCTTATAGAACTCCATATAGAATTCCCTACAGAAGTTGCTGTAGAACCCCATATAGCTTTATAAACGGCAGAATTATGCATTTTGTTTAAAGTAGTCGTAAGAAGCTTGACTAATGCAATTTTTTATAATTTGTTGTGAATGCCAAGCGCTGCCCCATACTGGATGCCATACAGAAGTTGATACTCCATTCACAACAAACTTCCATACAGGATTATCTACTGATTTTGTCATAGACATTTGCACAGAAAAAGTAGTCATGTCACTTATTTTATTAATCATTTTTATTTGAGGCGATCTCTTACAGCATTTTCTATAGACTTATCTACAGAATCATTCACCGAAACTCTCAGAAAGTCGTCTATAGCATCATCTATCGATGATATTACAGAATTCTTTACAGAACTCACTACAGTAACCCAAATAGGCATCCACGTATATTCTTGTATAGCATCCTCTACAGCATCCCACACAAAATTTCTTACAATGTTACCAGCTTTATTATCAAATTTCATAGCAGCTTATTATTTACTTTCTTTAAAGTAATCTTGCACCGATAGCCATACAGCATCTCTTGCAGAGGTCTTTACGGTTTCCTCTACCGCATCCCATCCAAAGTCCCATACAGATGTGTTTATTACCCTTAGAGATCTTACTGTAGAACTATAAACAGATTCTCCTATAGCATCATATGCAAATTTCCATGTGTGGTCACATATGGCAAAATCTTTAACGGTTTTTTTATTATTCATTTTGCTTAAAGTAATCTCTTACAAACCCCCACATAGAATTTTTTATATTAGTCGAAACAGGATTTTCTACAGAATTAACCACATAAAGCCGAATATCAAGCGATGCCCCGCCAATCACATGAGGCCATAATACAGGTGCCGCTACAAAATTATTTACAGAATATCCTATTTTATTATTCATTTGTTTTAAAGTAATCTAGCGCAGCGTCCTCTATACTAGACCAAGCATTTTCTATTACTAAACTCCTTACACGCTCTCCCGTCCAATCTCTTAGATTACTTCGTACAGAAGTACTGACACATCTCAACATAGGTTGTCTTAAATCATTACACAGAGTATATCCTGGAGAATCTGCTACTGAATCTACAACACAACAGGTTTCGTTTAATGATTGGTGCATTATATTGAATGATGAAATGAAAAGACCCTCTGAAGAAATAAATACTTCAGAGGGTCTTTATTTAGCTAAAATCAATCAGCTACATTTCGTTTAGCCTGAGCGATGTAGTCATACTCTTGCTGAATCCCAATCACATAAGTGCCAGGAACAATGTCAATAGTCGTATGGCGTTCAGACATTACACAGCTAATGTCGGTTGGCACCGTACTATTCATGTAACGTTTGCCAGTAGTCTTGGAGTTATAAAAAGTTACCCCAGGCTTATTCGCAATGACATGATGGTTTCCCGTAACTTCGCTGTTGGCGACGATGACTGATTTAGTGAGATGAGTCTCAGCAATAGCGTCATCAGGCAAGCCTGCGCACTGAGCTACGATACATTCACCGTGAAGGATGATTTTATTTTTCATATATTTATTATTTAGATTAAGCGATACCGACAATTTCGTGATCAGACAAATCAATGTCTCCAAGCCGTTCAGCAATTGCTTGTTTTAGAGTTTTGCATTCTGGGGATACACTTTCAACATGCCAGACTCCTACAGTCTGATTAAGCATCTTGAGATGAGGAGCATAAGGAATTCCTGGGAAAAGCACCGCCATATCCCACAACTCGTATTCACTCTTCGTCCACCAATCTTCATTATAGTTTTCGTAAGAATCAATCTTTTTGCCGAAAGAAAGCATACGCTCTACGCCGAATTTGCGAACGAACTCCATCTTGTGATCAGCATTCTCCAATTCGTTGTACTGATCAAGCGTAAGTTGACTACTAGGAGTCACCGCCAACCATTCAGGAACTCGCGTTCCATTGAGAATAAAGATTTTATTCAGACCGTATCCGTCGTAAGCAATGGCTGGCCCTCCATCACAATGAGTTACGTTATCTTCATTCAAATGAATCTCAGTAGGCTTCTGAGATACAACAACCGCAGTTGGCATTGGATAGATTTGGCCAAGCTTGTGAGTAGAGTGCCAAATAGCGTAATTTTCAGTAGCTTCTTTAAAATCAATTCCAACTTCATCTTTAAAGAAATCATAGAAACTCCAAACATTAGCGTCAAAGCTGCCATTGAGATAAGGCGTAGTATAAGTCTCAATAGTCATCTTGAGGCCCTTGACGAAATATTCCTCAACTTTAGCGGGAACATCTTTTACCTCAACGCCTTCTTTCAAGAAGTGACAAGCAACCCATGCTTCTACAGGATTATTAACAATAATAACTGGAGTCGGCTCAGTTTTGAGCAGGTTAATCTGCACTTTGTGGATGATATCTACAGTCTCATCATAGTCGAGACGATCAGTATTGATGCCAATTGCCAGCCACTTTTTGGTGTATTCTGGCATTTTAGCCGTCTGTTCGGGAGTAAGGGATTCGATCATTTGTTTATTTAGTTTGTTGCTGTTGTTTTTGTTGTTACTCTACACTTTAATAGTACATCTTATTCTGAGAAAGTCAAGCGATTTCTTTGATTTTCTTATTCGTCCTAATTGCTCTTGCGCAAGCGGCAATCGCCCGATCCCGATCCGAAAAAGTTTTAGCTTCCTCCAAAATTTCTGAAACGGTTGCACTTTCTTGCCCTGGGAAAAAACGATCTCGGAAAGCCAGTGTCCCCTCTTGACAGTTTCCAGCTTTAATCGAATCAGAAATCCGCACAGAAATATCAGAATATCCATTGGGATTATTATCCCGCAACATTTGCATCAAGCGACTTTCTTTCTTTTCTAGCTCCTTCTCAGTTTCGCGGCGTTTCAAAACACCTCGGCAAGCTCCGATAGTTTTTCCATGCGCCGTTTCATTTCCACGCCGCAAAATAAATCCATATTCTGTCACCAAAGAAATTCCTTGGCCTTTGCGGACCCACTTCGCGGCCCAACACTCATCTCCATTTTCTTCAAATTGTTTTTCTGCCCACAAGGCAACCATTCCAGCATTTGCGCGAACCCAATCAGGAGCTTTCCGCAAACTTGGGTGACAATTAATAGAATAAGAATAAACCGATTTTTGGTAACGGCAAGCTCTCGAATACCTTTCGGCTTTAACGGAAATTTGAACAGAGCAGTTTTCTTTTTTATTCTGCCAAGTTGTTTTGTTTTGCCCCGTATGGGCTGCGGACAAAAGAGAATCAATTTTAGAATTTGGGTCGAAACCGACTAATTGATTTTCCCAGCGTTTTTGAATAGGCAGTCCTTTGCCAATTTGTTTTTGCCGATAACCCAAACAGGGGAAATCCGTCTTTCCATTGCTCATAAAATTCCGTCTATCAGACCTTACCGGAATCCTAGTATTTTTCATCTTTTGTGCCTCAAATTGCGCACCTAAGACTAATTTTTCAAACTCTGCAACTGTTACGCCTTTCCGCCTAAAAGCTTTAACTTCTAGCATTTTTTTCGCAGTCGGACGATATCCCATCGCAAAAATTTCCCGAATTGCGGCGTGACCAGCTTTCTTTGTTTTCCCTAAGGCTTTTCTGATGTATAGTGTCTTCATTGTTCTTTACTCTACACGGATTTAAAAGAAAGTCAATTACTTTTTTTAATTATTTCCTAAAATCTCAAAATTGATGTAATAGATATTACAATGACTTGGTTCTCTTTCTTCTTCCCCTCTGTGGAGATTAAAATCAGAAAACTTGCATCGAAATTAAACCTAAAATATAATACCTGTATGGCCCTTACAACTGAACAATCTGTCGCCGTAATTGAAACCGCAATTGCTGCCCTTACCGATCTAAAAACTGAAGCGAAAGCTGCCCAAGATGCACTTGCACCATTGGCCGCTGATAATGAAGCTCTTACCGCTATTGTTTCCCAGCTAAATGAAGCGGATGCTGCTGTAGATACGAAACTTGAAGAACTTGCGGCTTTACTCGCCCCTGCTCCTGAAGAGCCTGTCGCCCCTACCGAATAAAAATAATAAATTAAATCTTACCCGGCTAGAGCTTTCTAGCCGGGTTTTTTATTTAGTTGTTGCTGCTCCCATCCGCAAAATCAATATTTGCCGATTTTTGGGTACACATAGTCAATAAGGAGTTCAGCCTTGTCCATAATATTTTTTAACCTTTCCTTATTTTCTTTATTCTTATCATAATTAATAACGCTTTCGATTTCTATCCGCAAATCATTCAAATGATTCTCGTAAGCGCTTTTCTGCAAATTAATTGCCAATTCAGTCCCATCGTAGTTTAAAAATGGAGCAGCAATTTCTGAAATCTTAACGAATTCTTTGCAAATTTCTAAAAATGGGCGGTATAGTTTAGTTTCCATTTTGATTTTTTATAATTTGTGCGGCGGCTGAAATAGGAAGGATGATTATAAATTAATTCCTGCCATTCCCGAAAATGTTCATACTCCGAACTTCTTTCTTTTTAATTCCCGTTTCTTCAGGATTATAAATTTCTGCCAAAGTCATTGCCTTGCCTTGCGGTTCACGGCCCAATTTCACCAACAGTCTATCGGCTTCATTCGGTTTTAACGGCTGAAACTCATGGAAGAATTTTAAGCGGCCAGGCCGCAAAAGAGCAGAATCAATTGAATCTTTTCCGGAATTCATTGTAGCGAAAATCTTAATCTTTAGGATATCCCCCAAAATTCCATCGGACATGTTCAAAATTGTACTGACTCCATTTGAGCCAGTATCCTCTCGTGAACGAAGGGCATTCTCTGCATCTTCAATAAAAATAATCTGAATTCCTTGATTAGTTAAAAAGGGTAGAAATTCGGCATCTCCAAGGCAATGACTCATCCCTGGTTGAATGAAAAGAATCTTTTGGCTAGATAAGTTTTGAATCAGATATTTCATTAGAGATGTTTTCCCTAATCCTGGCGCAGATGCCATAATATATAATCCATTTGTTTCTTTTTTAAGAGATTCTATCAATCTCTCATAAATTGGAACGAAATCATCTCCGTAATTTAGAGGGATATCGCAAACAAAATCTTTGGAGATTTCGTGATCTTTCAGATAGAATCCGCCTTGATTCCGGTAAAGAAGATAAATTTTATTTTTATGAACTGTTTCTTTAACGTATTCAAATTTGGACTGAACTCGCTTGATTATCTTTTGAGCTTCTGCCTTGCTTTCATTGGCGTAATAAAATTCAGCAATACATGGTTCACGATAACCTACGAAAACCCAAATTTTATGGCCGACTTCGCGGAGTTCACAGCGAGTTCTCGGCGCGAACATAAAATCAGGCTCTGTATATAAATCTCCGTAGCTTGGAGAGTCATAGCCCATGAAAAAAGAAGAATACTCTTTTAGTAGCGGATATGGTTCTAGAAATTTTTCGATACCTTCACTCAATTCTTCTAGCCGCATGATATTTGGCGGCTCAAAGTGAATATTTTCGAAATGAACGAAACAGTCAAAATGCTTGGTTCTCAAAAAAGATTCATGTTGAGGAGCCTTCGCCATCTCCTTAAACACGGACTGACTTTTAGTTTTCTTTTTATTTTTATCCGCCAAAGCTTTTGCAACTTTATTCAATAATTTTGACATATTATATTAAATTTCTTTTTCGGAAATATTTAATGTTTCTAAAGCTAATAGTTTTTGAGCAGGCTCCAAGCGAGACCACATATTATCCCTATCCTCTACTGAAATTTTAGCCCAAGCCTGAACTGCACGAAAAATTGGATCGAAAAGAGACTGGACGATTAATCCGCCGACCGTATTTTCATATTCTTCTTGAGTCAAGTTCCTCACATTATTATTGCCCAAAAGACAGATGTTGATGACTTTGCCGTTTAGAGTAAGTTTTCCTTCAAATGAGCAACCTTCAGAGTCAAAATTAAGATTCATTATTTTTTAATTAAAAGTTTATAGGGCAGGGATTGAACTTGCCCTCTATAATATTACCTACGAAACCTAGACAGACAAGGCCAAAAGTTTTTCTCCACGCGCCGCAAGCCTGTTCAAAGAAGTATCATCCAAAGAACCCCAGAAGTCAAGCTTTTTCTTCGCCCCACTCCCGAATTCTGAACTAGACCAGGATTTCGATACTGTTTTATTTGATTTCCCAGAATAATATTCTGTAACTCCATTAAGCAAATCTGCAACAGTTTGCCCATCATTCCCTGCCCCATTTGCATAAAGCTGATGAATCTCTTGGACTTTATTCTTAGTCCGGGTGGAAAGATCATCTACCGCTTCGAACCCAATCAGAATTTTCTCCGCCATTTCTGAAGACATTGGGCGACTCATAAGAGCTTCATAAGAAGTGTAAAACTCCTCACGCTTTTGAAACAGTTTATCGATTTCCTGTTTCATATTCTCAATTTTCAAATTCGCATTTTTTGTATGGCGAACTCGCAGATTAAGAAGCCCCTTGTCCCGGCGAGACCATTGCAAAGTATTTGCGCAGCAAACTCTTACACTGGAATCGTAAGCTTCCAGATTGAGTGATCCATCATGCGAAGAAACAAAAGAAAGGTAATTCTTGAAAGCCTCCCCGTTGATCAGATAATCCTGTTTTTCTTCAAGGGCTACAGAAATAAACACTTTAGAAAGGTTTCCAATACTTCCTGCTGTGATGATTTTATGAGGAATCCCAATCAAGGACTCTTCGATAATCTCGAAAAGTTGGGAATTCTGAATGATCTGATAACTTTCTTTCGCAACGTTGATCGTTTCATCTTTTTCGGGGCAATGGACCGCAAAATAACCATCGATCTTATTGCCGGAAGATTCAAGAAGAATTTTCTGCCGTTCAACAGTCCAATTCAGACCGCTTGTATCGTAATCAATTTTTTCCTGAACCTTATCCAGCTTATGCCAAGAAAGGAAGGTGGAGTGAATTGTGTCTTTAGGTTGAATATTGTGTCCCATATTGTTGTGTTTTTTGTTTCGCCCGATTGGGCTTGAGGCACTCTACCACACGAAAATCAAAAGTCAATCTGTTTTTTGGAGTTTTTTTCAAATAGTTTTAAACCCCAAGGATTATTTCTTCTTTTCCACGAATTTCTTCCCATTCCGCGTCAGCAGAGTATTAAACCAGACTCGCTGCTGTCCAGTCAATGCCTTTTGGGCTAAAATGAAATCAATCGCTACTTTGTCGCTGGGATTTTCGCAGACCAACTCGGCCATTGATTCCCGCAATTTAATATCAGAGCGGAGGACGGTAAAATCTTCGGAAGGTTTTGGTTCTGGCATTTTGTTTGAATTAGTTTTTAATTATTTAGAAAATTCTGGAGGGCGAGGTTGTTTACCCCAAGAGCGATACATTTCCCAAGCCCAATCACTATACTTTTTCTCCTCTTTCTGTGAGCGTCCTAAGTGCAGTTTAAGCCTTTCAATCTCTCTGTCCTTTAGTTCGTCAATAGCTTGAGAAGTGATTCGTTCCCGCGCCTTTCCAATAATGGAGTTCTTTTCGGGGTTTGAATCATAGTCGCTTCCATTATATAGATTTTCCGTCCAGCCGGTTAAAACCTGATCCATTACGTGTTTAATAATTGAATCAAAACAAGATAAAGTTTCGATAAAACTAATTTGGCTTTCTGCGTCTAGGCATTCAATAAATTCAATTAAATCGAATTCAATTTTACCCTTTGGGTTGATTTTAGTTGTCATGAAAATAATTTAATACTGATTTTTAAAAAGTCAAGAAGATTTAAGATTTAAAGCGTGGAATTCAAAAATATCAAGAATTGTTGATTTACAGTCGCCTTGAAAAATAGTTTCATGACGATGGAAATGAGCCATGAAGTACTGTTTAGGTTTTGCCAGATTAAATATTTCTCCTAATTGCCGACGTTCTTCTTTTAGTTCTTCCCATAAAGTAAGATCAAATCCACAAAAATGTTGAACGATACCTTCTCTACGATTAGGTCCGATCCAAGCTGGGGCAGAATGAGTAAGTAAAACATCCACGGGACGCACCAATTCCGGACGAAAATCCAAAACCTCATCCGGCCACCAACTCACCCCCTCCACGCGGTCAATCCGATCAATGGAAATCGCGCCGCCGATACAAAGGACACTTTTCCCCGCGAATTCCAGATAAGTGTAACTCGGGATTAATTCGATATTGGATTTAATAAAATTCCGTTCTTTGAAGAACTGGGGGGAGTCGTGGTTGCCTGCGTAGGCGATGATATTGATATTATTCTTAATACAAACATCATTCACTTCATCCAGTAATTTAGAGTCCAACTCCCAACTCCGGAAACCAATCCCGAAATCGCCCAATTGGATAATTGTCGCGTCGTAGATGTTGGTTAAGATTGATGCTAATCGCTGGAACTCACCATGCCAGTCCCCCGCTAATAAGATTTGTTTTTCTTTTTTCATTAAATTAAAATTTCTCTTTTGAATATTTTGTTTGTAAAGAAACTTGGATCATAGTGTATACCACAATATTTAATGAAAAAAATAACTACGGAACAATTAACGACGGAACAAGAAACTGTTATAAGAGAATACTATTCCACCAAAGGTCTGGCATTTTGTGCTCGGTTATTAGGACTGTCTAAGAGTTTTATCTCAAAACATGCTAATTTCCTTGGAATCAAAACGAAAGCTGAACAAACTTATGCATTCTTGGATCAATTTTTAGATATAAAAGATCCTTATGTCGCCTATTTCTTAGGATTCATGTGGGCGGATGGGAATATAGATTACAACTCTATTCGATTGGAAATTTCTGATACTGACGCTCAAGAGTTAAAACCCTTATTCGGTAAAATCGGCGTGTGGAAAACATCGTCTCGGCAGCGTTATAAGAAAGGTAAAAAATTTGGCTCACTTATGACTTGTTTTCGGTTATCCGACAAAAAACTAGCTTCACTTTTAAGAGATTGCGACTATAAAATAAAATCTACGGTTTCTCCTAATAAGATCTTGAATAAGATTCCTAGTGATTTACATAAATATTTTTGGCGTGGTTATTTGGACGGTGATGGAAACATTAATGTTTCTGTCGAAAGAAAGGAGTATTTCGAACGACTTGGGGTTAAAGTCAAGGCTAGAATTTTTAATATAGCTTTTTGGTCAACTTTAAATCAAGATTGGACTTCACTTATCGAATTTCTCGAACTTCAAAAGGTAGAACATCATATTACTTTTTATCAACGACTCTCTAAGAATGGGAAAATTCACAAGTCTTCAGCGCTAGCTATCAATGGAAACGCTTCTCAAAAACTTTCTTTTTTGCAATTATTATATTCCGATGGGCCTATGGGTATAAGTAAAAAATACAATAAGGTTGAAATTGCCGAAGAATATGTTCGGACATCTCTCAAAGTGGAGACATCTTTATTTTATAAGGAGAGGAGGTTGAAAATTCGCGACATGCTCCTTGACAATATGTCTTACGGGGAAATCGGAGAGGTGCTAGGGCTTAACGCTTACCGCATTAAAGAAATTGCAGGAACAAAATGTCTGACTAGCTTATTGACTTAGTATACATCGGATTTTCCCCAAGTCAACTAAAATCTTCAGGCGGAGAATTATCTAGATCAGCCCGTAAACGCACAGAAACGTCCCTCTGCCGCGTCCAAAGCGATTTTTCCTACCCCGATAAGCTGAATCAAAAGACTCGGATGAGGCATTATAAATTGCAAAATTAATTGATTCATTTATTTGATGCCATAAAATACATTTAAACAATGCCGCCAAGCTGCGTCCTCAGTTTTCCCAGATCCAACAGTGTGCGTTCCAGATTTTCCAACCAGAAAAATTTTAAATTCGCCACTAATCTCTTTGGCTACTAAGTTTTTATTTTTTTCTAAAGCTTGCTCTTTCGGCGGCAATTTAAATGATTTCATATAGTTTTTTTAAAGATTCTACATCGACTCCCGCCAAAATAGCATAGCAGTCTGTTTCTGAGGTGAATGAATGAGGTTCAGCTTGATTTAGCCACAAGGGCCAAACTGTTTTATCAAAAGATTTATTTGCACAATTAAATCGATCTTCTCTTATTTTTTTATTTCTAAAATGATTTAATACGCCGCGCCCTTTAAGTGGAATAATAAGCGTTTCTACGCCATCTTCATAAATTTCGTCTGTATGCATTCCAACGCTTCGAAAACCATAAATCTCAGCTTCCTTTACATTAGCGCTGATGCCTCTTTCGGCGAAAAAAGAAATAACAAAACTTTTTACAGAATATGTTCCCGTGGTGGAGATTAGACCGCCATTATTCTCCAACCACTTTTTATCTAGTTTTCCTTTGTAGTACTGTTGAAAACTTTTGAGAAATTTAATTTCAGATGTATTTAGATTAATTTTCATGCAGCGATTAGGTTTCTTAGTTTAAGCCATCCTTCCTCATTTGTCAAGGAAATTCCTTCTAAATCTTCAGACTCCAAATCAAAACGAATATAATCAAAAGAAAAATCATTTAACCTAATATCAACTCTATATTCTAAATTTTCAAATCCAATATCGTTCTCGAAACCCGGCCAAAAATTCGGCGGTATAACTTCTGACAAGTACTCTTCCCAACCGATTGCGAAGCGATTTAAAGCTTCGTGATCTGGGGCGAAACAAGCGCCGTCAAACCAACCGTCTTCAACCGCAAATATCGGGGCAAGTTTCTCTCTAATTGTTGCCATTTCAACCTTTTTTTAGAACTAAAACGACTCGGACCATATTAATTTCCGGCCCAGCTTCAATTTTTCGCACTTCTTCAATCGCCGCTTCGGGGAATCCAAAGCCGTTGTCAAAGCCGAAATTAGTACCGTCAGTGCGTAAAATGCCAGTTATGGTCTGATCGTTTGGAAGCATGACCGTGCAAAGTTGGTTGATAAAATCTGATACTGACATTTTTTAATCTGCTTCTGGGTAATGATAAAATCCATCTACGATATTTCCATCAATAGTCAAATACATTCTGCGATTTCCGCAAAAACAACGATGCTCACCAACTGACCAACTATTACAATAATCGCAGCACTCAATATCAATCACCTCACCATCCATAGCCTTACGATAATCCTCTATCTCCTTTTCCGTCACCATGGCAATTAGCTCAGCATTAGTTTCTGCCTTGATATCCCATTTTGTCGCTAGTTCCATTGCTTTTGCCACTAGTCGGATTTGCTTATCAGCTTTTGCCGTTTCGGCTTTGGTAATTTTTATTTTTTCTAGGTATTTAGCTTGGGCGGATTCAATATCCCGTTTAAAGTCTGCGAGTTTTACTTTCATCGCCCCGTAACCATCATTCAACTGACAATTCCGTTTAATATCTTCCAAAAATCCAGCGTCATGATCAGTTCTTTTCTTTTCACGGGACCTGGAGGTCGGATAATCGTAAGTAGGGTAACTTGCCGGGATTCCCACGCCTTCCATAAAATTCCTAATATTTTGCTGGACGGCAGTATTATGTTCAATCACTGGAAGATTTTCCAAGTGCCATGCTTCAACTTCCTTCAAGGCGCTATCATGCCATTCCATTGCCGCCTTATAACACTTTTCAATATGTTCAACTTTTGATTCGTCAAAGGAAGAATAACTACCCCCACCGAAATAATCTTTAAAAAACTTTGACATTAAGATTCGTGGATTAGGATATCCACCGAAACCGATCATATTAAGAGGTTTAATCGCCAATGTTTCAAAACGCATTTTTTGAACTTTAGCTAAGGCTTTATCGATTTCCTCTTTTGCTGCTTCAAGAATGTATTCGGCAGTGCCGTATTTATAATCTTTTTTCGTCATATTAAATTCCACAATTAGAGTCATGATGATCTGGAGAGTCCATATCCCTGTCTTTCAAATGCTCCTTAACTTCTGCTAAAGAAACTGGTTTCGCCCAGCCGTCCCATCCTACATCAAGTCTTTTTCCACGGCCTAAATCTTTATTTGTCAACTTACATCCATTATGACTATGTCCTGAAAGGTGTAAACTGTTCTTGCCCAGCCTATTGTGACTAATAATAGGATAATGACCAGCGGCAATAAAAGTCCCGTTAATCTGAATATCTGCGTATTGAGGTAAAAAGATAATCTTCTTTCCTTCGATCAATTCCATTTGCAAGGGGTAAACTTCCAAACCTGCCGCCGCAACATCAGGATACAGATTCTCCAAACGGCGTTTATAGATAACAGACTGACCACTTGTGTGATTTCCCCAGTAGCAATACAGTTCTTTAAAGTTTAAAGAATAAACTAAATCTATGAACTTTTCTCCATAAGGGTCTTCAAAGACCATATCTCCTAAATGGAAACAGATAGATTGCGCAGAGCAATGTTCGTTCCAAGATTCAACAACTCCCTCTTTATGAGATTCGATGGAATCATAGCCACGCATTTTCCACAAAGGGTTTTCCCAAGAAGAACAGGACTGGCCGATATGCAAATCAGAAGAAAAGAAGAAATCTTTATCACTTCCTTTGAATTTGAGTGTTTTAAGCATATTTATTTAAAATTTAAAACTATGCTCCAAATTTTGCTTCTGGCGGGCGATAATTTCTGGCGGGACATTATGAACATCCTTATGGCCCATGTCCTCTAGGGCTATCGAGAACGCCATAAAACCACATTCCTTAGCTCGATTCAAATATTTTTTCCGCTCGGCGGCAGTAGTCGAAGTATTAGCTACCAAACAATCAGATCCATCTGCCAAAGCTTTCTCAAATTTGTCCCAGCAAAATTTATGAGCTTGGCTCAGTTTGGCGGCATCAAACTTATATTCTCCATCGATCATAAAGAAATCGTCAGCACAACAAATTCTTACTTTCGGGTCGAGACCTTGAATGAAAGCCGCCAAACTGGATTTCCCCGTGCCACTTTTTCCAGAAATAATGATTACTGTCTTTTGCATGGGGTAAACTACTCTATTTTAAGAGAAAGTCAAGAGAAATCTTCCTCTTTCGCAATTTTAGTCGAAATAAATGTCTTATCCTGTTCTGGAGTAATTGCAATAATTCGGCAAAACTCTTTAGTAAGACCCTTATACCCGCGTTCTTTTTGGTGTTTTGCTTTTACGGTCAAAGCGTCAGAGAAAGTTTGAATATTTGCCTTTTTCTTGTTTTTCTTCTGAATATTTTGATCTACTGTCGCTGCCCGAATTGCATCCAAGAGAAGGGCTGGATCAGAACCTTCTGGCATAGTGAAAACAGCGCCTTGAAGAAGATCTGGATTAACATTCTCTCCTTTAATCACAATGAAATGTTCATTTTTGCGCTTTGGAACCTTAGATGCTAAACGATCTTCCTCTTTTTCCTTTGCCAGCATATTAATCTTCTCCATGAAGAGTGTTCGCTGTTCTCCTGCAAGGCCAGCTAGATTTGCTGCTGAGACGATGTCATCAATATCAATTTTCAATTTATTTATTTCTACTTTGTTTTTAAGTCGTCCGAATTTGAACGAAAATTTCTTTATTTATTTTTGAGATTAAATCTCAAAGCACTTGCTTTTTCATTTCCTCTTCAGCACAGGCAATCATAGCCTGGCCTACCTTCAAAGCTTCTTGAGGATCAAGAGTGATAATCTGATCCGGACTATCCGAACCAAAAACCGTTGCTGCAACCTCAACACATCCTAAATCATCAATTTGAATTGTCCAATAATATTCTAGCTCTGCCGAACCGACAACACGAATATTTAAGACTTCTAGAAATTTAGTGCGGAATTTTACTGTATTATTAATCATATTTTTTAAAAAGTATTCTTTAGACAATCCAATCAGGTTTATTTCTCTTCCATGCATGAATGTGTTTCTTATCCAATAAAATATATTTTCGATATTTATCGGTTGTCGATAATGATTCAAATTCCGGCAGTGTTCGGCATATCTTGTCATTGGCAATAGCAATTGCAAATGGAGTTAAGCTGTCAAAATCAAATTTTAATAAATTGATATTATTTTTACACCATTCCAATACTGCTTGTGATTTGTGAATCTTATTATACCTTGCAGTATACTCATCAAAGATGGCATAAGTATGCTGAATTAGCCATTGAAAATTATCACGGCTTGCCCGCGTCCATTTCGTACTTGGATGGTTTAAATGGCATGATCGATATGGCGATTGAATTCCTTGAATATTATATGCTGTGCAAAGCATCTGAGTAGATTCAAGACCCTGTTTTACTACATGTCGATCCACTAAACATCTGGCAGATTGATCTGGACACGCTGTTGTTGTAAAGATATTCATAGTATAGTATTAGCACTATACTTGGCATTGTCAAGCTTTTTTTTGATTTTTAGGCGCATTCTTCCAATTCTGCCGTATCGTCCGATTCAATGTCAACCTCACCTTTATCCAAAAGCTCTGTCTCTTTAACAAGAAAGCGAAATGCCTTGAGCTTGAACGCCTTAAGCGCCTTCGTCTCATTCCTCAAGCAAATACCTTCAGCAGGAACTCCAGTATTGCATTCCTTGCAAATTTGCTCCAAATTGAAAGAAGTCTTTAAATTTTTAAGAAACTCCTCATGCCAATGAGCCTCAAGATGGAGATTAGGAAATAAATCCTTGGCCAAACCTTGGTAAAAAATAGGAACATGCTGCAACTTATTATCCCGACAAAACTGAATAACCTCCCGCATTGAATATTCTGTCACCTCATTTGTTGGAGACGTATGAGTTACCCGATAAACTACCACCTTGAATTCTCCTAGCTTACATCCATAAGTCCATTTGCCTTGGATTTTGCTTCCAGACGGCGTATAGCCTACGATTTCTGCGTAGATTTGAATGCCATCTGTCAGAGCATGTTCAATCGTTTTAAATCCATCGCGCCATACGTCCTCCTTGTAATAATGATCGCTTTGCGGGAGGAGAGATTTAATCACCGTGCGGCTGGCATATACGTTTTCGTATTGGGCTAATGGAACATTTAATCCGCAGAAATTCTTAATTTTTTCCCACAAAGATAAATTCCGCTTCAATAAAACACGGCCACAATTCAGGCTCGTTCCATGAAATTTATCAGAGATTACAATATAATCATCAGGATCAATCAAATGAATATTATCGGCCAGCTTAGAGGTATCATAATGCAAATGATATTGCCCTTCAATGAGGCGGCTGGGAAGTTTCCTCACTTTTTTACCTGCAACTCCATTGACCTGCTTTTCGCGAATAAGATATTTCCGGCATAATTCCTCGCCATCAATGGTATCAAAAGCCTGATTATCAGCTATATTATCCCATTCGGCAATTTTAATTCCGCGCCAAACTTCGAAATACTCTAAGGGGCAAAACAAGCCCTCGCTTGGGACTTTCATGAATTTAATACATCGAACCCGGCGCTTGTCTCCAAAATATCCCTTTTTAGTCTGATCCGCATTCAACATTTGATCAGAATAGAGATTGTTTTTGGCCGCGAAACTACCAGACAGTTGACTTTCCACTGGGAAAAATACACCCCTATCGCCAACTTTAGACTCTTTTGAAACAATAACAAGATTTCCATTGATAACCGCGTGCTGAATACTATTCGCACCTGGAATTTCATGCAACGTTTTTAAAGTAACGTAATGAGCCGCGTAATTTTCGCTATTTTCAATAGTGAGTTTATTCATTTTTAAATTAAAGTTTTAAATTTTCTTGCTCTAAATTCTGAAATCTTTGTTCCACCACCTTCTGAAATTTTGTAAACCTCTAAAATATGTCCATCTGCCGTAACTCGCCTAATTTCAATATACTTCTTCACAATTTCCTTCTCTTCACGTTCTATACGGAAAAACGGTGGACCATTAAATCTTTTAAAATCAGAAAAAGTTTGCCCAACACGCAGTAAGTCATTTGCGCTTACAAGCATTCCTCTTTTCTTTGCCGCATTACCAATTCTAGATAAAATACGTCCAGGAATGTCTGTTCGTTGGAGGAATTCTCGTAAAAAGTAATCAGTTGGGAATTGTTCTGTCCAAATACCGCGATCTTCAAACCACTTTTTAATATCTTCTTTGTCAATTTGTCCTCGCTGTAAATTTTTGCGAAGATTCTTAAGACTGCGTCGGAAATTAGGATGATTTCTTCTCATAAGGAAATGTATATCAGATCTTTCGAATGTCAAGAGATTATTCTAAATTCTCGCAGGGATAAAAACTCTTTCAAATTTCACATTATCCTCTTCGATAAATTCAAAAGGTTCATTCTTACCGGACAAAGCCCGAAGAATTCTTTCTTTATTAAAAAGTCGTAATTTATCCTCGCAGCAACAGTATTTAATCATTGCCGTTCCGATAATCTCTTGCCCAAGAGTTACTGGTGATGCGAACATAATACATCTTTCGTAATTGTCAATTTTATATTTTAAAAAATATCTTACAAAAGCTTGGAATACAATCGATTCATCAGCGGGGCCGATTATCTCTTCGTGACTCCAAAGAGCGCCGTCATATCCCAGTTTAAAGATTGTGTAAATTCTTGATTCCATTATTTTCCCCTTATGTCATCTTCAAACTGTTCAATTTGGCTTTGCAATTCTGCAATTTCCGTATCGCGCTCATCTAATTGAATTTGCAATTCTTCAATTTGATCTTTCTGATCGTTTAGTTGAATTTCCAACTCTTCAATTCTATCATCCCGATCTAATAAGCCTTCAAGGCAGTCCTCAAGATTTTCGCATTTTTCATCATACTTTTCATTCCAATATAAGTTTTTAGCTCCTACGCAGATTTGGATAAATCTCTCATCATTACTTAGTCTATAAGAGATCGATTCAATTGGTTCATCGCCATTCGCAAAATTAACATAAACTTGAGGGTCTAGGGTAAATTTATCACGCGCTAAATCAAGTTGCTCTTTAAATATTGAGTAGTTCATTTTTTTATTTATCTTATATTATTCAATAACTTTTGATCCATCTTTAACTACATAATCTTTTCCAACATTTTTTAAAGTATTCCCTTTTACGTAAACTTTCGTTTTACCATCTACATTAAGAAATGTTGGGACTCCCTCAATCATGCAATTCTCAACCCGCGCCTCCCCATGCCTCTTAGACGTACTCTCTCCAATTCTGATTGCTGTAATTCCACCTGTAATATAACAATCCCGAACAAGTAAACCAACTGCGCCATTGGCTTGCGCACTTTTATCCCCCTTTGAGTTATTGTAAAACTTACATTTAATAATACTTAAATTATCACTGACATCTTTTGCGTTCGAAACAAAGTCTTCAGAAGTTCCAGTAAAAATAAGATTTTCAAATGTGACATTAGACTCATAGGCTACCAGTCCTCCTGGCAAATCTTTCCCGAATCCGTTTTTAATTGTTAAATTTTTAACGCGAAGTTTAACGGGAGTATTATTTTCATCCTGTGAATTAGATGATTTTTTAAGCTTTGATCCATTTAGCTCCCCTCCTTGCAAATCAACTGTAGTGCCAGTAATTTTTACTTTATTACCAAATGCTTTAGAAATCTCATCCATGCTTCGAAAATCTGGATTTCCTGTTAATTTAATAATATGAGATGGATTTGTTTTGGGCGGCTTTGTCCCGGCTCCAGGTCCTGAACTCGCACAAGACGACAAAACTGACGCCACAACAAATAATAGTAGTTTTTTAATCATATTCTTTAAATCCTTCTTCTGTCGAAAAGCTCAAGTCCCTAATTCCAAGGAAGTTGAAACATAGGTGCTGACAAAATTTACATGGCCGCGAGTTCAAAAGTTCTCCATTTTTTCCTAAACGGATATTCACCATAGTCAACTTTTTCCAATTCAGGTCAGAAATTTTATTTTTAACCTTAATAAAGCAATTAAGTTCACTACACGCTCCAGCTTCTAAAAACTTTCCGTTATAGCGATTTCTAGCATGAGTTTTAACTGAATTTTGAGCAAAACAAATCAGCTTAGAACCTTTATATAGAAAAGAGAAATGGCGACATCTTGCCCCAAAATTAGCAGGAAACGCCGCTCTGGCTATCTCTATGGCTCGTTTTTGATTTTTGGTCACGCTTAATTATAACGCGATTTTTCCAAAAGTCAAGAGTTATTCTGAATTTTCCGTCAAATATTGGTCTTTTCGATAACAACTGGAGTATATAACTTCTCGCCGTCTTTCAAATATTTTTCTCAATAGCTTCTTGATCACACTCTCTTATACAGCTTTGAACCTCTTTTAGGAAGCTCTGTTGAGTGAATATTTCGTCAGTTTGACTGTAGATTGATTTCTTAATTTGTCAAGGAAAAATATTGAAAATAAAATTTCATAATTTAAGCAATTTACTGTAATAATACTTATATGAAATTAAAAACCGAACGCTATAACTTTGCTTTTTCAAAAGAAACAAGCGACAAAATTAAAGAAATTGCAGCGAATAAAACTTGGAAGTTTGCTACCGTGATTGAAAAGGCTATTGAACTATTTTACAGTAAAGAGTTTAAATAAAAACTTTTGCTCTGACTTTATAGAATGATTTAAAATTTTGAATATATTGATAATAAATGAACAACTGGCCAAATTTAACGGATTCGGATAAGAAGGAAATGATTAGACTTAAAATTGAAACCTCAATTTCTATAGATACTTTAGCCAAAACTTATAAAGTTGACGAGATGGTTCTTTCTAAATTTTTGAAAAACAACGGAGTTAAAATAAAAAGCGGAAGATTTAGCCTAGAGGAATTTGTAAATAAAGCGAGGTCTGTCCACGAGAATTTTTACGATTATTCTCGGGTAGAATATACAAAATCGAATGAAAAAATTGAAATTATTTGCCCTGAACATGGAATTTTTAATCAACAAGCTAATAGTCATTTGCAGGGGCATGGCTGTCCTCAATGTTATCACGAGAGAGCGGGTGTTCAATTTAAACTAAATCAACAAGATTTCTTAGATAAATCAACGAAAGCTCACGGGGATAGATACGATTATTCTTTGTCGTATTATAAAACAACCTTAGAAAAGGTAACTATTATTTGCCCGTTACACGGAACGTTTTTACAGACCCCTAAAGATCATTTCCAAGGAAAGGGGTGTGCTATTTGTGCCAACCGATATAAATCCAACGGAGAACGTAAAATTTGTACATTATTGGAGGAAAATCAAGTAATTTTCGAATTTAATAGCAGCTTGGGTTGTCGAAATAAGGATACGGGCCGCTTACTAAGATTCGACTTTTATCTGCCCGAATTAAATATTGCGATAGAGTACGATGGGATACAACACTTTTTGCCTGTTAAAAGATGGGGAGGAAAAGAGGGCTTAGAATCCGGCCAAAAAAGGGATAGAATGAAAGAGGATCACTGTGAATTACTTAATATATATCTTTTAAGGATTTCGTATCAAGAGGATATTGAAAAGAGTCTAATTAATTCAGGAATTATTTCTGCTGTCCGTATTCCAAACATTCTATCCGATCTTCTAAAGTCTTAATTTTAGCATTTAAATCATGAACTTCTATGCCTTTAACGCAAATAAAAATTGCTACAGTAGAAACAATCGAAATAATAGTAATGACATCCCAAAAATTATTTACACTTCTCATATTTTAATTAGTTAATTTTTCAATTTTGAAAGATCCTTGCACAGATTTTACTGCGTTGTCAAACTTAAATTCTACCGAATCCCCTAAAACCTCATAGTCTTTGACGAAATAAGTTTTTTCTACCTGCCCGCGACTGTCATAATCAGTAATAAGATAGCCCGTTCTGCCCAAATCTGTTGTTGAGCAAGAAAAAAGAAAAAGAAATGGAATTAATTTTAAATACTGCATAATTATTTTAAATGTATAAAGTTGAGTTGAGTTGTTTGAAATTACAAATTTTTATTTATTCCTTAGTTCGTCCCGTTTATCAATTATGCTGTTCCATTCTTCGACAGTGACAATTTTACCTCCTGTTATATCGCCTGATACCATATCATCAGCACATTCACATTTGCAAAAATCATCTTCTTGCTCAATTATGCCTTCTAGCGCCTTCTTGCTTTGAATCGTTCGATTACCCTCGCAGTAAGTACAACTGCCGTGATTGCGACAACTATGATCCCAGCGCTTACTTTTTCGATAAGGTTCCCGTTTCTCTTTGCCATGTTTGATTGCTTTGTCTAAGCTCATTTTATTCATCTTTTCCAGTTAAGCGTTTAATTGCTTCTTTTTTCCGTTGTTCTTTATCCTTCAGCCATGCTTTTTCTCGCTTTTGATATCGTATGGCAGCGTTGATCATAAATATAAAATTCCAGGTTAAGAGGCATAGAAAGAAAATCCAGAAGATATAATCGAATGACATTAGATTTTTGGTTTAGTTTTTATTTGATTCGATCAGGATTGCCTAGATATTCAATTCCATTTGCAATAATTCTAGCTAGATATCTCATGCATGGTTGACATACATCCTTTGCTTCATAAGTATTATCTTGAAATTTAGCATCCTTCGTAATGTCTGCCATTGGATTCTGGCTTGAGCAGTGAGTCTTTACTGCAAAGGATCGTGGAGCATCTTCCCATCCGCGTTGAGGCATTTCTTTGTCGCAGATATCGCAAATAATAGTTACTGTTCTCATATTTTTATGATAAACGGTTTAGGATTTTAGGAGTAATAAAGTTAATTAGTTGTAATAACTTTTTTCCCACAGATTAAAACAGCAGGGGCTTTATGTACTGGCTCTCCAGACTCTTTCTCGAAAAAATAATCAAAAAGATAGGGATTGTAACTGACTTGCGTGAGTTTTTTACAGTAATCGAAGCTTTCTGATTCAGTCCCGCAGATATAAGCATGAACGTTTTTCCTCTTTTGTTGTAATACACGTTCTCGTCCAGCTTTGGACACTCGAAAAGTAGCATTTTCCAAAGAGATAGAGTCAGCATGGCGAACCACTTTCCAAACCCCATTGATCTTTTTCTGGACAGAGATTTTTTTCTTATGCAGGTTGAAGTAACAGCGAGTATCCATGGGAATACTATACAGCGGAAACTGAGAAAAGCAAGAAATTTTTTGAATTAATTATTAATGACTCTGCAAAACCTCATTCTGAAGAGTGACTGAGTTATTCAGACTCTACTTTGGCAATCCATTCGTCAAGAAGTTTAAGATCTTCTTTCTCTCGATTACAGAACTCCATTTCTCTTGATTCATACCCAAGAGTTTCAATCGCGTCTTGCCAAATTTTATTTTGTTCCCAAGCGTTGTAAACTAAACTGTCAATGAGCGCAATGATTTTGTTTGATGGTTTGTCCATTTAATTTTTAATTAAAGATCATTGTTGCGATTATGCAATAAAATATGGCTATTGTTCCCAAAATGCTAAAAAATGCAATATTAGATGATCCAGTTAGCGCAATCATTACTAATGGTATTATTAGGAGAATGGCGAATATGCCTAGAGTGAGAATCAAAGTTCTTTTGCTTAATTGTGGCATTTTCATATTTATTCTTTTCTATTATTATATTAGAGTTCGTATCAATCAAGCAATTTGACTCCGGCTGGAGGAGGAGACATTTGGTAGATCTCTTTCCAGTGAGTAGCAGCAGGACCCGCGAAGCTAATAGATCCAGCCTCACAGACTTTGGCTTCAGCTTTGTAGTGTTGCAGTGAGTAATATTCTACTTTTGAGAGTGCGAAGCCAACGTCGCTGCGGGCAGTGAAACCACTACCGCTTACGAACGACTCGACAACGAGATATGGATCATCCGGGAAATCCTCGCTGTGTAGAATCTCCACCACACGGTACACTTCATTTGAATCGGTAAAGATATCGCCAACAGATACATTGTGCATACTATTATTATATTAGAGTTCGTAATCGGTCCTCAGGCGAGGAAGTTGTCTTGACAAAGATCTTTTACCACAAGAGTTCTTATATACCTTTTAGGCAAGAGTTGAACCGCGCAGACTCCAAGTCCAAGCTCCTTGATTTGAAAGTGGTGAACATTTCCTCTAAAGATAATCGATTCATTCATTAACAACCACTCTTGAGCAACTTTTTTTGTTACTCTTAGATCTTGTACATTTGAATACAGAGCTTGGATTGGGATCTCGTAATTGCTTTCTTTCATACTATGATTATATTAAAATTCTAAATCAATATTTTTAATCGCATAAGACATCTCCTCTTTTAACTCTTCAATAAGATCTTTTCTCATTTGTTTTCTATCCGCTTTGCTGATAAGTTGACCAGCAAGAAAGGCATCGTGCATAGCACTTTCTGAGTAGTATGTTTCTGGCCCCAGAATAATATGTTTGTGTCCTTGTTCTTTCATCAATCTGCCCACATAGTAGGTCATGTGGACATCATCTTGAGTCTTCTTATATTTAGCAAGAGGATTGCCATAAGTTTTTAGCAAACGGGTTTCGAGATTTTTGATTATTTCAAGTACATCGCTCATACTATGAATATACCACGCTCTCAGAAAAACGCAAATTATTTTTTGCGAAAATTGATTGTCGTAACGGACGGGAATTGAACCCGCTACCTCTCGCGTGCGATCCTCGCTACGCCAGCGCTCTCACCGCCGAGCTACCGTTACTACAAGCCTTTTAATGACTTACTCAGGTCACTTGCTAGAACAGCAATTATTCAACTAGAGCGCAAGCTAATCCGCCCTTATTCATTAATTTTGCTAAATCTTTCATTGTCACATAACCGTTTCCGTTGATTCCAAAATCTTTACCCCAACTATTTCTTAGCCAAATTCTATCTTTCAGTCCATCGTATCTAAATCCTAAAATCGCGTGAAATCCAATTGGATTACCATTGCATAAAATTCTCCCATCCTTCTCTGTTTTATTCATTCTTTCGTACCAAGGTATCGTCATTACAATTGGACTAATTGTATTTAGGTAAAGAGCTACTTGATCTGCATCATTTGTCCAATAATCTTTTTTTACAATATTTTTACTAATTAAGTAATCTACTGCATAGTTTAATTGAGACCCTTCAACATCGTCTGGTGTTTTACCTAATTTCCTCGCCGCTTTATAAATTTCTAGAGGTTTGCATGGGTTTTGGGAAATTGGTTCTGCTGCTAAAAGGCCCCTTAAGCAATAATCAACACAAGTGCCATTAGGCCCCTGATCTGTGACTTCCCCAAGTTGATAATTCCGAAAAATTGTTTCTTTCTTTGCCCCCATTGTTAATGGGAATCCCAATTTAGAATCGGGGAGGGAAAATGGAATTGAGCCTAGTTGTTTTGACATATTATGGCGTAGAAATAAACTCAATCAACTCTTCTTTTGTCTCGAAAACCTGATTTGCATAAAAACGAATATTTCTTTCATCCGTTACAAAATAATAAAAGGTTGTTTCAATTTCACCTTCTTGAGCATAAAAATTATTAATAAATTCGCATAGTTCAACTTCGGCCTGCTTTGCTTTGCCTTCCATGAGAACCCATACTTTATCACCTTTTTTAAATTTCGGTTCAAGGGTCAACCCTTCTTCCCATTTTAATGCCCGACTCAAGGCCAAATTTCGCCCAGCTTTTTTATTGTAAGCATCAACTTTTGAACAAACAGATTCTCCGCGTAATTCGTTTCCATCTGGATCGCGTAATTCAATAACTACTTTGCCTCCTCTCGGACTTGGATCTAGGAAATATGAACCATTTCCACCTTTAAGTTTTTTATCAAGATGCAGAATTAATTCTTGATTATCATTTGGGAAAAAGCGATAATGAGAGCATCGGACTTTCCACCCTTGATCGCGAAGCTCTTTAACGGTTGGCATTTTAACAATTGTTTTCATATATTGTATTATACTTTAAATCTTTAGTCTGTCAAATCATTTCTTTAATGGGATATTCGAAAAAATTAAGAGCAAGCCAATCTGCGCCGTAGACTTCTGTTTCTGGAATCTCGTCAATTTTAATTAGGCACCAAGAACTGGCGGGTTCACAATATCTGACCGTACAAATTTGCCCTGATTTTAGGATAGCCGCATTTTTAAGACAATCCTTATGGAATGCGAATGCTGCTTGTTTAAATTTAATTTTATCTCCTGGCGAGGGCCATTTTGGAGTCTCATTAAGATCAGAATTAGTAAGAATAGTTTTAATATTGTGATTCATGCTTTAAATGTGTAGCCAATTGCCTGTTCATGCCGAAGTTCGCACGCTTTTCTAAAATTATCAAGTAGAAAATTCTCTAATACCGTTTGTTCGCTTTCGGGCACAGAGTTGACAAAGAAGTCCATCATTGCGACTAAAAGAACGACTTGCATTCCTGGTGTAATTATTGTTCCAGTTGGCGCATCAGGAATAATTGCGATTCCAAATTTTCCAGCCGTCTTGATACTAAGCAGATTAGAAAGTTCTGGACGCTGCATTTAATTTATTTTTTTTTAGATTTTAGCTGAAAATCAATTTGTAAATCACCGACCTCAGATACATATCTTGAATAATCTTTTTCAGAAATCCATTCTCCATTCTTCATCTTAGAAAAGAGCCAAAGAGGCAGAACTAAAAATATTGGATCTTCGCTTGAGCTATCATTTACGACGATCCAGTCTTCTGGCAATTCAGAAGAATCAAATGGGAGTTTGCGAATTTCTTGCTCTTTCATTTTTCGGCGAATTGTGCGTAATTCCACTCAATTTCTTTAGTGTAGTCCCTCACGCATCCCTGCAAATCAGAATAAGACGGTAGTTGGGTGGCAATCATTGGAGAGCATACAAAAACATTATTATCGGCCATCAAATTATGGTAATGAACGTCCATTTCTCTATCAAATGGTAATTCTAGAATAGTATTATAAAATTTACAATTAACAATATAGGCATGGGCTGCATAAGCTCCAGACATTTTATGAAGGTGTAATGAATGCTTGTATGCGGGTTTCTGCAAATTAGCACCCAAGAAACACATATCCCATTCTATTTTATTTAATTCTTCCCAAGCCGCGTTTAAAATTTCTTGAGCATTATCGAAAAATACAACATCATCTTCTAGAATTAGGACATACTCCCATCCTTGCTCTTTTGCAATTTCAATACATTTTTTCTGAGATTGGAAACAAGTTCCTGTTCCATCAATAATCCCTTCAACTAAATGACATTCAAGGTTATTTAATTTTCTGACTTCGCCATCGACATGGACTCTCCTATCCATACGATGTGGTAAATTTATGATAAGTGTATTGAACATAATAGTAATTTTATTCTTTCTTTCCAAGTATGCGACCGAGCGGCAATCTGTTGAGATAATTCTGCTAAAACTTCTCTCTCTTCTTGATTATTTATGTAGTATTCAACACAATCGCACCAGTCTTTATCATCTGGTACGACAATACTACCTTTAAATAATATTTTTGCTAAAGGGTGATCACATATCTGGAAACCTCCTGCTAAAGCAATATTAAAAACACTTTGATTTAAATCCACCCGATCAGAAGGACTTCCAAGATTAGGTTTTTGATAATCAGTATGAAAATTTAAATTAATTTTAGAACGATTTCTAATTAAATTAGTTTCATTATATTGCAAGTGGAAACCCCCATGGTTTTTATAAGACATTCCAGCAAGGTAACATTTATATTCAGGATTGTCAAGAATTGGATACAAATACTTAGCTTCCCCCCTATCCCCGTGAGCCAGCGTCCCGATGAAGGATACGTCAATGTCTTTTTCTATAAAAAGTGGGTAAAAGACTTTCTCGTTTGCCGCTAGGGGGCATCTGACCACTTTGAAACCACGGGAGACGAACTCAGCCTCCATGACTGGGGACTCAGATTGTGTCGTAAGAATATAATCTATGTAAGGTTGGTAGCTCTCTAACTCATCTCTCCATGTGTCTGCTGCATAGATCAAAATAGTATCAGGAAATCGCTCTTTGAACTTGGCAATCTCCACAGCGGGAGCAGGACCCACATAAAAAACAATATCAAATTGCGTGCTGATGGAGCTTAAAGAGAACGCCTCAATTGGATAAAAGCTCCAGGAATGTCCAAGAGCTTCTAGCCCTACTCCGAACTCGCGAAAAATAGGAGTTGGATGGTGATTAGTATCAAAAGTGGCGATTCTCAAGCGATAAAAGATTGAAGTTCACTGTAAGGCGTAATATTCAAAAGTTCCACTCGATTGTCAGCTAAGAAAGAGTATTCGTTCACCACATCTCTATCATGATATACGCCGATCCCCCGTGTCACAAGCCCGAATCGTGTCCCTTCGATAGCCATCGTTTTTAGCCCAGCCTGTTTCGCCAAATTCGCGAAAGTAAACCAAGCGTCTCCGCACCACTCTTGGCCAATCAGCCATTCTTCCTCTGGATTGATGTCATCCATAACAATCACCCCATTACTGGATAAACACTTCAAAGAATTTTCAAAGTCTTTCGTTACCTGAGAGGTTTCGTGACAAGCGTCGATAAAAACAACGTCCCACTCTTCTTTATTCTGAAGAAAAAAATCATCCGTTGACATGCAAAACGTGGGTGAACTTCCTGGATTGATATCCACTCCCGCTTTCCGGCCAGCTTGGACATTATTGAATGTAGCTCTTGGATCTCGGACCCCCAACTCCAAGTATGAGTCCAGATTCCGTGTTTTTAAGATTTCGTTGATAACTTCGTGATAATTTAACATAATTTTTCTTTATTTAGGAATTCCTGCCACCCTTCTGAGAACACACCTCCTCGTCGGCAAAAATTAAAATAGATCTTTTTCTGTCTAGCTTTCAACAGAATACGTGGATTCAGTGATTGAGCGTAAGAATTTCCTTCTATCTCGAATTCCCAAGGTGACATCTCTTTTTTTAAAACCTTTTTTAAATAATCCGTCCGCCAAATTGAGGGTTGAACAGAGTTTAGATATTGACTATAAGCATTAAATAAATATAGGTCATTTTCTAAGTTTGTCAAGGAATAAACTCCATCTGGATATAATGTATCGAACATTATTTTGTCAGCCCCATATTCCTCTAAAATTGCAATATGATCGCTCAAAAATTCATTTGTAATAGGTTCCGCTAAATAGTAGTCCTCCAAAATGAAGACCGTATAGTCAGTAGTCACTTCATCTAAGCCTACCAACATCCTTTGACCCCATGGTCCTTGGACTAACACGTTCTTATAGGTCGGCAGGGGGATAGTCTCCCCGATGAAAATGTCAGTGGTATTGGCCTGCCAGTAACGACGAAACAAAATGTCGAAATTCCGGCATAGCGGAAAATATGCGTCACAAGACCCAATGATTACAGATATATTACTCATAAAATGCTTTCAGTTCTGCTAGTTGGGTTTCAATTGAAGAGGTAAACTCGCCTATAATACATTTGTCCGATCCTATTCCGCTAATAGGTTTAATCTCAATATCTAAATTGAAACATTTTTTGATTTTGCTTAATAGGTCAAATTTGGAAATGCATTCAGACCTATAACAGTTTAAAGTTTCGCCTCCATTTTTCATCAACTTTTGACAGATTTCCGCCCATTTTAGAGTTGTGATACCATTCCATTTCGCGCTAGTATAGCCATTAATTTCCCCTTTCTGAGATAATACCCAAGACAATAGACTGTCATTACTATTTTTTTCTATTCCAATAATTGAAGATTTAATGATAGTTGTTCTCTGCCCATAAGCTAAAATCCAATCAGACGCTATTTTTTTAGAAATTCCATAAGAAGAATCGTCCGATTCACAATCTGTTGCTGGATGAAAAATTTGAGCTTTAGTATATTTTTCTAAAAAGTAAGGGAGAGATGTATTTAGACTAAAATCTTTATGCTTTTGGGGGATAGCTCCGATACAATTGATAATGAAATCATAATTTTCTAAGCTATCGCGAAATTCTAGAGATGGAAATCTATAAGGCGAAACTTCTGCTTCGGGGAAAAACTTTTTGACAGCATTCCCCAGCATTCCATTCGATCCTAAGATTAAAACTTTATCCATGTTATTTTTTCAGAATTAATGTCCAATTATTATTTGCATGTGTTTTTGGATATTCTGGAATTACATTTACATACTTAAAGTGTTTCGCCGCTAAGTCAAGTAAAAAATCTTTTCTCTGGTCCCATATATTCATCATGAAAAATCCATTTTCACAGTTTTTAATAATGGAGTCAAAATAAAACTGAATTCCATCTTCATCAAATTCTGATAAACACCAATTAGAAATAACTAAGTCAAAATCTCTAGTTGGAACAGATGGAAAGTTAAAATAGTCGCAGTCATGATCAAAAAGTTCCATATATTTTCGACAAAGCCCTAGAGTTTGGGGAACATCAACAAAAGAATACGACTTTACACCTGAATCAATAATAATTTTTCCCTGTCCACCATAACCACTCCCAATCTCGACAATTTCAAAATCTCTCAAGTTTCCAAAGTTTGCTCTAAGATTCTGTAAAATATTCAAAAAATATAATGTTCCTGGGGATATCGTTGCAGCAGGGTAATCGTAAAGAATTGGAGATCCAAATTTATCATTCTCCTTATATTTATCAAGCTCCTCCATAATAGACGAGTCTTTCTCAATATTCGAATATAGAATATCGGCAATTGATTTAGGCAGAACATCGTTCCCAATCACTCTCCTAAATATCCAATTTTGCTTAAATGTTTTAAAGCTTTCTTCATTTTGACAGATAGCTAAGCATTCTGCTAGAAATTGGTTTCCTACTTCTTCTTGTGGTAACCAGATCATATTAAATTAAAGGAATAATTTCTTCCACAGTAAACTGTTGGCACTCATTCGAAAAAGGCCCATTTTCTAAAACTTTCTCATGAAGATTCTCACCGGCTTGAAGACCAATTGTTTTAATTTTAATATCTGCGCCATTTCCATATTTTAAGATCATAGCGTGTAATAAATTGTTGATCGACATTGATTTCATTTCTGGGCAATATGGGGCAGAGTCTACAGCCTTATCCATACAGTCAAAAATCAAATTAACTGCATCTGATACTGTCCAGAAGAATCGCGTAGCATCTAGGCTTGTTACTACTACTTCGCCGCCGCTTTGAATTAAATCCTTCCATTTGCATAATACGGAGCCAGTTGAATATAGAACATTCCCATATCTTACAATTCGATACTCGGTAGAAGAATTAAGTTTCTCAAATTGATGGAACATGCGCTCCATCATTAATTTCGTTGCCCCGTACACTCCATTAACTTGGGCCGCTTTATCTGTAGAAACACCCAAAACAAAATCCATTTGATTTTTTAGAGATTCTTCTAAAATATTCAAAGAGCCTAAGATATTAGTTTTAGTATTTTCTCTAACAAATTTTTCTGCCAATCCAACGTGTTTACTTGCAGCTAAATGAAACACTCCGTTAACACCTACCATTGCCTGCTTAACTTCAAATGGATCAGCAATATCGCCTGGATAAATTTCGACATTAGGAAGAGCCTGCTTAAGTTCAATCAATTTACCTTCATCACGGGCCATGGCTCGAACTTGTCCTCCCGCATCAATAATACGAGAGCAAAGGCTTTTGCCTAAAAACCCAGATCCACCCGTTACCAAATATTTTTTATTTTCAATTTTTAACATTTATTTATTTTTAATTAAATCTACCAAAGCGTCAAGATTCTTAATCTCAACCCGTTCTTTTCCAGCGCTTTGTATTGCTGTCAATTTATTCTCCCCCATCTTATTATCAAAAATCCACCAAGCTACCCATTGATTATCATCTCCAATTTCTCGTTGAATAGCATCAGTATATTTATCAAAAAGTCTCCAACTTAAATCTCCTAAACCCATACTGACATCAGCCCCGAGAACTTTCTCCAACGCGCTCCACTTATCGTTTAGCTCTTCATGAAATTGAAGCACTGTTTTAATTTTCTCTTTAATTTCTTTACGTTTCAAGCTTTTAATTTGTTTAAGATTTCCTCCCGCTTTTTATTCATATATTCCGCCAACTCAGTTCCCTCCAACTTATAACACTCCTCATGAACCGCGCCGCAGTATTGAGTTGTTAAAGGGATTATACTCCATTTCGCCCCGATGTCAACTTTTTTCTATTTTTTTGTAAATAAAATTTCCAACTCCTAATTTTAAATTGTAATACAATATATAACCCAACAAATTATATGCAAAAAAGATTAAAAGACCAAGAAAGAATAGACCTCGTGTCTAAATATGAAAACGGAATGAGTTCGTGCCAACTTTCGATTGAGTATGGAATCACGGATACAGCGATTCTGGGATTGTTAAAGCGTCGTGGGATCAAGATCCGGAAAAATTCAGATTATAAGACCAAATGAAGAAAAGTCGCGTTGAATTAAATGATGATCAAAAAACAGAGATAATCACAGCATATGGAAATGGAGAGAAGATTCCGATGCTTAGAAATAAGTTTAATATTTCGGCAGAAAGAATTTCTAATCTTCTTAAGGATGCTGGAGTGAATTTACGAAAGCGCGGTGAATTACGTACGTATTCCATAAATCAATCTTATTTTGAAGAAATAGATACCGAGGATAAATCTTATTTCTTGGGCCTTCTCTATGCCGATGGCAATCAGGGGTCCGGCCCCTCCTCCAGAGTCAGAATTGAGCTAGCAGAGACTGATAAGGATATACTAGATCGATTTAATGATTGCCTCGATACAAATAAACCGTTATATTTCAGAAATCTTCGGGAGAAAAATCCTAATTGGCAAAATACCTATACACTGGAAATAAACAGTAAGAAAATTAGCGCAGATTTGCTTAATTGGGGATTGGTTCCAGCTAAAACTTTTAAAATTAAATTTCCAGATTTTTTAAGAGAAGACTTAATCATTCCTTTCATTCGTGGTTATGTCGATGGAGACGGTTGTTTGTTTCGATCTTCTGTAACCATCTGCGGAAATGTGGAATTTTGCGAACAGCTTCGACAAATTATATTCGATTTAACAGGTATTAAATCAGCGTTAAGACTTCCCCAAAACCATCATCCAGACTTTAGAGTATTGATTATAGAGGGCGGCTTAAACGTCAAGAAGTTTTTAACTTGGCTTTATGGTGATTCAAAAATTCATATGGAAAGGCGTTATCAAAAATATTTATCATTCCTTGAATGGTCTCCCAAGCCAAAGAAAAATCTTCTTCGAGGAAATGATGGGGATCTTATGGGGGCGGAAGAAAAAAGAATCAGAACAAATTCTCGCGCACGGGACCGATGGCAGAGAATTAAGAGCGAGAAAGTAACGAAATGATTTGTTTTCGCTTCTCTTTTAGCTTCACCCCTAACTCCCTCCCGTTAAATTTATATAAATCTTCCCCAATCGCGCCGCACCACCCAGGAACAATCGGTAAAACCCGCATCATAGACGCCTCTGTTAAAACGCGACAATAAGATTCGATGGTGTAAGAGGGGGCAAAAACATAACAACTGTAGTCTTTCAAGGTGTTAAGGAATTCCAGATATTCCATGTTCCCAATAATGTCAAACGGAATATTCAACTTTTTACATAAATCCGCCGAAGACCGTTCCCCCTTATAATCCCCGCTGATTATCGCCGCTCGGCCATTTTTTGGGCTGGATTCCTTTGAGACGCAAAATTCAATGATTTCATCAGTCCAAAGATTGCCTCCCCAACTTTCCGTGTTTTCAAATCCATTTAATTTAAAAATAGATTCTTGGAAGGAGCTTTGACAAAAAATCTTGGCCGATTTAAGGAATTCTACGTTAATCAGATGGTCTGGTTCAACTTTGAAGTCGGCATATTGGGCAGGATTTCTGGAACCAACGAAGAGGAAATCGTGGCTAATGTGGACGACATTCCCACGAGAAATAAGAATATCCTGAGAATCGTGACTTAAACTAGCAAAATTAGATACAATATATTTATCGGCGAGGTGCGGATTCTGATTAAATTCTTGGCAAGTTTGGAAATCAGGTTTTAGTTCAGCGTAAATAATGGCATCGCAAGATTCTGCTCCGCGATAACTGCTGCCAATCGGATTATCCGCGATAAAAAGTATTTTACTCATGGTTTATTTAATAAGCTTTTCTCGCAGCTTGCCATAATTCCCAACTCTCTTGAACTCCACGGTTTAGAAAAACAGATCCCTCTTCATTAAATTCTGTATTCCAGCCTTTATTATTGGCATAATTTACGAATTTTGAATGAATTGAATCGAAAACAGGAGTTTCTGTATAATAACTATTCCCATCCATTTCTGCTGGATAAGATTTAATATTTTCCAATCCGACATCTATTAGTAAAGGTTTCCAAGTTTGCACCAGCGGTGCCGAATCCCGGTCAAAATTGAACAAAGCTGAATTCCATTCTCCTTCAACCCCCTCCAAGACCAATTTAGTATAAGATCGCCCTTCTTCGCCACTAAGAATTTTATACTTTTGGCCAATAACGAAATTTCGATTTGCCATTACCTGTTCATAGTCATATCCGCCAGCACAGGTAAAAGTTGCCCAACATTCAGTGTTTTTGCTCATTTATTGATTATACATTATTTTTTGTGATTGTCAAGTAAAATTTCCATTTTTCAACCTTTTGCTGTAAAGAGACCTATGGATAACCAACCTGAAATTGACTGGGAGAAGATGACCCCAAGCCAGCGAAGCCGAAGCCAGGCTGGACTTGTTAAGGTCAATGGGTTTAAAGCTCTACTGTTTGCGATTGCCCTTGTGGCTCAACCAATTTGGCAAGCTTATTTTAAAGATCAGGATATGGCCCGCGCTTCAGAAATTATCAAAAATGAGAAACAGGCTGAATCTGCCCTCTCTCTTTCTAAAGCCGCCATTTCCCAAGTTACAATTCTTTCTTCCCAACTAGGCGAATTAAAATCTGAAAATGAGACCCTTCGCCGCGAGTTAGTCATTTTAACTGATAAATATACAGATTTGACTCAGAAGTATAAAGATATGGAAACTTCATATGTCCAAACTCTTGAAGAAAAAAAGATACTTGAATTGCGGATTGATGAGCTTTTTAAAAAGCATAATGCTACACAATGAATACTAATACGAAAGACTACCTAAGGGATCACCCCTGTTATCTTGTCGCGGCAATAATCCTCGCTTCAGAGGGAATTCCTGATATCCTTAAACAGATTTACGGAAATGAGAAAAACGCATTTGATGCTCTGCAAATTGCGCAAGTTTATGCTGGGAATATGAGAGTCCATCAGCCATCTGATTTTCCTATTTACGTTTCCCCCAAAGGGGATATTACTAAAATTCCAGAACGTTTAGCTGGCCTGATTCTCTCTGAGACTGAATTTTTTACCGCTCTCGTTTGTGACCGTTCCCCTTCTGTAATTTATGATGAATCTTGGCTTGCAACTCTACCTAAAGCATCACGATTAAAACTAAAGGAAAAGTATAAAGAGTTAACTATTAGCCATAAGCTTCCTAATCTTGCGCCTTCCCATCCCAGCCATTGAGTGGTCGCCCCTAGTAAGCTTCTCCTTTGAAAAATAAACCTTCATAATAGATTTTCTTTGATAAGGTAAGATTAGCCCTAAGAAGTGATCTAAATCTGCTCCAATTCCAGGATCGCGGTCATAAAAACTTGGTTCCGAAACAGAATCTAATGGAAATTCATTAAATTTGGGTTTGTTTTTCTTATAAAATCCAGTCATCTGATTCAGAATCACCCAAGTAGCGAAAGTTATAAACTTTGATTTTTTATCTGGGTCAAACCTCATCGCGGCTCTCTCAAAAGCAATCCATCCTTCTTGGATATAATCGTCTAAATCATTACGCCCTTGAGAGAAAGAAATAGCCATTTTCATGATAATTCCTTTATTGGCCGCGACGAGTTTCTCAAAAATCCGATTTGATTTCGTTTCTTGATATTTCGCTACTAAGGATTCGTTCGTTTCTGACATAATTATTTATTTTTATTTCTTTCGATAATCCCTACTACTGTGAAGATTTCTGGATTTTCCATGCTTTCAACAGTTCCATTCCATTTTCCGCTGAGAGTATAGCCGCCAGACTCCATCAATTTTGGAATATCTGCTGCCGTGTAGCCTGTTTCTACCATAGATTTAATTAGCAGATTTGCAGCATTGGGAACAGTTTTAATTTCTGGTTTATCGTTCGGGTCCAATTCTTCAAAAGAAACGCTAGCAATATTCAATGCTTGACGTAAAGCTCGACATTCGGCACGGTTTGACGCTAGAGCCTCAGCATATTTGAAAAAGTTTGGACTGCAATTATCTACTGAGCAATTTGCTAAGCTGGAAATTACCGTTTCGTAAGGCTCGTCTACTGTCGGAACTAGTGTCATCTCAACAGAAACAACGGCCCGATGATCCTGACGTTCGCAAAGTTTAAAAATAGTCTTACTGACACCTCGTTTACGAGCAATTTCGCGGAATCCAGCCAAAAGGATAATTAGTCCCTCATCTGGCGCTTCAGCTTTAAGCCGTTCTTTTTCAGACTCCTCCAGACTTTCAGAATCAATTCCAATCCGAGCATAAAAATGAGGATTGAGGATAATGTTTTGAGAACTGACGATTTTGCGCCAATCAGTTGAACCATCTTCTTTTTGCGGCAAAGCAGGGCGAAGCGATGGACTTGCCTTGGCGGTTCGAGTTTTTTTAGTTTTTGTTTCTTCTGACATAAATTGTTTAATTCTTAGACTTTAATGAAAGATAAATTCTTATTACGATCTGTGCAAATAGCATTATAACGATACACGGAAAATTGCACAAAACACACCATAGAGGTTTTTCAAAAATATAGTCAATCATTCCTTCTTGATCGCTTGGTTTTAGACCTGGCCGCGCTGAAAACCAAATTTGTGCGCCGCAAAACCACCAAACAGTCGCAATAAAAAGGAAAAGGATCATGAAAAGCGTAGAAAAATTAATTGTACCCAAGATACTGGGCCTAAAATTAAGAAAATCTTTAAATGGTGCATCTTGAATTCCTCAAAGCCTTTGTCACTATCAGCAAATACATCTGGATACTTTATCCGAACGACTTCTGATCCAATGGAATGCCAAATCCAAAGTGCGGCGAGGACTAATAGAAACGTTGTCATGGTATTAATTCTTTCGTGAATTTTTAACTATAATTTAGAAGAGTATGCTTTAAATCCTTTTAAAGAAATAAAGTGAGTCGCCGCTCTCCCAAAATTCATCATCTTGTAGAGCTTGACCCACTTCCCCCATTAAGCCTTCAATTCCTCGTCGGTAGTGCCAAATTGATGCGTAAGGCTTTCCTCTGCCCAAGATAACTTGGCGTGAGACAAATGAAGTTTTTGCAGTAACGCCTTCGACCTTTTCCAACTTTTTTGTATGGACTGGATTGAAATCAAGCAATTTTAGTCGGACATCACCTAATTTATCTTTATCGCCGATCCAGACAAGAGAATAAGGAATTCCAGATTTTTTAAGATTTTCTACTTGTTCAAAATTGCTTTCATTTTTAAGAAAATCATTATCCAAGAGTTGGAGTAGCTGGCCAATTCCTCCCTTTGCGGCTTTAAGGAAATCAAGAGATAAATATTTTTTCGTGACCATCGTAATTGGTCGTTTACGATGACGTAGAATTTCTCCAACCAAATTCTCATCATGCTTTAAATCCATCCGAACTACTAAGTTATTATTTGCAATCTTTTCAAACTCTGGGACAAAGTCGGGAATGATCATCATTTGAGGCAGATAATACGCTTTACCAAAGCCAATCGTCTCCATTGGAATTCGGTCGGGCAAGCCCAGCATTTCTAAAGCTTTATTGGCGACATCTTCCGGCTTAATATTATTAACTTCCTTATTCGCTTCGTCCGGAAGATAGCTGGGTAGACCTTTTCTCGCAGATAGAGCCTCGTAGCGGCCTTTAAAGTATGGTCCGGTAGCTTCAGGAAGCGTAGAGCCGTAGAGCGCTAGAATCGGCGTATTTACAGCCCCGCCGAAATGAACAAAACAAGAATCTCCTGAAAGATGAAGCTTTGAATTTTGAACGATGAATGATGATTCGCGAAAAGATAGACCTGTTTTAGTTACACATCCTTTAATTGGAGTTTCTGAACTTTCACCGATTTGGACGATCCACATCCCCTTTTTCTGCAAAATTCCACTAATCATTCTGACGACTTCTGGCCAATGATCATAATCTTTTGATTTTTGCCCTGTCTTTGGAGATAAAGAAATATAATCTCCTAAAATTGGATGGAAATTAACTGGGAATTCATGTGGAGTTTCTGGAATTTTAACTCCCGCCGCCAATGCGTAATGTTCTAGAATTTTCAAAATAAGAATTATGTATAATTATGCCGCGTTTTCCCCGCTTGTCAATTTAAAATTTGTAGAATTTGGATTAAACTCTTGGAGGTCGCACCCGTTGTGAATAGCTCCGCGCCAAGTTTGCGGGGAAATCCAAACATCTACCCATTTTTGATGATTGCGTGTCCCTTCCCAAAGTTCAAAATGTTTCACGCCAGTATATGGAACAAATCCAGTAATATAGTCTAGATGTTGGTAGATTTCTACATATTGAGGCAAACAACATACATAAATATCCCATTCTGAAACTGGGTAAAGTTCTCGGAGACGATCTAGAACTGTTAATCCAATATAGGAATCTCCGTAGTCGCCAGACATGTCCCACATCAGTCGTTTTTTACCATTATCTTTGAAAAATTCAGAAGGATCAAAGGGTTTGCCCATTTTCTGATCAACCATCTTTTTGGACTCCTCATAAATTTGTTGGCGAGTCGTTCCGCTTGCAAACCGCTGCGTTATTGTCTTAAAATCTTGATGATCCTCATTAATTTTATTTCCAAAAAAGTTCCAAACTAATTCTTTAATGAATTCTGGTTCATCTGTAGCAGTTGGGAAGGGCGCGTTTGGATTTAACCTCTCTGTTCTGAAATCAAAAGAATAATTTGAAATTGGCAATTGATCTAAATATTCCTCAATAGTTTTTAATGTTACATCTGGATGAATCGTTTTCATCGCCCATTCACGGAACTTTAATCCTTTTTGTTTAGACTCTTCTGGATTATTATAGACCTCCTCCATAAAATCGCAGATGGATTCAGTAGAAGGGACTGCTTTTTTATAAAGGCTTCCCATCTCTTTATCAAAAGCATAGGTGATAGGGAAAACAGCATTTGATTCCATAAACATCTCCCCAAAAGAGTAGTCAACGGTAGCTGTATAAACTCCAGCGAAAGCGGCCTCGGCCACTGTCAGTTCAAATCCTCCTGAATTAATTGGAGCGACATATCCGTTAAAAAGATTATAAAGTTCAACTAAATCATTTTCTAGTATTCCTTTTTCAATCGAAATATTCTTAAGGGCTTTAGCTGTGCCGCACTTTGGACAATCATTCTCCGGTCCTTCAATTTCTTTCAAAACTGTCTCGCCGCAACTATGACAAGTGTGGGCGCACAAAACGTCTTTTGGGTCTAATCCAGCATGTTCGACTCCTAGCTTTAAATTCCAGCCTTCTAGAAAATTAGTACAAAAAACGAATTTAGATTTTACGCTTGGATTACGGGTTTGGAATTCTTTAAGCCCATCAATAGCTGCAATCATTCTTTTGCGCGTTTGGTTACGACTGACGAATCCAAAGACAAGACAGTCTTCATCAATTCCGTATTTTTTCCTGACGTTTTTTTTCTCTTCGTCATCGAATACACGATAAGGACCAACTTCCATTAAACATGGCCAAAGCCCCACATGAGAATGACCCAAGCGGTGAAGATCTTTTTGAGCAAAAGAAGACTTAACGAAAAAGCGTTTTGACTTTTTTACTCCATCTAATAGCATTTCCATGGCAGGAAGTGAATCAACTGGCGTCTGGATGATGGTATTAAATTTATCCCACCACTCTGTTTCCCAGTAAGGAACGAAAGCTTTATCAGAGAATTTGCGCAAAACAGACATCGCCCAAATATCCTCTACAGCTAAGAAAATATCTGGTTTAACTTCCTTAAGAACGCTTTCAATCCGCGCCGCTCCATAAGCAACCATCCTTTGCAGGTTGGGATCATGATTGCCATTACTATCCTTTGCTAAACCAACGAAAACTGATGATTCATCAGCAGGAATTCCTCCGTAACATTTCCATGGACGCGCTCTTAGTTTTGGGCTTTCTTCTACTGCCCCTTGGGCAAACTCATGAACTTCCCATTTTTTTGATCCATCTGGATTTTTACGGGAATAGAGGTAGCGAAGAAGAACTTTGAGATTTTTTGAAAAACCTGTTTGAAGATCAGCAGATGTACTGGAAATAAGAATTTTACGTGGCATTGTGTATAGAATTGTAAGATATTTTTTAGACTTTGTCAAATTATTTTCACATAAAATTTCCTTCTACCAGTTTCCGCTTGTAATTAAAAGTATTATGAGAACTAAAACTAAAACTGAAAAATATACATTCACCTTTGATAAGCCTACCGTAGAACTTTTGGCTAGAATTGTGGATTTTACTGAAATGAGTCAAATTAAAATTGTTACTCGCGCTATTGAAGATTACGCGAAAAAGAAAGGGGTCGAATAAGATGGATATTGAAGACGAAGAGGAGGAAGATAACCGCCAAAGGTGTATCTACAAAATAACTTGTCTCTTAAACGGGAAAATCTATATCGGTCAGACTGTTCATTTTGACAAAAGGATGACTCAGCATAAAAATAATAATGGAAAGGCTACTACGATGTATATTGATCGGGCTATTGAATTTCACGGAGTCGATAATTTTGTTAACGAAATTATTTGTAATTGTCGAAATCTGACTCACGCTAACGAAATGGAGAAATTTTTTATCGCCTTCTATGATACGTTTGAAGGGGATGGATACAACTTAACCGAGGGAGGGAGTAACGCAAAAAAATCCCTTTCGGTGAAAAAGAAGATGTCAAAAGCAAAACAAGGCTGGAAACCTGCATCCTCGAAAAGACTCTTTCTTGGCGTTTCCACACGGAAGGGAAGTAAATCTTTCACCACCACGGTATCTGTCGGATTAAGTAACTCAAAAAGTAAAAACTTTCCTACTCAAATTGAAGCGGCAGAAGCGTATGATAAGGTTGTTTTGTTTATTTTTGGAAACGATGCGGTTTTAAACTTTCCTGAGAAGCTAGATGATTATTTATCATTGGATCTTGAATTATTCTACAATTTATTTATTTTTAACAATTCGCCGAGATATAGTAATTTTGTTGGAGTTACAAAAAAGAAAGATAAATTTGGAAATTTAAAATGGACAGTTCTTTTCCAAGGGAGGCTCCGTAAAATTTTGTACGCTCAAATAAGAGAAACTGGAGGGGATTTCATTCCATTAGAATTTTTCGACACTGAAATAGATGCTGCAATCTTTTCTGATAAATTTATTTTTTACTTTGATCTACCATGTCGCTTTAATTTTCCCGAAATTATTGTAAATCTATCGAAAACAGAACTAGCTTCAATTTTTGCAGAAAGGATAAAAACAAGATATTGTGCATATACTGGAGTCAGCTTTAGCCGTGGGAAATGGATAAAATTTTATACCGATAGCAAGGGTCAGCATAGAACTATCCGGGGTGGCCACGCTACCGCTGATGAGGCTCATATCGCTCGTCAAGAGTTCCTTCTGCAAAACGAAAAATCCCAGTAACTTTCCTGGGTGTCAAGTGAGGGAGAAACAATATTAAAAACCCTCACTGCAATTTTTATTTTTTCAGATTAAAAGGGGATTTCCGAACTCTCTAGATCATCACTCACATCCTTATAATCTCCACCCGATTCTTTCTTAACGGTTTTCGTAGTAGGCGTTGGATTAGCCTTCAGTTTTTCCCCGAGGGCAGTCATCTGGTCTTGATAAAACTGGTTGACTTCAAAATAATCCTTATCGATTTCGCCGCTTTTTTTCTTGGTGACTTCGACTTCTGGGACTGCGCTGTCACCTTTTTCGTATTTTGCTTTAACAGTTTCGCCCTTTTGACGGACAGCAAAGCTTTCGTAATTTTCACGATTCCTAAAAAACGAGATTTCTACATCATCTGTTCCATTCAAGTTTAGAATTCGATTGAACAGACTGCGAGTTGGAACCTTGAAGGTAAACTCTGCAATGTACTTTTCACCAGCTTCCTCATCTTCCAGAGTAATGGCAATCAGACTTAGGGGTTTCGCCGGGGCGGGCAGTGGAACGAGCTTATGCGCTACTGCTACTAGTTTACCAGAGAAGCGGTCTGTGGACCCATCTTCTTTCCATTCTCCATTGATCTTGCGACGAATGAAGAACGCTGGTTCAATTTCTTTTCCATCTTTCTTTGCGCGAGGGCTTAGGAATACCAACGAGCTATTTGATTCTTGTTCTTTACGACCGAGCATTGTGTGCTTTTCTTATTTATTGTTGCTTTTGATTGGGGAAGAAAACGCTCTTCCTTGATGTATTATACATCTAAACCCAGAAAAAGAGAAAGTCTATTTTAACTATTTCTCTAAATAATTGGTGAAGATGATAAATTCTTTTAATTAAGGGCCGCGCCCTCAATATTTTGGGATTTGCCAAGAGCTTTTTGTTCTTTCTCTTGATGTTTATTCAAATCGGAAACGCGGCTGTAGATTTTAAGAGCTTGAATTTCAGCCAGATCAATAAAAATTAAAGGATCTTCGCCGCCGCCCTTCTGACCACGGATATAAATCAACTGTCCTTCTTCCGGTTCGCCAAATTTCGCCAAATAACTCAGCCATTTATCTCCTGTAAATAATGACTCAATATTACCTGTCTCATCTGCCAAAGTGATTTTTGCATATTTATTCCCAGATTTTTTAGCTGTGCCGGTTTTTATCTCTTTAACCTCCGCAACGACTTGGAGTCGCTCTTTTTCATAAAGTTCAGTTTTAATCTGTCCGATTTTAGAAAGGTCAGGATATTCGTCAAAGAGTTCTGAAAGGGTGATACTAGGGCAGTATCCGAGGAGCTTCTTTTCGAAGAGCCATTGGGAGACCATGGGATTTTTGGAGTTCTCTTTGTAGATTTCGAAGTAGCTGGCGCAATTTTTACGGAGAGTAGCCAAGCGTGATTCTTTGCCGATGGGTTTACCGTTCAGGCCAATCCATTCCAAATAACTTTTCATCATAGAAATTAGATCAAAATTATGAGACTTCCCATTTTCAAGACAATAGTTCTGTTCTTTTGTTGTAAGCTCTTTCCAGATTTTAGAACAGAGAACGGTTTTTTGTCTATCGAATGGAGCAAGATCCTCCAAAACCCCACATTCAATTAAAGCTGAAATAACAGTGGAGTTAACCTTTGATTGCTGTGCCGCTTGGAATACTTCAAATAAATTTGCAGTATCTTTTTGAATAAAGCTTTGAATATTGGCAATAGATTTTTCTGAAATCCCTTTAATAGCTTCTAATCCAAAACGGATATTCGGTCCCTCTAGTTTGAAATCTCTTTCAGATTTAGTCAGTGATGGGGGTAGAAGTTTCAAATTAAAAGATGGCATCTCTTGGACCAAGATGGACACTTCTTCCGCTTGGTCTTGCTTATCTTTTGATAAACGTAAAGCTTCCAAAAAGAAATGACTGGGATGATTAAACTTTAAGTATACACTTAAAGCACATAACTTGCTATAACAAAAACTGTGAGAAAAATTGAAAAGATAATCCGCTGACATCAACGCTAGACTCCATAATTTCTTTCCAGCCTCAATATCAATATTATTCTCTGCACATTTGTCATAAATTTTTTGCTCCCACTGTGCAATCTCATCAACCTTCTTTTTCCCTACGATGCGCCGAATATCATCAGCTTCGCTTAAACTAAAACCAATTTTTACAAAAAGAGCCATGAGAGATTCTTGATAAATCATAACTCCTCCAGTCTTATTCAAAATTTCATCAAACAAAGGATGAACACTTGGCTTATCTCCAACTCCATTAACATAATCTGCATACTGATCCAAAAAGACAAAACTTCCAGGGCGGCAAATAGCCAATACCGCCGATAGATCGTTCATCGATTTTGGTTTAATTTTATTTAATCCTCTCTTTGCGCTATCGCCAGAAATCTGGAATAGATTAGATGCACTTTCTAAATTTTGGAGATGACAATAGATATCGTCCCAACTTTCATAATTAATCTTAGAAATATCAATCCCTAATGTCTTTACGATATTATCAAAAAGAGTAACTGATTGTAATCCTAAAAGATCAAGTTTGATTGTTGAAATTTCTGCGACATGAGCATCTGCCGAAGTTACAATTTCTCCATCATTTCCATACTGCAAAGGCATGAAATCATTAAGAGGGTAATAAGAAATAATATAAGCTGAGGCGTGACTCCCGAAATTTTTAATACAATTCTGTAGCTTCTTCACGCACCCGAATATCTCTGGATTATTATCTGCAAATTGTTTTATCTTCTCAGATTCTTCATACGCGGCTTCAGGTCTAGCGACTTTACCGAATTTAACAGGAATTTCATCTGAATAAACTTTAACCTGCTCTTCTGATAATCCACCGATAACTTTCCCAGCGTCTTTTAATAAAGCCTTTGTAGTTTGTGTGTTATAGGTCGAAAGTTTTGCGAATTTACCTGGATATTTCCCAGTCAAATATTCAATTACTTTATCTCTAGCTTCGGCCCCGTAATCGCAATCAATATCGCATAAAGACCCTGCTAAAAAAGTAACTCCATCAATAATTGAAGTTTTTGCGCGGGAAAGAGAAATAAATCTCTCGAAATATAATCCTTTATCAACTGGGTCTACATCTACGATTCCCACAAGATAATTGATTAAACTCCCTGCACTAGAGCCTCGTCCGAAGCCATGAGCCAATTTATTTTTACGAGCAAATCTCATCGTCATCCATACGAGTAGAATATAAGAATCAAAACTTGTTTTATCAAGCATATCTAGCTCATACTCAAATCGTTGGCGATATTCCTCTTGTCTATCTTTACTTATGTCGCCATTATTTACTTTTTCTTTATATCCATGTCTGGATAAAATACGAAGAGTTTCAATATTCGTGGCACCCTCTGGAATATTAAATTCCAATCGATCTTCCTCATCTAACTTAAACTCAGGCAATCTTACTCCTGGTAGAAACAAATCCAAAGGAGTCTCAAACTGCTTTTCAAAATCAGACTCTCCATCGCCCAAGATATCCTTATTTTCATTCCAACTCTCTAAGCAAAACTCTGCTGAAGAGAAAAACTCCATATTTGGCTCTTCGATTGTATTTCCACTACCAAAAGATTTTCTGTCCATTAGTTTCCGCGCTTGGAAATAAGTAAGATCTGCACGGTTCTTGTAATAACAGGTTTTAACCTCGACAGTCTTCAATCCAAACGCCTTTGCATAATCCAAAGTCTTCTCCCTGATAATCCTATCAAAGAACATATCGCAATCTTCAAGAAACATGAAGGGTTGAATCTTACCAAAATCAGGAATTGTGCTTGTTTTCCGAGTCAAGTTATTCATAACAAATCCGTCGTAATGAGGAATAGCTAATACCAATTCATCACTCCAAAGTTCCTGTAATTTCTTCCAATCAATTCGAGCCTCTTCAAAATATCCATCTACTTGGCCATAGGTTGCCAATTTCACTAAAGATTTCCATCCGGCCTCGCTGCGAACGAATATAATGATTTTGGAAGAACTCTGCTTTTCCTTTTTCGTAGCGTCGTCACAAATTGAAACACGCCAGCCAAATACAAGGTTACAATTCAACGCTTTGGCTGCTTTATAAGCCGGGATAAACCCACCAACATTATCTTCACATAAAAACAGCGTTTTAAATCCATAATCTGCGATAATATCTTCTATGTTATCTGGCTGATCAGGTTTATTTTTTTCTCCTGATTTAATTGGAGAGATTTGAATAATACTTTTGCCGATACTCATATCGGTCTTGATAAGGGGTAGCATGTATTTTAAATATCTAGAGCGTAAATTAGTTTATTAAGTACAGAATTTGTCAACTGGCAATCATATTCTCCTCTGTGAGTTTTATTCGGATCGACTTCAATCTGAAATTCTTTGCACATTGCTGATAGGTTACTCTTCTTCGAACCACGTGCCGGTCGGCCTATTTCCTGCATCTGTGACCCAAGAAAATTCTCAATATCTGGACGAGTTCCATTATGATACATTCTAGACAAACATAAAGTATCAATCACTCTCTCAATATATCCATTCCAACCTCGCCAATCACCGCAATCAATAGCAAGTTTTCTAATTAAGAAAATGTCGTATCCAATAAAATTATGACCCACAACTAAATAATCAGAATTATATAAAAAAGATGAAATTTCTTCCCATACTTCTTCTTTTGGAGTCGCTAAATCGCGATACCTTTCCATACTAAACCCTGTAATTTGCGCCGCTCTCTTTCCAACTTTTAAATCTGGGTAGAGTGGATAGAGAGACTTTGCCGCCAATACTTTATTCCCCTGATGGATAGAGTATGCAATTTCCCAAGGACGATGTAAGTGTAAAGAAAGACCCTCTGTCTCACTATCAGCTACGAAATATTTTTGCTGAAAGTTGTGACTCAATCTGGGAATTTTAAATTTACTCATATTTTATATTTTAAAGAAACTATATCCCTCCAATATTTCTACAGCATCCCGCATTTTCTCTTTTATATCTCCAGTATCAATATTCCCAATCTCATTTGCCGTCATCAAACGGAAACAATCTTCAGAACCATCAATCCCAGCAAACCTTAATCCATTTTTCCCGAAAGTCAAGACTAAAGTTATACTTTCTTCCGGCGCAGAAGCGATTTCTGAGGCCAAGTCTTGATACCGATCTATATTTTTCCAATCTGAGAGATAAGCAGCCGTTCGTTTGGCAATTAGTGACGGGGTATAAAGTTGAAATAATGAGGATATACGCATAATTTTAAAATAAATTATTCAAATTTAACGGACAGGAGATCATAGGAGGAGATATCTCCTCTTATAAAAAGAAAAATTGATCCTCCGCAAAAATTACCTCAATTACCTCATACCCTTTAGCCTCATAACTTTTCTTGACTTCCCACTCTTCGCCCTTGATGCCTTCTAAGAAGAATGGTCCTACACCGCCACGGCAATCGATACGATAGCAGCCTGTCGGAATTTTTTTAGACTCTATAGCTGGTTTAACTATATAGCCCAGATTTTTTAAAAATTGGATGGCTGATTCCTCTGTCATAATTTTGCTTCTTACTATGAATTTTTAAGATATCAAGAATTATTTTTTAGCTCTTCTCTCCAAGCCCAACAGCCTGGATGAGAACATTGCAAAATTAAATCCCCTTCTTTCTTTATTTTATCTAATTCAATTCGATTTCTATCCGTTTTAATAGTTTTACCATCACGGGATAAAGCAAAATAAAGGAATGGTTTCCGATAATCACAGGCCCAGTGTTCACTGCCGTCAGGCTTTTTCGCGGTAAGATCTTTTTTCCCGCAGGCCCAACTTTTTCCTGGGCCTTTATCTTTCGGAGTGTTTCCCTTAGCATCCTCAAAGGTAAGAGAGTCAATATGTTGAGAAACCTCCTTGAGCCATACAGAAAATCCTTCCATTTCCCTTTCTCCAATGGTCGGTGCTGTTTGGGTAACTTTCGGGGGAAATTTCAAAAACTGGAAATCAAATGTCACTGTTTTCCCCGGCCATAGTTGTTGGGCGGCGTAAGTGTAGAAATAATTCTGTAGATTGAAATTGAGTTCTTCTTTGCTGAACTTCTTTTTGCTTGTTTTGTAGTCAATAATCCGAACGCTGTCTTTCCCAACCGCTGCTTTGTCGATAAATCCATTTAGAGTAAACCCATCCCCCTCAAGAAGAAAATGTCGCTCAATCTCTACCGAATCTGCGCCATCACAATAAAAATCGCTTTGAATTGCCGCGAGAATAAATTGTCGGATCATCTCAAAATTGTCATGGTCGTGAACCCCTTCTTTTACGGCTAAAATGTAAGCGAGTCGTCTTGTTGCTTCATCATGCCACGGGTCCTTTAATTCTGTCATTTTCTCCACTTTCTTCCGGCGCTTGGGGTTCGAAAGGCACTCTAAAACGGCGTGCGTAACTCCACCCCTTCTTGCTCCGTCATTAGAAGTTCCTGGGATTCCGCATTCTCCATTTTTGTGTCCTTTGTAACCGTACCAGTATTTTAACGAACAATCGAAAAAAGTTTTGGTCCTACTCGGGCTTAGTTTTAATTTGGACTTTTCTGACATTTATTTTAAAATTTATTAACTTTGGTAATTATAAAAATGCCAAAGAGGCGGCGGAAGTCTACGATAGAAAAGCTATTGAATTAAAGGGCAAGAATGCCAGAACAAACTTCCCAATAAAAACTATATTAATTTAATTTCAGAACCTTTAGAATAAATAATCTGTTGTAATCCCCAATCTGCGAAAAGTAGTCCTTGTCCCGCCTGGACATTTCCCACGTAACCGGCATCTACGTGGTATTTATCAGGAGGGCATAGCGCTGGACAGATCATAACCCGAATTCCCTTAATGTCAAGAAGTTTTTCCGTATGAGTATGACCCCCGAGAACAAAAAATTGTTCATAATTTGAAACCTCTTTTTGGTTTTCTCTCATCATAATCAATGGGAGGTCCGCCAATTTAATGCCGTCTGTGTGAGTAAAACAAATTAAAGTTTTCTCAAATCCAAAGTATTTTCTATTTAGAGGGCGATTGTCTACACTTACATTTTCGTGATTGCGGAAAAAGGCTTTAACGTAACTACCTAGTGCATATTCTGTCAACCTAGCATGGTTCCCACAAACAATCATTACCTCAACCTTGAATTGTGACGCGAGTTTCTGAACTACGTCAGTGATCATTTCGCAAACCTCATTGTAAAGAGTGTGCCAACTACAGGCCCCTTCTAATCTCGTCCCCTTTGTAGTGGTCACTTGTTCATTTTCAAAATGAATTAGATCAGAACCGCATACTAGCATAACTGTCCCGATTTCTCCAACAGGCGCACTTTTAATCAGTTCGTCAACAGCGTCTTTGTAAACCTGTTTCGCGATTTCCAAGTTATAATCGCCCCATCCAGTTTCGCTCGACTTCGCGATTTTTCCTCCATGCCAGTCCTGAAGATTGAGGATGTATAGTTTCCCACCATCTTTCGGTTTGGTGTATTTGAATGATTTGGGGGCAATCTTTTCGGCATTTTTCTCAAAACCTTCCAGTAAAGACTCAAGAGCTTTCTCTTCCACCTTCTTACGGAACTCGGCCTTTACCGACCAATCACCTTTCCAAACTCCAACGCTACTCTTCACCATCTCCCAAACTTCTAAGTCTACCCGTGCAGCTTCAATTAATCCGTCTAGAGTACTGACTCCCTTAATTTCTGCTACCGCAGTATCACCATGATCTTGGAAACCTTCAACATTCACGAATACAGTTTCAACCTCTATTCGAGGAATAGCTGCCCGCTCCTTCTTAGTCAGACTTTTATCAATCTTATTATAATAATCGTTACCTTGCGTTTTGCCAAGGCCGCGTTCGTGCCGGATATATTTACGAATATCTGTTGGATTTTCCCCAGCCAGGATCTTTCCTTTGATTTTGGCGGCGAAACTGTCAGGGTCGAATGTGTCGTGCATCGTGAATATTATACGGTTTATAAGAGAATTAGTCAATGCTCCATTGTTGGGCAATTGCTTCCGCCATTCCTTCAAAACTTTTAGAGCGAATTTTCCAACGATCTGGTCCTGGAGGAGCGCGGTGAATAGCAGACCATAGTTTATGTTCTTCGGTTCCTTTAACAGGAGGAGTCAATTTATGAGTCGGAACTAGCGGGGGTAAATTCTTTAGCCAAAAACAAGTTGCCTTAAAGGCCAGATCGCCAAACCACCAAGGCTGAACAATACAATCTGGCTTTCGATAACGGCTCGACATAATACCAATTGGATTTTCTACCGCAATTTTGGGGATTGGAGCATTAATGAGTTTCATAAAAAACTCAATTGCTGCTTGTTGTGATCCATCTGCAATCTTTTGAGGAAACCATCTCGCGCCACTCACGCAAAGATGAGTGCATTCGGGGTGAAAAATAGCAAGATCCCATCCATCTTCTAAATGATTCATCACATCATCTTGAATATGAAAAGGAGAACCGTCATCAGCGGGAAGAATGTCAAGGCTCCAAGCATCATGGCCAAGTTTTCTAAAAGCTTCCCGAATTGTTCCGCTTGATTCACAGCCAACGAGGATTTTAAGTTTTTTCATTTTTGTTTTGAATTTCTAATTTGCATTACCGCATCCTCAATATTCATTCCTTTTGTAGTGATTCTATATCTCAATTTTTCATAATCTACTTCTAAAGTCTCCGATAGCTCCACCATTGTAATTTCACGCCCTTGGTAATTAATAATATTATTATTCCTTTTATTTCTGCCCTGCTCTTTTAAAGATGACCATTTACAATTTTCAATACTGTATCCTTTATTATTATCTTTTCTATCTAAAGTTTTTCCTTCGGGCCTTTCCCCCATATCCAATAAAAATAAACTAAAATCTTTCCATCTTTCTTCTATGGTAATTCCTCTTCCTCCATAGTCTTTATACCTTTTCTTGTTTTTTTGATTGACTCTAGCCCACATTGATTCCCAAGATGAATAGGTTGGGCTTTTTATACTATTTTTAATATGCCCATGTTTAATACTTCTCTCTCCAATGTTATCCATGAATTCTTGAGCTAAACATCCGCAACTTTTTATTTTTCCGCTAGTTACACTCCACCGTAAATATTCCTTTTCTTTCCCGCAGTCACATTTAAAAAGATAAAGACGGTTTCCAACGTATTTTACTACTGTCAGTCGTTCAAATTTTAGCCCAGTTTGAAGATATTCTCTTGCCATATTTTTAATATTTAACGTCAAATTTATTTACCCAGTTTGAAATCTCTTCTTTATTCATCTCGCCAAAATCACCTTTGCTTGGTGGGGCGTTGATAATTTTATCTGAAGAAAAAAAAGTAGAAAGCTTTATCTTTATTTTAGCAGCGGCGATTTGGCCCCTATTCTCCAAGCTGTCTGCATCATCATTCAGAGCTACGAAGATAGAGGTTGGGTTGATTTTTAATAAGAAGCTAAGTCTCGCCGCAGATAGAGACAACCCAAAATTACATAATACATTCCAGTAGCCCGAATCACAAAGTTGCAATACATCTCCTATGCTTTCTACAATAATGATTTGACCAGTCTGCCGAATTGCTTCGATGTTCCTCTCAAATGCCGGGTAAATCCAATCACTCTTTGAGCCTTTAAGCTTCCATTTAACGACGCCCCTTTCTCCACGATTCAATGCGTCCCGTCCTGCCGCCCCAATCAATTTCCCCTTATCATTTCGGATCTTAAATACAATTCTTCCATAAAGGGGGCCATTTTGTGCTAAACCTGCCCCCATGTAATCTAATGTCTCTTTCGAAATTCCGCGCCGCAAGAAGAAATCGTAGCTTTTTACCAAATCGGCGTAATCAGATTCTACTAGAAATTTTTGTACTTTTATCTTTTCCTTGTCTTGCTCTTCATATTCGCCGTCATCAACATCAGTGCCCGTAAGCCACTTTTTTGCGTCGGCCTCGCTAATCTTTTTGCAAATAGAAACAAACTTTTCCCAAGTCAAGAAACGAGATTCAATAGCATCCCAGACATTACTTTCGTAACACCAAGCACCATTAGGATTATTTCCGCCGCGATACTCGGTTGAGATTGCACAATAGTTGCCCCCAACATAGTTTACGGCAATACCTAGTCTATCTAGACGATTTCGGATTTTATCTAACATTTATAAAGAAAATGGACTCCACTCTACACGATATCCCGCTTTTTGCAAATCTTCTACCATATTTTTTGCGGCAAATTCATTGTAACTATGTACCACAAATTCCTTAACATCGGGCTTATTAGCTGTAATAAATCTCACAACCTCTGAGCCAGTATTCTTCTCTGCGGGATTTTGATAAGCCTCTCCATTTAAATCATGATCTAAAGAAACGAGATCATACCGACCCTCTTTCAAAGCCTCAATGCAATCTGCCGCGTTCCAAACCTGACGCAATTCATCACCCTGCTCTTTAGTTTGGAAGAACTTCGAGTGCCTGGACGAATCATCATCACAAAAAAGTATTTTTTTCATATTTGTTAAAATAAAATTTCAAATTGTTTTACGCTCCCTGTAACTAAAGGTATCTATGAGATTAAAAATTGTTACCGAAAAATATCACTTCACCTTTAGTAAGTCATTATCAGAATTGTTTAAGAGAATTGTTAAAGAGACTGACCTTTCTCAAATTCGCGTTATTGAGCGTGCCATCGAAGATTTCGCGGTTAAGAAGGGGGTAAAATAATATGAAGAAGGGTCGTGGAAATTACAGGCTAGACAATTATGTTTATCTATACTTAGATAATCGGAAGCTTGGTAAATGGGAATTTAGAGACTGGACTTTTCTTTATCAGCCATTTTATGTCGGACGCGGTCTTGATGATAGAATTAACGCACATACAAAGCCGTCTGAACTTTCTAAACCTTTTCGGAAATCTAGGATAATAAATAAAATAAGACGAGTTCTAGGGGAGGAGGTTATCCGATTTAAACTTTATGAAGATTTATCTTACCAAGAATCGGCGTTCCTCGAAAAGGATATAATTGCATTTTTTGGGAGAGAGAAAAATGGAGGTATTTTGGTTAATCTCTCTAAGGACGAATGGGACCGCCCGGCGAAAGAACGAACTTCAAAAACCTCAAATTCAAGAGCGTTACCCACGAGTAAAAGAGTTAATCAATATTCTTTAGATGGAGTTTTTATAAAAACTTGGGAGTATTTAACAGAAATAAGAAACTCTCTGAGAGGGAAAAGTCGAGGGATTGAGTATAGAATCAGAGAATGTTGCAGGGGCGAAAGAGATAACTGTGATGGTTTTATTTGGAAATATGAGGGGACTTCCCCTTACTCTCCTCCTCGCATTCCTCAGCCACACTCTAAACCTGTTTTTCAATATTTCAATGGGAATTTTGTAAAAAGTTATGAATCTGGTGTCGAGGCGGCATTACAAACCGGATTAAATCATAAAGCTATATCACTATGTTGTCTAGGAAAAACTAAGACATCAGGAGGTTTTCGGTGGTTTTTCGAATATGTAGGAGAATCTATACCTCCTCTTGCAGCCACTGTTCGAAAACTATACGGAAGAGGTGTCAACTGTTTCGATTTGGAAATGAACTTTCTTGAAAAATATATAAATATCAAGGATTTTTCAAGATCCAACTCTATAAATGAATCTGCGGGCTATCGCGCTGTAAATACTGGTTTACCCGTTAAGGGGTTTTATGTAAAATACTCTTCATAGTTTTCATTTCGTTAATTTCTCAACCTCATTTAATTTTTTAATAATCTTCCCAACATTCTTAATTGCCGCTAGATCAACTTTAACATCATAAATCACTAAACCTTTTTTAAAAGAAATATTGATTCCAAATGCAGCATCAGCGCTAATCCAACCTCCGTCAAATTCCGCCCAAGCTAGGTCGTCGGCGTGACCGATTTTAGTAACTTTGATCCCGGCTGATATTAAGATTTCGTTAATTTGGGCAATGGTCGCTTCTGTATCCATTTCCTACCAGTTATAATAGCTAATAGATGGGGCATGAATGTCTGAGGCTGATTTACCAAGATAATGTTTCTCATCTTTATCAGCACCACAATCCGCAGAAAAATAAAGAAATCCATCTTCATCAATTTTTAAATCTCCTCTCTGCCCATAATAGAATGTATCGTCGCCTGGGCTTCTATTGGAAAAATATGCCCTTGCCGAACCTACTTCCGAGACTTTTTCGTAAAGTTTTTTTAAAGTCATTATATTGGCTTTATTTCCAATTTTCAATTTCTTCTTCCTGTGCTGGAGTTAAAGTCGTTTCCAATTCACCAATTCTATCATTTACATCAATTTCTGGAAATCCAAAAATCATTTCATGAAATTCTTTCACATGAGGCAGGTTTCGATCTGTTTGGTCTAAAGTAAGACGTAGACCTGTTCCCATCATCAGATCGTCAATATCTTTTTCAAAATCATTAATTTCAATATAGTATCGCTCCCCTTCAGCGTCCCAGCTAATTACTTCATTTTCTTCGCCATAAATTGTTGTAATATTTTCTCGAACAACTTCTGTGCCAGTTCTTAAACTATCAATCATTTCTTGGGGAACATATTGGCTTGCCTCCGCCATTTGATCCTTAGTGAGAGAGATACGATATGTACAAGGCTCTGATAAAAGAAATTGTTTAATTGAGTTTGGAAGGTCGCAGCTTCTTCCAATTGTCGGCGATAGCATAAGTTTTGTCATAGATTATATTTGATTGAGCTTGATTACCGTAGTCTGATTTTTTCTATTGTCAAATGGGCTTTCAGATTTATTTAGTCGTCTGGATTGCATTCAGAGCATCCTGGGTCCCCACAATTACTTTCTCCACCTTGGTTTTCGTCCATAAGGAAGCTATCCATCAGTTGGAGGATTACAAAAGGTTCTTCCGGTAAAGGCATTCCAATCTGATTTTCACTCCAAGCCTCTTCGTCATCATCTTCCCATTCTTCCGGGTCAATGACATTAATTCCTGCTTCAAAACCTGTCTCTTTAACGAAGTTCTCTAAATCTTCCAAGGTCTCAGGCTGAATATAGAAGCGCCAGCCATTTTTATCCCAGTGCGTAAATGCGACCTCCTTCATTTCCATATCGCCGTCTTTCGTAAGCGAAACCATCTTCTGCATATCTTTTACTACCTCACGGGAGTTTTTCAGATCTTCTTTTGTCAAAATTTCAGAAGGTGCTGAGTGGCGATAAGTAGCTCTTTCTTTAAATGCTAATTCTTTTACATGGTCAAGCTGTTGCGAGGAATTAAAAATTTGGGATGTGATAAACCATTTTTTTGTTACGGTTTTTTTAGGTTTCTGGATTTTTGCGGGCATATTAAAGTTTGACTAATTTAGTATATAGAGTTTTTAAGGATTGGTCAATTTTAAGATTATTTTGAATATTTCGAGTAAGTTGCTTTATTGCGATCTGAAGAGCTTTGACGAGGAGTGAGTTGACCTGCTGATCCCAACGCCGCAACAACGTCCTTATAAGTTCCTGCCTCTGTAACTCGAAAATTAGAAAAATTTAGATTAATATGATTCTCTACCCAAACTGTTTGGTTTCCTTCTAATACTTCAAAAGGGCCAGACTCATCAGCGAATTCTCCAAGATTTCGTACAACAATCATACTCAGTTTGTGACTCCCAAATTTATTACTTTCTGTTCCAATCTCTTCTGGACTTTTACGGGTTAAGCTAAAAATTCCAGTGCTGTACCACTTTACCCGGTCAGCCTGTGCGATTTCTGAAGATCTATTTGTCTGGATGGCTGTAATGGAAATTGTTCTTGGCAGCTTTTCCGCTAATTGTTTCATAAGATCTGTTTTCATGCCGATTAGCTCATACTCTTTTAATGCTTGGCCTCCATTTCCAGCAGTTCGATCTTCATTTCCGGCAAACTTTAGATAATCTAAAACGCATACAAAAATATCATCTGGTCCAACAAATTTAGAATGGAATCTTTTTGCTACACTTTCGATCTTATGAATATCCGCTGTTGGTAAATAATGATGGTAGATTGTTCCAGCCTTATCTCTAAACGATTGGAGCGAGTCTTGAGTTTTTTCTAAGCGATCTTTATCTTCCGCGAATTTGCCATTGAGATAATAAAATGCATTTACTCCACTTTTCGCTGCCATTTTTCGGCAAGCTACCTCTCTTTTTGTCATTTCGGTATCAATAAAAAGAACCCGAATTTTCCCCTTCTCCCTCTTCGCTCCAAGTTCAACAAAATGATCTGTCAAAGCTGATAAAAAAGAACTCTTGCCTACCTTGGATGAAGCGGCAAAAACATACAGACCTCCAATCATAAACTGCCCGTACCAACGATTAAAAATTGGGAAAGGCGACGGGAGTCCAAGCTCTCCTTTATTTCCTAATCCTTCGTTTAGCAAAGCCTCCATATCCCCATTGATATCGGTAAAGCTTTGGTCTTCTCCTAATACAGATTCAATTGTAACAGCATCAGTAACGATCTTCTCTGTCCCCGATAGAATATCTCGAAAATTAATCTCAGGATTTTCTAAACTTGTCTCAATAAATTTCTGCGCCTGAATAAGTTTCTTATATGTCTGCCGAGACCAATGGAATTTAGTTAATTCGTCTAGGTATGCAATTTTGGCGTCTAAATTAATAGACATATGCGAAATTGAAGTAACGTAGTCGGCAACATCAAGGCCCTCTACGGAACTAAGTCCCATCAAATTCAATCTAGAAATTAATAAATGCTCATCTAGTGTTTTTGTTTCAGCATAAAGAGTTTTAATTGCCGAAAATATCTTCTGATTAGGAGGAAAAGAGAAGAAGTCTGGCTTTAGATGTTCTCCAACTTCTCCAAGCCATCCAGGATCTTTGAAAAAACATGAAATCAAACAACGCTCAACTTCTCCGGTAATAATTCGTTTTGACATCAATAATTAATTTTACAATAAAGGTTTTCTATGAAAACTAAAATTTTCATTTTCTCAAATTCAAAAAGTCCGCTAAGCTACTAGGAGCCTTCTTCTTGGCTACATACACTACCTCTGGAGCGTTTGCAAGCTCTAAAACCTCCTCTACCCCACCAGCTTCCTCTAAATCGATTTTAGGGGCCTCTATGAGCCTGACTGGTGCAAACTTCCTAAAGAATTCATCGCACCAAGATGCGATCATTCCACCCGTAAAAAAATATCTAAACGTCGGCGGCTGAATTCTTTCAGGAATCTTCATATTTCTTACGGTCTCCTTTCCGTACCTCTCAATCAATTGTCCACATTTTTGGTGCTCAATGGCATAATTACTTACTTGACCATCTAAAACATGAAGCATGATCTCTTTAGTCTCTGGGTCCCATTTAGGCAATTTCTTTTCCTTCACTGGACCCTTCTTTAACTTAATTCCAGCTTCACGTAGAAATAACCGTAATTCAGTCAGCAAGACTGCACCTAAGCCATCTAGAGCCTTAATGTCTTGGAGAGTAAAATTTGAAAAATCCGCCGAAGTGTTGATTTGGGCGGATTGGAGAAGATTAATCGTGCGTTTTGATATAGGGAAATTCCCTATAGGAATAGGCTGTTTTTTGGGTCGGGGCATATTTATTCCATTTAGATTAGGATTTACTTTGCCATCTTACATCTCGACAAGAGGCTCAATTTGTCGCATCACTGCTAGCATTTCATCAAAATCCAACGCTACTACAATTGGCCCAACCTTGATGTTGTGCTTTTCTTTTCTGCGGCGCAATTCACGTTCTAGATCTTCAGTTTCCATTTTAAAGTATATAACCGTTTTGGGTGATTGTCAACTATTTTTTCGCGGAAGTATATTTGGATAAGTTTTTTCAAACCACTTAATCGTAAGTTCTGGATCATCCTCAAAAAAACGAATTATAGGAAACTTTGAATTCTTAGCGGCGAATAGTTCTTTTAAACCGTCCCTCGTTAATTGATCTTCAAATTTTTCCATAGTTCCATGGAAATGTTTCGAAAAAATAGAATGCTGATTCCCATCCACTTCGATAAAAACTTTCTGCTTCTCCTCTTTTTTATCCTCAAAAACACAAAGGAAATCCCATCTAAGCCGATTGATATCTTTTCCACAGAGCGGCACCTCCTCATACCATTCTAAATGCGAATAGTGATCACAGAAAAATTTCTTAATCCGGGTTTGAAACTTCGATAAGCTTGCGGCTTTCCATTTGATCTTGTATGGAGCTAGACCAAGCGGAATTTCATTGCCGCCGAGGGTAGTGAAGATCATAAGTCTACTCCTAATTCTGCAAATGTTTCCTTGCTTAAGTTTTTTAAATGTAAATCAGTTAATTCAACATAATGAAATCCATTTTGTTCTGCCCAAACTCTCTTTTGCTCATCTCTTTTAATAGTTCCAAGAAATCCAATTCGCGACCCATGCATAAAAGGATTGAACTTTTTATGAGTTGAGTTTGGCGAGACTTCCAAAAAAACCTTGGTTGTCAAATTAATCAAGTCTACCCGCAATCTACTCCCTGGAATAATAAATTCTTCAAGAATAGTAGACGTTTCCCAATATTGCCGTAAAAATAATTTAGTAGCTAATTGGGGCTTTGAAACTTTTCGATCCCAGTCTACTAAATATTTTGAGACTGAAATATTAACAATCTTTTCTGGATTGTTTAGCTTGGAGAATTTCACGGGTCAACCCTGTTCAACTCTTATAATAAACTCCTTGGAGAGAAAATCAACGATTGCTGGATTATCATCCAGCCATTTGCCAACTGCTCCGATTCCCCGGAACTTTTCTTCTGGCTCAAATCCTCCACGAGCTAAATCCTTAATTAAATTTGGATGCGGATAATACATCTGACCCTTACCTTCTGGTCGAGAAACAAGCTGCCACATTTCAAGCAAATCAAGAACCTCTTTTTCACGCCAAACAGATTTTCCATCAGTCTGTCCATAACGAATTGGATATCGAATTTCTCTCAAATAACTTTCGTTGTCAGATTTGACAATTTTGCATTTTGCGTAATGACCGATTGGCTTTGATTTTTTTTCGTCTCCTTCGCGAATGATATCCGTTTCCCAGCGAGGCTGAAAGTCTAAAACCCATCCAGCCGCGTGTTCTACAGCGTGTCCTCCACTCGCAGATCCCTGCTTGGGATTACTTTTTTCGTAAGTATTGATCTTAATTGTATCTCGTACTTGGGAGATTAAAACCGTATAATGTCCACGCTTTGAAAGAGCAATTGATACGGTTTTAAAGAAAACTGATGTCAATAAAGCTCCTCCTGCAACTTGTCCAGCAACACCGAATGGTTTCAAAGCATCCTCTTTTTTAATCATCATGTCAAGACTATCCATGATAAAGAAATATTTACACTTGGACTTATTGAACTGAAGCAGATCACGGATCATTTGGAAAACGAACTCAAAAATATTGCTGTCAACAATAAAACAGGTTCCGTTCTCCCACTCTTCTTCATTTTCTACGAATTTAATACCAGAGCGTTTTTGGGAATTTGGAGAAAGCTTTCCCTCGCAACGGAAGTAAATCCCACGACGCTCAAATTTATCGCCATTGCCCTGAAGAAAATGAAACATATAATCTAGTGCCGCACTAGTTTTTCCTCCCGAAGGCGCTCCAATGAATCGATGCGCTCCTGGTTCTAATCCACCATCCATCTGTGAATTCATTAACATACTAGAAGACGGAACTTTATAGTAGATAGTATCTTCAAAGTTGTAATGATCTTCTTTATTTGCTTTCAGGATATTTGATAATACCCGAATTGATTCATTACCTTCTTCTTCTTTTTCCTTCTTAATTGCCATAATAATTATTTTTAATTCCCAAATGGGCTAGTCGGCCTTTCTGCGGCATAACTCTTACATCCCTCACAAATTTTTGGGACGACTGGATTAATATTCTTTTTCCAACAAAAGTAGCCAGATGTCTGGCCCTTGAAACACCCGCCGCAACCGATTTGTGCAACGGAAACCACATTATGAGGCTCGTCGCTTCGGTAGCAGCAGGTGTCGAATTTTTCTTGACCGGTCAAAACTTTTTAAGAAAAAGTGTAGTCAAAAATGGATAAATCAACAAAGCGGATTTACTGAATAAAAGAACTGATCTTTTTCAGGATAATCTCGCCGCTATTGACATCTCGAAATTTAACGGTTTGATCAGTAACTTTGAGGATCTTCGCGCAATAGCATTCTGTCTTATTCCCGTTACGGAAAGAGAGAGATGTGAAGCGCCCATTGTGGTTATTCAGTGTGTTTTTATTCATAAAAATTCCGGAAGCCCGGTAGCTATTGGGGGTCCATAGGGGACCTTAGCCCATTATTAAGAAATGGTACGATTACGGATTTAAATTCTGCATGAATAATCCTTTTCAGTGCCTTAAAATCTTCCTCGTCACGCCAAGCCATTTTGGAGTAACTTACGGCACATTGCATTGCAAAATCCGAACCAAGCTCTTCTAATTCTTTTTCGTCCATCTGTGTATATTATATAGGAAATTTAAAATTTGGTCAATCTACTAAATTGAAGATTTGCATGTCATCGGCTCTAAACTTTTCTCATTTTGAATTTTTTGCCGATATTGCCCCCACCCGCAAAAGTTGCCTGACCATAAACGTCCCAGCTTGTCTTTATGGGTGAAAAAGATACTTGATTGGTCATAAAGTGGAGTTGCTTGATGTTCCATGGGTGAAAAATGAGCAGGTTCGCTATCGACCAATTTGTCGTAGATTCGGCAAGCCTTCTCTAAGCTTTCATCGGCTTTTCGGTATGATGTTTGAGCGCAAAGAGAAGCGGATAGTTTCAGTTTACTATCTATGTCAAACTCTAGTCCATCATCTTCTACGTAAGGAAGATGCCATTCACCAGATTTTAATAGTTTAGGAGTACTTCCATCATGAGCCTTTTTCATATTAGCCGCCAATTGATGAATCGTAGGATCAGCATCTTTGTGATCTCGAAGCTTATACCAATTTTCAAAATTTGTCCCCGTCACTAAAACTTTGATAAAAGAAGAAGATTCAGTTAAACGATTAGCTATTTGCTTATGCGCTCCAATTTTTGAAAGGGCAAAAGAAAAAATACAATTGAATTTTGAGGATAAATCCCAAATCTTTTTTGCGGTAAATAGCCTCCAGCCTGTCAAATCTTCCTTTGCTGACATTCCTGCTTGGTTTTTTCCCCAGCTTACAGGTGCGGCAGGATTGTTCCATACAGCTTTAATCATCGTCAGAATTGGAATAGCTCTGGAACTCGCGGATGATTTTGATAGAATTTTATGTGTCAACAATTCTGAGTGAATGATCCGTGGATATTCTAGCTCAAATGTAATAATTTCTTGACCCCATTCAGTGATAGAATGTTTGATAATTTTGGCGGATGTCATTTAGCTTGCTGCCTCCTCATTTAAATATTTGAAATCTTCAATTTTGTCTTGGCGAATTTGTGCCGCTGAATCAGAATATCCATCTGCATACCGCAACATTAGCTTTGCCTTATTCCCGTCAAGAATAGAAGATCTTAAAAGACCTAGAATCTGTCGAATTCCTTCTGCGCCAAATTCAAGGTCTCCCATTTCTTCATGAATATTTTCAACATCTAGTTTTTTATTATAGACAACGTGTTTTTTAACAGCGTCTAGAATTTCTGCCGCTTCACCCACTAGTAAAGTCGCCATGTGCCATAGGTCAACTTTTTCAGGAGTCAGCGTTTCTAGAATTTGTTCGCCAGGTTTTTTCAGTGTTTTTACTAGTTCTTCGTGAGTCATCATAAATTTTAAAAAATTAATATATTGTGCTTATTCGCCAGTTTGTTTTTCTTTATTTGGAATCCTCTCGCATTTACATTGCCACGCCGTGAAAGAGCCATAGTAAAATCCTTGGTAAGTAACTGGTTTCATTTCAGCTTTACAATAAGGACAGATCGGCATTTTTATACGATTTAACTTTATAGTAGATTTCACGAAATTCTTTTATATCCAGAAATGTTTTCAGGTATTTGATCGACCAAAGATTTACTTTGACCGCCCATTGCCCATTCATGCTTTATGAACACTCCATCTGTATTAACATAAAAATCAATTGCATTTGTAAACATCGCGCCCAACCCCTGCCGAAACTCGGCTATTAACTTTGCCGAACAAAGTGATAATGTTGCCGTTTTTACATTTGTTTCTATAGCATGTTCCATATTATTATTTACTTAAGGTGTTGGCAACAAGCCATTCTTTAAATTTCGCTTTATCCTCCGCAGAATCGTCCCAATCATCTCTAAGAGATTTAATAGGCTCAATACTAGTAACTCTAGTGGAATAGTTTTCTGTCTTAGCCTTACGGACAACAACTAATGAACGGTAGTCTTCGCGGCTTTGAATTTCAGATGGGCAAAGTTTCCGTTTTGGCTTTTCCAGTGGTTTCGTTAGTTCTTTATGAGTCATATTACACTACTACTACAGATTCAGAATAAGTCAACAAATTTCAGAAAAAATTTAAATTCAATGGCCAGTAGTCAACGATTTCTTGCAAGCGGTCAAGAGGAAAATCATTGGTCATAATAGTTTGCGCTGGAATATTAACAGATGGTTGAATAGTTATAATTCCATTGTCATTAACATTAATTAAATTTTCATACATGTAATCCCATACTGTTTGGAGCACCATGAAATCATCTTCATTTTCAATTTGATCCCAATCGTCTTGGCACTCCCATGTTTCAAAATCTTGTAAATTATCAAGATTGTCAAAATATGCAACTAAACTACATTCTTGGCCAATGCTATATTTATCAAGCCATCTATATGCGGCCCATATTTTATAGCTAGAATCGGGTTCTGTTTTTTCTTCAATCCGAACTGTTACAACAGCTTCTACTTTTTTAGATTTCGGAGACTGCTTATAAAACAAATAATGAATATTATCAGATGTAGAATTTTCCATATCACGCCTTTAATTGTATTTAGAGTCTACTTTTTTCCTAACTTCTTCCAACTTTTTAATCTCCTCAATTTCTGCTTGAATCTTTATTTTTTCCTTTTCAATATCAGTAATTATAGGAAAGATATATTTTGCCAATGATTTTAATTTTTTCTTCATCCTTCACCAGGCACCGAGACTTCCCATCCTAGTCGGGAAATAATTTTATCCATTGACTCTTTAGTCCGAAAAGTATTAACTTGGCAAGTTTCATTACGACCTTCAAATGTCGAGGCGCTAATCTGTTTAATTTCTGAATCAGGAATTACCAACATAGAATCATCTATGAGGCGTAGCAGCATGGCGCGGATTTTTACAGCAGGCTTTTTTTTACTTAGGGCTTTATTTTTTACAATCATAATATTAAATTTTGGTGGGAGATGAGGGAATTGCACCCATCGCCGCCTTCCACTTTGTTATAATGGCAACGGATTTACAGTCCGCCAAGTGGGGCATCGCCCGTATTCAAGTATACGGCGGGAATTTTGAAAAGTCAAGAGAAATTATTATGCCAACATCAGTTTAAATGGTTCCTAAACCGTCATCTGTACGGAAAAGGAACCATTTAAGCTTTGGATTCTACGCTTCGCAAGACGAACAATTAAGAATCGATCTGGCCAATTGCTGACTAGGATTACTAGAGCGTTGGTAATAGACTCCTTTTAGTCCTTTTCGCCACGCTTCAATCAAAAGAAGGCTCATGTCCTTTACAGGAGTCTCAGGAGGAATCATGAAATTGATACTTTGTCCTTGGTCAATATCTTTCTGCCGCGCCGAAGCCTGATTAATAATTTCCATCTGGCTAATTTCACCAAAAGTTTTGAATACATCTTTTTCATCTTGAGTCAAAAAGGTGAGATGCTGAACTGATCCCCCATGATTCAAGATAGATTTCCAAACTTCTGTAGAGTTTTCCCCTTTTTCTTTTAAGAGTTTTTTAACATACGGATTTTTAAAGGTGAACTTCCCTTTAGCTAAATCCTTAATGAAATAATTGGAGTTTAGTGGCTCAATCGACGGAGATACTTGGCCAAGAATAAACGAACTTGATGTTGTCGGGGCAACGGCACGAGTTGTACTATTCCTAATCCCATACCCCTTTAGAAGCTCAGGCTCTCCGAATAAAACCGCTAATTCTTGTGTAGCTTTATTGCACTTATTTGCAATATTTTTCCAAACTTGGGAGTTCAAAAGCTTTGCTTCCATGGACTCAAAGCTAATCATTTTTGACTGTAACAGAGAATGCCATCCTAAAACTCCTAATCCAAGCGCTCGTTGGTTCATCGCAAAGCGCCGTGGAGCTTCCATGAATGCCATGCCTTCTGTTTTATTGATGAACTCTGTCATCACTGCATCTAAAAAGTAAATTAGCGTCTCTACAGCGTCAGTATCTTTCCATTCATCATAATGAAGTAGATTCATTGAAGAAAGGTTGCAAACAAAAGACTCTTTATCCGAATTAGCTAAATAAATTTCATTACACAGATTGGAATGGTTAATCTTTAGTCCTTTGTCTTTATAAACTTGCGGAGAGTTTTTATTTACTGTGTCAGAAAAGAAAAGATAAGGATATCCCGAACTCGACCGTTTCTCCAAAATCTTTTTCCAAACAGTCATATTCTCTTTTTTCTTCTCCAAGAGATCATTCATCCACTGATCGGAAATACAAACTCCTAAAGACATTTCTTGGATTGGATGCCCAGTATCGCGAATACGCAAAAACTCTAAAATATCAGGATGATCTACTGGAAGGTATGCCGCGAAAGATCCTCTGCGAACATTTCCTTGACTTACAACATTCATTAGCTTGTCGAAAATTTCCATAAAATGGACAGAACCAGTTGATTCACCACCAGACGAAATTTTGCTACCTCTGCCGCGAAGATCACCGAAAAAAGCAGAAGTTCCACCTCCAGCTTTTGTCATCATTCCTACTTCTGCCGCTTTGCCAAGAATATCTTCCATGCTATCCCCAATGTAACTTCCGAAACAGGAGATAGGCAAGCCACGAGACTTAGAGAAATTAGACCAAATTGGAGAGCTTAAGCTATACCAGCCGCGAGATAGGTAATCTTCAAATTTTTCGGCAAATCCATCAATTCCAAGATTTTTTTCTGCCTCTTTCGCGATTTCCCAAATTCGATCTTCGGCAGATTGTCCTTCTTCAAGATACCCCCTGGATAAATATTTGCGTGATTCCTCATTAAGCCAATAATATTTACTCATAAATTAAAATAGATCGTCGGTATCAAAGCTCTGAGACTTCTTGCTATATTCTACAGGTCGGCGGGCAAAAAAGTCAGTAGATGTATTTCCTAAAACTTCTTCGTCAAACCAAAGAGTTTGCTTAATTAAAAATTCATCGATTTCAAAAGCTTTGCGGTAGCCAATCTCAATTAAAGAATCATTAATTCTATTCTTAACGAACTCTTTCAAGACTTCTGGATTCAATCCATCTTCGGTTACTCCTTCTAAAGCCCAATCAATAATATTTGATTCAGCTTTAAATGCTTCTTTCGCCTCATGAATAATTTTTTCTTCTAAGTCTTGATCAAAAAGTTCTGGGTATTCATCTCGGATTACATTAATAATCTTGATTCCTACCATTGAATGAATTCTCTCCTCTTTCGCGGTATAAGCAGTCTGCTGAGTGACCGACTTTAAAACATTCTTGTGCCGATTTAGCCAATTGACAATATAGAATTGACTGAAAAGAGAAACATTTTCAACGAACAAAGTGAACAAAGTCACGGCGTAGAGATATTGCTTTTTCTTATCAGAGTATTCTTTTTTCCGATATTTACGAAGATAGTCTACACGACCCTTAAAAAAGGGCAACTTTAGATTCTTCTCAAAGACATCTTCGATCCCTAGTTCTTCCAAAAGTCTCCCATAAGCTTGGGAATGGGTTACCTCAATGGCTGCGAGTTTAAAACCAAGGTCAATTAAACTAGGATGCGGAAGATTTTCTCCTAATTTGCCCCAATAAACTTTTACTTCTGTTTCCACTTGGGAGATAGCAGAAAGAGTTCTAATGACACACTCTTTGATTTGTGGTGATAGAGCTACATTAAAATCTTGGATATCGCTAGCAAAAGAAAATTCTTTGTCTGTCCAGTGCCCTGAGTCCATTGCGTCAATGAATTCATAAGCCCATGGATATCGGTCTGGCTTGCGACTAATTTGTTCATCAAAGATTCTAATTTTATCACTCATATTTAAAATTTATAGTCCACTGCTAATTTCCATCGCCTCTACCTCTGCCGCAATTTTTGCCTGCTCTGTTGTTGCGTTTATTGAGGCTTGTTTTGTTGCCTCTTTCGCTGCCGTATTCGTTACATCCGCCGCAGTCTTGGAGTTCTTCACGGATTGATAAGTGGCGTTCCCAGTGCTCCAGATATCAGTTGCTGCCCACGCCCCAATACCCCATTTAACAACCCCGCCCAAATCAGAAAAGGATTTCTCATTATTGGCTCCCGCCATAACTACTGTATCTCCTTTCTTCACAAAAATCATATCCTTGCCGCCGACTCGGCTTCCAGATTTGATAGAAATTCCATCTACAACTACTGAATTCGATGTGCTACATGCTACAAGAAAACACGGAAATGCTAAAAGGATTAGATTTTTCATTTAAATTTTATTTAGCTAAGTTTTCCAAGGACCTCTAAAAAATCCTTAATAACAGGATCTTTGATCATCTTCTCATAGCTACGATAATTGGCTTTCTTCTTTTTGTCAAGAGCCGCTTTGGCTTTTTTCCATGCTGCATATAACTTTGCAGGATCAGTTTCTAAATCGCCAATAGGAAATTCCAGCAACAACCGCTCTGTTTCTAAGCCGCCGACATTCTCTACATAAAATGAAAAAGTTGACTCCGTTACTGACGCCCCGCTATAAAAATTGCCTTCTAGCTTAGCAATAAATTCGCCAGCAATCTCATCAATTTTTTCAAAAACTTCTTCTAATTCCATATTAATTTTTAAAATTTATTCAATTATAATGTCTCGACTTGGCTTTGCTTGTTTACCACGCTTTGCTTTTCCACCTCTAGCATCACTATATTTTTTATCAGCTTCTGCTTTAAGAAGATCAACTCCACCCATTTTCTCGGCCCTAGCTTCGCTAAGATCAGAAGCGCGATCCCAGATATCACCCAAGGTTCCACCTTTTGAGGTTTTGTCAAGGAATTGTTTTGGGTTAAACGGGTCAGATTTAACGTCCATGCTAATCTGAGGTACGGTCCAGACCCGATCCCATTTTACTCCCGCAAGAATATATTCGTGAACATCGTTTACGGATAGAAAAAGAGAAATAATATCTCTGGGATCTTGTGGATTAGAAAATTGATATTCTGGCATGGCTGGCAAATGATATTACAGTAGTTCCTAAAAGGCTGGAAATATTTTCTTTAAGAAATTGAAAATTCAGAGCGGATTGTTAAATTAAATTCTGGAATTGAGATAGATGTGGCGATGCCTAGCTCTAAAGCTTTTTCGCTGGTAATCAACCAGTCATCCAATAAATTATTCTTTAATTGCTTTTTAATCCAATCCTTGGGTTTCTTAAGATGCTTACTAAGAACTTCATTCATTAAATCATTTTCCTTACCGTGCCACTCAACGACTTGTCGAGCCTCTTGTAGATTTCCCTCAAAGCCTAGTTGAGTACTGTGAAATAAGAGTGAAGAGAATTTCCCCATGTACCGGTGATCACAATACATGAAAACACAGCATCCTGCTGAAGCTGCTGTTCCAGATACTACGGCAGCAAATTGCATTCCCTTCTCACGATAACAATCCATGATTGACATAAAGCCAAACAAAATTGCTGCACTGCCTCCATCGCTTTGAATAAAGATGGGCATCAAAGGCTGAGAATTCTCATGAGCGCGATGCAGCGTCTTTGAGAATGCCTGCAAAGACCTTTCTGAAAAATCGGTAAGATGAAAAACACCCGGCACTGCGACATCTCTGACTTGAGGCGATTGACTAATATTCCACATAATTATTTTTTATTATTCTCTATTTTAGATATAAATTTTAAAAATCCAAAAGACAATCAACTGTATTTTTCACAGAAAACTTATCTGCCAAAGCTTTTCCAACCTCTGGATCTGGAACATCCATATTTAAGGCTTGTTCCATTCCTGCAATTCCAGCGTCCTCATCCCAAGTAAAAATATTACCTTGGTTGTATGGCTGGCCTTTTTGGAAAAACATTCCATCTGTTGCGTCTTCTTTTCCAGAAGGCTCAACAAAAATAGAGTTCGTATCAGAACAATAGTCAGTATGAGCATGAGCACGTAGAACTACGCCTCTTTTGCCTAAACAGCGAGTTTGTAACAATGGTAGTCCAAACCCTTCTCCACCGCTTAGTCCTAGATCGATATCAATTACATTTAGAGCTTGGTTGAACTCTTCCTTTGTAAGAAAACCAAATAGATTTACATTCCAAGGAAGCTCTCTTCCAATTTCCCGCTCAATAATTTGCTTGTGTGCTGCAATATGATTTTTAGGGTCTATTCCGCCCATGATGAATGGATTAAAGACATGGCAATGTAGCCGATATTTCTTATCCCCTCCAAAGCGTTTTACCCAAGCTCCGATTGTCTTGGTCGTCCACTTGCGCTTTTCAAGTTTGCCTAAAACTGAGAAGATTGTGACATCTTCAAGGCCCTTTCGTGGGGCATCTACGTGAGAAAACAGACTGGCGTCAAAGAAGTTAGGAGTTACGCCAGCCTGGAGACCTTTAGCCTCAAAAGTTTGTTTAGAAAAATTCGATGGAACTAGAATCCTCGAATACTGAGCCATGATATTCTTTTCAGTATCCGTAATGGAGTCGATTTCATGAACTGTATAAAGAGTATTTATATCAGACAGTCTCGATTGGCTACCATTAATGTGCCAAACCTTAATTGCTGGTTCAGACTTTTTATAATTAGTTAATGCTTTTCCACTGCAATACTGGAACCACTGTGGAAACCCTTCTGGTAAATTGGCATATCCAAAATCAGGATTTCCAATAATGAAGATATTCGGGGTCAAACCTCTTTTAAAAAGTTCAACGGCAATACCCATTCCGACACTGCCAAGGCCGGTTTGATTTAGAGGGAGTTCAATACTAAACGTCATGGTTGATTCTACTTAAAGTTTTAGGATTGGTCAATCTCTGTTTCTTCGATTTGAATGGTTTTGTCAAACTTTTTGATAAGAGCAAAAGATGAATCTAATCCAAATAAAGTTTCTGCCCAAGTTGAAATCCAGCCTTCAGTATTTTCAAGGGTTTCCCAAGAAGGGAGGTATAAAACTTCAGGAGGTCCATGCGGCTCAAAAACTTCAAAGCATTGAATAATCCAATCCATTCCTGGTTTTAGAGAAGTGAAAATCCGCGCATCTTCTTCCATCGCTAAACTTTCTAAGTTGAATACTGAAACAGTCACAGTAAATTTCTCATGCTGATCCTCAATCAATTGCGTCATCACCTGATATCGTATTCCACCATCAATAGATACCAAAAATGGTTCCCGATGGGAGAAACAGGCTGCACGGACTAGGTTGGATTGAGACATTTGTTTTTTACGATAAACGCGATTATTGGACTTGTCAATGGAATATATAATGGAAAACCTGCGATAAGGCAAATCCCGAGAGATAGCCAAAGATTATGGCACAATTGGCATTTCCACAAGTTGAAAATTAAATCTGCACAAATTTTTTCAGCGGCGCGACGACTTTGCATCCAAATCAGAAGCCTAGTTCTGAAATCTTCAAAAAGTGTAGACTCATGGGTTACAAAATTTAAATAAGACAGTAAAATGCCTACGCAAATAATTAGTTCTAAATTCATACATCTTGTAAACCTTCTTTTAGCTCCGAGTCAACCCATTTTTCCATTTTTCTCACCATCTCGCCGCCTTCTTTCCACAAACCAGAATTTTCCTTCATTACACGTTCCACCTCTAAACGTGGAATCGACTCTCCATTCTCAAATTTGCTAAAATCATGCCAGCGGAATTGAACATCAGCAGCTTTGCGGATTAGTGGGTCATTTTTCTCTTCCTCGCTGTTCGCTGGCTCTAGAACATGGAATTGCCCATACCAGTCCTTGCTGTCATATCTTTCAACGTGGACGATTTTCCCACCATTAGATTTTACAAATCCAAGCTCGTCGCCGCCGCCAAATTCCGCAAAACGCAAATCCGTAATAAATCTTACTTGCGGTCCTTCTGGGGAAAGGAGAGTATCTCGGATTTTATTCAACCAATACTGCCCCTTACTATCATTTCTGCGGAGCTTGCCATATTGAACAAGCAATGGCCGAACCCTTGTCTTCTCTTCAGTAACCTCGGTAAACGCCGAAAATCCAAACTTATCAGTTATAAAATGGTCCAGGTCTCTCTTCAATTCGTCGGCGAAAGCCCATCGCCCGCAGGTGATTCCTTCTTCTTTGAGAAAATCAGAGGCGAATCTGTAAAAAGAGTCCTTGCCCGATCGCCCGACCCCCGAAAGGGCTATAATTTTAAATGATTTCATTCCTTTATTATAGGTGGAAACGAAAGAAAAAGTCAACCGACTGTCTCAAAATGATTATTTTCGCGAAAAAAAATGGTTGAGGCTTTCGGATTTGACCAAAAAACGGGCAGGAAAAGAATCATTAATAATTTAAAATAAATTGTTCCCTTTTCTTTACCATTCCTGTAATTAAACATATAATTATGAATCACCGAATTAAAACTAAACGCTATAATTTTTGCTTTGACCCGAAAATTGACGAACTCTTGAAAAAAATTAAAGCAGAAACTTCAATAGGATTAACGAAAATTGTGGAGTTAGCTGTTGTTGATTTTGCCGAAAAGAAAGGAGTTTCTTTATGATCGGTGTCGTTTTTAACATGAATATCGAATCTCTTGCGATTTGCCCAAGAACCAACGGAATTTACAAAATCACAAATACGAAAACAGGAAGATTCTATATTGGCCGAGCAGAATACAAGAAAGGTTTTTTTCGCCGGTGGTATCACCATAGGTGGCAACTTAGAAAAAATATCCATGAAAATCCTCATTTGCAAAACTCTTATAACAAATATGGAGAGTCTTGTTTCACCTTCGAGATTCTTGAAATTAAAGACTATGGAGATCCGTTAATAGATCTAGAGTCAGAATATATCATAAATTTAAAAGCCATGTACTTTGAAGACGGGTATAATCTTACGAATGAAAGGTTTGCCGCAAAATATCCTAAAATATACAGAGAAAATCATCATAACTCAAAAGAATTTGAACTGCTTGACCCAGAAGGAAATTTAATTAAAGGCAGGAATTTAAGTCAATTCTGTGAAGAACTAGATGTGGGCGTAGGAGCCATGTGGGATGTCATCCACGGAGATAGAAAATCCTACAAAGGATTCAAATCTCCCAATCCCGAATTTCACGTAGTTAAAAAAGAGTATCGCTTGCTCTCGCCCGAAAAAGAATTGTTCGTATTTGACAACGCCGCAGAATTCGCGAGAAAGATAGGGGTAAACAAACGTTCTATACACAAAGTATTAAAAGGGGAAAGGTCTAATGCCGAGGGCTACCATCTTGAAAATCCATTACCAGAACATCAAAGAAATCTTGATAATTATTTCAATAGGAAGCATCTCTCTGATCGAATCAACTTTCAATGAATCCGTCCAAATCCTTTTTTAGCTCATCAGCAAAAGCCCAGCGGCCACATGAAATTCCCTCCGTTTCTAGAAATTCCGAAGCGAAGCGGTAAAAAGAGTCCTTCCCCGCCCGACCGACGCCAGAGATTCCGATAATTTTAAATGGTTGCATTGATGAATTGTATCGGGCTTTTGTGCGGAAAGTCAATCTTAGAATTTTTAAAATTAAATTCCTTTTCTGCATATTCGCCTGTAAAAGAACTTGACTTATTTGATTTCCGACTTTTTAATTACTGTGATGCCTAAAATGAATTACTCTCTGGTAAACCCCGATAAAACGATTCTCAAAAATGAAAACATGATTCGAACAATAGGGTATGGGGGAGAGGGGACCATTGCTGGAGGGAGGGAGAGGGTGTCTCTTTATAAGGGGAGGTTTAGAGAAGTACAAGAAGTAATAGAGGGGAGGTCTATACTTAGTAATGATGTAGATTGGGAATTTAAAGAGAAATCTTTCTTAATCCCTTCAGACTTTTCTAATAATGAGCTTCTTAGCCTTGGCTTGAAAGAGAAACATATTGCGAATGCTATGGTTTTTCTTTCCTTATTAAGGATTTCAACAAAGTACAAAGAGGTTGTTCTGAGGGATGTTAATCCATTCAGTAGAATTAACAGTATAGTTCTTTCGGAATTTATGTTAACTCTTGGCTCCGGTACGAAAGACATGTTGAAAAAATTAAGCATTGCACAATGGATTGAGATTGACCATTCTTACCAAGCAGGAATCAAATCAAAAGGATATCGTCTTGGGAAAAGATTTGAAAACTCAAAATGGATTTCCGCAAATTGGAAAGAAAGTCTTGAAAAATTTGTCCCAGGTGTCCTGCAAGGAGGTTATATTTCTAGGAGCAGAGATGTTTTGTATGGACTCTGGGATAGAGCTTGTATATATTTTACCAACTGGCAGGCTATGGCTGACGGCCCTTTAAAGGAAATCTGCAAAAGAACGTCAGAAATAGGCCGTAAATTGATCGTAAGATACTGTGAGGCTCTGACTAAGGAAATTAATACAAACGCTGTAGAGCATATCAAATGCCCAGCAAATCAAGCATCTGTAGAAAATGGATGGACACTAGAGAAACAAATTCAAAATTATTGGGATTCTTTGTCGTATTTTGACGGTAAAAGTTTTTCTGTTACCTGTCACGACGAAAGGTTTAAGTTTTTTACTTACCGTTTGTATTCAAATGTTGTAAATTTAAAATCTGAGTTTCGCCAATTTCTAGAACTAGATGGACAGCAAATGGTGAACGTGGATATCCAATCCTGCCAAGTGGCTTTACTGGCGACATTCTATAACACTGAAGATTTAGTGGAAAAAGAGAAATTCATCAAAATTATTTGCGAAAAAGATATTTATCTATTTATCGCGGGAGATAAAATTGAGCGGAAACAAGCGAAATCTGACTTTTTCTATATCATGTTCGACAAGAATTGTAACCAAAAAGGAGAAACTTGCCGCCGATTTAAAGAGGAATTTCCAATCTTAACTCAAAGGATTTACGACGAAAAGAAAAGAAATGGTTATAAAAGTGTAGCTCGTCTAATGCAGACAAAAGAAGCTTCTATTATGATATTAGGAGCATTGAATAAACTCCTTTTCGTAAATGAAATTGAAGCTTTTTCAATCCACGACTCTATCTTTTGTCTTCTTAAAGACGTAAAATTAGTAGAAGAAACTATCCGCTCCTTCTTTACAAATCAAATGGGCTTCTGCCCAGCAATTAAAGTGGAAGCGCCCAGAGTGGATGAATCTGCCAACCGTATTGGGCAGCAATCATAAGGGCATCTTTTAGAGGGATAGGAACTTGTGTCGGCCCGAAAGCTCCATCTTCGTCCTCAAAACCCGCTGACCAGCAAATATCATTTCCATTAAATTTTCCGAACTGTGGGCGAAGGCTCATCAAGTAAACGGTCATGTTTGGATCTGGGAAATCTTCTTTGTCAACGTCTCTCCAGTAATCTGGTGCCGCGACATTATCCCACAAATTTACTTTTTGATCTTCCATACCGCTTGATTCTAAATTATTTTTTAAATAAAGTCAAGTCATAAACGGTACAGCATGTCCATCAGCAACAATTAATTCATTTAAATTAACTTCATCTAAATATACAGTCGCCAGCCACCTTCCGTATTTATCTGTAGGATTTTTGAAAGTTTCAATGGTAACTTCTTTTCCAACTGGTAACTTCGTTTTGACGTAAGCTGTTGCTTCTGAACCTCCTAAAGCATTTCTCTCTGGGGTATTAATTCCAATGAGTCTCACGCGAACCTCATGATTGATGCGAAATCCAAGAGACACGAAAAAGTCAATAGTGTCACCATCGACGACTCGCTGAACAGTAGCTTTATATTTGTAGTACATAATAGTTTTAAAAAGTTAATTTCGATAATACCCCGAGACTTTATCATAGGTGAATGGCAAGTCTTTCTTCTTGCCGCCCTGCTCTACTTTATAAATATCAGAAAAGTAACGAATTGATCCGCAATCAAAGTATTCAATATTTAAACGTCCATTTATAGGCTCAATTGAGAAAATAGGTATATAAAGGGTGTAGGTCAAATTCCCTAATTCATCATATTTTAAACCAGAATTTTTTGGAATAGCCGTCCCTTGTTCAATCCGCGCCCATTGTGTGCTTAATTTTTCATAGTCGCCTCTTGTATACCCATATGGAATTTTCATCCAAAATAAGGTTTTCCCAACCTTATCTACAAAAAACCTCCCACCTGAGGCATCATCTGGAGTTAAATATAAATTTTCGCTAGTCTCAGTATCAACATCAAACGCTGTAAGAGGGAAGTACTGAGAAATTTCATCTTTTCTTTTCTCCTTTACTAAAAATGAATATAAGAAAATTGCAAACTCAGTTGCCGCAGGTGAATAAAAGTCCAAAAAAGAATTTCCTAAAACGCTTGAAGAAGATGATGCAACATTAAAATCACGTAGAAGTTGCGGTCTAAATCGCGGCCCAACATTAATTTCATATTTTGAATCTGTTACGTCACGAACTGAAACTCGAAAGTCTCTTATTGGTTGAATATAAGTTGGTCTACTTTCAAACACGGCAGAAAAAATGGTCGTTAAAGTCTTTTAGATCAGATGAAGAAGAGGTGCCCTTAAATTGAAAAACCTGTCGATATCTATTTTTACCAGAAATATCATCACGATATTCCTGAAGTAAATCTGGCGATATATTATTAATATCAATAGTAGTCCCTTTACTAAAAATTAATTCAGTTGCAGATCCTAATCCAGAATAGCTAGAGTTTTCCCAAGAGTCCAATAAAGTAATAGAGACTTTATCTTTCATGTATGGCGCTCCTTCTTTTATTATCCAAGACCCTCCAAGCTTCTCAAATACATTTTTAGCCATTAACTGGTCAAAGCTTATAATTTCTGCCCCTAGAACTCTTGAATAATTCTCTGGATTAATGGGGGTTCCATCTGGATTGGCCTGTTTTTTAATTAAAAAATAAATTTGGCCCCTATTATAATTTATATTTTCAGGTTCTTTTGGCAATGCGTATCCATCTTGATCAAATTTAATTGTTGTCGTAAGAGTCGCCGCATCAATACTCTTTTGATCTTTAAAATCAATCTGTTTCATTTCAGTCCCATTAATCATTATCGGGATACGGTACTTTTCTAATTCATCTTCAGTTAATATTAAATTCTGATTAAATGTGATAATATTATATGTCCCATCAGATAATTTTACTACTAAAAGCGGTTTAGTTCGAGACCTCTCAATACTAGAAATATCATAAAGTTTACCTCTTTGGATTGCCACTTTAATAGTTACCTCTAGATTTTTCGGCCCAGGAACTAAAAAATTAGGAGTATCTTCATAAATTGGAGCATTTGATTCTAAATAATATTTTTTAAAAGGATAATCATCAGGATACGGCGCACCTATGATTGGCGCAATTAGCTCATTACGCTCGGTGCCAACCCACCTTCTATTTTGGAATCCTACCCAACGCGGGATATAACTCGATTCAAACATTAAGTTGTAAATTGGTTGGTCAGAATATTTACTTCACCAGTTTTTCCTCCTGCCTTCACACGTAGTGTGACCTCATCTGAAGAGTCAGTATCGGTTGAAGTATAATCAACTTTAACATACCCTTTTATGAATCCAGCATCGTAATTATAAGGAGTTGGATTCATAAATTTAGTTGGAGAAAACCAGCCGTAATCTTTATAGCTTGTGCCGTAATTTCCATCTGTCTCAGAATAATAAAGATTAAATTTACTATTTATATTACCAGATGGAACATATCCATATCCATAAAATAATCCTGAGGCTGTCAGATTAATTGCAGGATCAGGAAACTCTAATGAAATAGTATTATAAATAATAGTTTCTTCCTCTCCAATAACTTCACGAGTTGCTGGATAAATAACAGGAAGTGGGATAAAAGCACGATCACATGTTCCGGCATAAGTACCAAAATATCCACCACTTTGAATAGAATACTCAACTTCAAAAGGGGTATCTGTTCCTTTTATAACGTATAGTCCAAATGTTTCTGATCCATCATCACTACTTCCAGAAGAGAAAATGCAACCCCGTCCGTAATAAGAATTCCCATTTGTCGCAATTATTCCATTTCCAACATAAGGATAAACCCCAGTATCATTTGGGCTTGAAAAGACTGGGCCTTGCATTGTAATACCAGGAAAATTAATATATCCTACTGTACGGCCTGTAAATCCAAATACGGCTGGATTAACTACTCCTCCACTGGTTGGAGAATAACCCCCAGTTATATTTGGCACTGCAAGATTTTCATAAAATTCAAGCATCATTGGAGCTATAACAATATTAGAAGGTCCTGTAGGAAATCCCCAAGTTTGATATTGTTCAAGTGGAGCGCCAGTTCCATAAAAGCCTGTTATTCCATTAGAAATCCATCCTCTAGCGGTCGTACTTGTTAAATTACATTCTGCCCCATAGCCCCATTCATCAGTGACAGGGCCGTAAGGAACTCCAATTCCATTTGGCTCCCAATCATAAGCGTTTCCAACAAAAGATACATCACCAGTACCACTTCCGTAAAGCTCAATTCGACTAGTGTAAGTGCGCCCTGTCCCCTCGCCAAAGAAAGAAGCAACAGGAGACTCTCTAGTTACAATACCTTCCCCTGTTTTTAAAACATTAACATTTCCTCCTCCAAGCCCAGTCGCAAATAAAGCTGGATTGTATGCATCAACTTTAACTCCACCATTAACAAAAGGAGTTGTACTAGAGTCAACATAAAAATAAGGACTGTATCCAGAATTTAGATAACCATAACATCTTTCATTAAAAATATGAATTCCTTGCTCGGATTCTATATAATCATGAGTCGCTACAACATCGCCCAAACCGCTAAATGAATACCCCATATAACCAGGATAAGGACCATTATAAAGACCATCAATTAAAACTCCAGTAATTATAAAAGAATTTACACCAGTAAAATAAACTTGTGTAGTTCGTGATGGGGCAGCTTTTGAAATACTAATTATAGTATCTACAAGATTATATTGGGTATTGAATGGTTCGTTTTCTGGATCTAAAAGGTTCGCAGTTCCAGTAATTTTTGGTGCAGAATAAATTAATCCACTTCCTCTTACATTCCCAGAATAATTTAGAATACCCGTGCCTGTCCCCGAAAGATTAGAAGTCGCAAAACTAGAAGCCGTCTCTAATTCTAAAGTCATCTTATTATCATAATTAGAATAATAATCAATTTCAAATTCTAAAGAGCTATTAGTTTGAACTAAATTAGATGGGCCGTAAAGACTTAAATAGATTCCTGAATCATATATGCCCGCAACGGTTGACGTTCCTGTCGTCGCAATTAGCGTCTTTGAAATACGACCAAATAAAGTATCAAATTCAACATTAACGGATTGATTGCTGAAAATATTATTCCCACTAATAATATAATGGACTCCACCAGATCCAGAAGCTTGGAAGCTTTTGACTGATCCATCTGACGCAGCAACAGAAACGCCTAATAATCCATAAGGAACGCTCTGAGAAGGATAACCACTTAGACCTGATTGTATAAGATTTCCAGAAAATAAGTTTTCTCCAATTCCAATAAGATTAGAATATTCAGTGGGCGGGGCGAATCCATTAATTGATAAATCAAAATTTACATTTTCCGATCCTAGATTTTGAATAAAAAATCTATCAAATGGTTTTCCCGTATATCCAGAGTATAGATCCTCTGAAGAAATTAACCGTCCATTAAATTTCTGATAACTATAGTAATCCTCTGTTCCAAGATTAAAGATTAATTCCTTTTTTAATCCATAATCAAAGCGGTTCTCTCCGCTCTGGTATGTGGTAATAAAACGGTCTTGATAATCAAATACTAGACCGCTTTTAAGAGTATATTGTGATCTTACTGTTCCGTCACTAGACTTAAGGCCGAAAATAAGATTTTTTCCTGGCGAGTAAAGAGATAAAGAGTAATTAAAATCAAGATTATCTCCCAAGTAGTCAGGCGGAAGCTGCTGTTGGAATCGACGAGTTTTAGAGGTATTTCCTGAAACGGTAATCATGATTTTCTAAAATAGTTCTTTGCTTTGCCAAGAATAGCTGCATTTTTTTTAAAATTTTTCTCTAAAATAGAGTCAGATTTGCTTTGCGGAGGTAAGTTTGAAAAAGAAAGAGAAGATCGCAGCCCGCTCTCGCTGACATTAATAGTAAAACTTTGTAGTCCGTCTTTTGCCGAAAAAGCCACGTTCGGAATCCCTGAAATATCATACCTCTTTTCAATTCTTTCAATATTTGGAAACATTTTTTGGCGAGCATTAAATTTAAATAATAGTTGCCGAATTGCATTATCGCTGTAACCACAAGTATTTGTTCCAGATGACTCAAGAAATTCTATCAAATTTTGAGTAGCATCTTCAAAAACCAATTCAGTTGAAATATCTTTATTTGATTCCGTTATAGAGTCCCCTAGAATTACTTCTTTTTTCTCTAAAACTATATTATAGTCACTTGTAGAGTTGTCACTATTAGCAATAACTCGATATCCTCCATAATTAGATCCAAATCTTGCTCCAGCTTGACTTGGAAGATGAATTTGTAGATTTGATCCAGCCGTTTTTATTACAAAATATTGAGTTTCTGATGAAAGCAGGCCATAAGGAGTTATCGTACCATCCCTTTCAGATGAAAGGCCAGTATTTTTAGAATCCAACGGATTTCTATCAGATTGAGTTTCCCCTTTTGTTATTTCAAGATCTAGTTTTTCTGGTTTTGGATAAACTTCAAAAATGGTATAATCATCATTTTCCGCAAATATACTTGTTGCCTCTGATCCCGTAAGATTTGCTCCGTCAATGTCCTCTTTACCTAATTCTATCATTCGATAAGGTCGGACTGTGTTTAAAACCTTTTCCATTACAGTAGAATTACGAGCGGGTGACCAAAGACCAGTTCTCTTCATCATTAGAAATTTTCCATGAGCCTGTGTTGAAGTAATAACTCCAGGCTCACTTTCCTGAGAAGATTCAATTAAATCTTGTAGAAAATCACTTGATTTTTGAATATCTTCAGGAAGATCATTGATAAAAGGGAATTGAATATCAGAGCCATTAGAATAATAATCAACTGTTCCATCTGGAGCATCAAACGAGTATCTTGTTCCATCAGCAAAAGGTCTAATCCAGTATTGGCCAATAAAATTTTCAGCTAAAGATGTTTCGAGTTTTTCCAATTTCTCTTGAGCGTCTTTTTCCCAAGAGGCTACAATAAAAAAGCCTTTCTTCTTCTTAAATTTTAAACCATCTTCAGCCTTCTTCTTCCCTAAAAGTTTTTTATAAATACCTAAATATATTTTATTTTGCGAATCTGCGCTTAAAACAATTGTTGGTTTCAAATTTCCCAAAGCTGGAATTGACTTCTTTTTAGGATTTTTTATCCAATCTTCAAAAGCCTTAGCATCAACAAGTCCTTCTTTTTCATAAAGAAAATATAAATCTCTCAGAATTCCTGAATAGTAAGAAAGAACAATTGCATCATAGAAGTTTTCTAGTGCCGTTTTCGAACTCTTAACGTGTGGGTCGTAATTCTTTTTTAAGTAAGTGTCGGCTGGAGATGGAGAAGTTATTCCATCTGGTCCTGGCCTTGGTTCGTCAGTAAGAAGATCGTAGAGAGTTATAGGTTTTAAGACAATCGTTCGCGATCCTGAAGAAGAACAAGAATAGCTCCTTTCTTCTCCATCTGCTCCAAAATATACGACTTTAGCTTTTGCTGAATTATCTCGAATTGATTTTGTTTCCGTATAGTTTGTAACGTTAAATCCAGTATCTAGTCCCGCTACATTAATATTTATTCCACGAGATAAATCATAAAAATAAACAGAATTCGATTCCCAGTAAAATCCAATTCCAAAATCGCCGCACCAGTTTTGCAGAACCTCACGAACAGTTCCCGTGTAACTTGCTCGATATTCAGAATTAATAGATTCTGGAAAACCTCCAAATTGAATTTTAGATGATAGGGCTGCTTTCAGTTCAGGAAAGGAATAATCTACCTGTAGAATCTTTAATAGACGCTCTTTATTACAGTCAAAATTCTGTCTTTGACCTGCACTATCATCGCAGGCTGGAGCACACGGATCAGTTGGGGTATTAGTTACATTTTGACAAGGGTCTACTTGAGTTCCAACCAAGACAATATCAGAGCTAAAATTACCTGTAACTGCACTAGTAAATCCGGCACCATGAATTCCACGCAAACCAATTACTGTTTTATCAAGAACAATACTTGAATCAACGTAAGTAATATGAAGGAGTTTTCCTCCATTTGGTGCAGAAGTAGTGGTCGTTTCTACTACATAAGCATCAATACTACGAAAATTCCCAATCTTTATCTTAACTAATTGGGTAGAGTCTGTTGATGGAACATCATAATCTCCATCTTTATTCACGAAGCTTAATGAAATCTCTGACGCCTCTGCGCCACCATCACTATAGTCAATTGAATAAGGGTAGACATTTTGTCCATCAACCAGAGTATTTGGAATAGCAATAATATTCATTTTAAATCCAATTCTCGTCTATATTGTTAAAAATTCCAGAAGCAGAACTAGTAGCATATTGTTTATTATGATATAAATGATAACGATGAGTTTCTAAAAAGCTACTTTCTTGTAACCGATAAAGTGGTTCAAAAGAAAAAATTCCTGTAGCAACAAATGCTGTTCCAGGCCAATAGTCTCCAGTAGCTTTGCTTGAATTCGCCAAAGCTACTAATTGAATCCCAGACACTTCATCATAAATAATAGTATCGCTTGAAGCCTCATTATAAGCGAGAACATCAATCCTTCCATCCACGACAGTAAAACCAGTAACTTGTAAACCATTTAAATAAATTGGAATTCCGGTAGAAGCGCCAGAACCGAAAAATGCCCCTAAGGTTGAATCGAATACGGCTTCTTTCCCGACTTGATCAAAAGATCCAGGGACAACCCCAAAAACAATTTGACTTGAGTTTGGCGCAACGACACCATTCATTTCGTACCCAGCAAAATAACCAGTATTAGAGGTTTGGACGAAAGACTCGTCGAAAGTCAGAGTCCACAGATCATTGAACCTTAAGCCTTGATATACTTCAGAAATGTCATAAGTGAAATACATCTCTTGCGGCTGATAAATTGAAATCTCGTTATCTAAAGGGCCTATCGTAAAATTGATATTAACTGCAAAGCCAGTTGGGAATAAACCAGTTTCAGCAAAAGTAAATTCATCGGTACCTCCCATTTGGATTGAAGCGCCAGTTTGGCAAAATCCAAGCTGCGATAAACCATAATAATTTCTTGTTGTAAATCCTCCAGAATGACCTGAAAATGTAATTCGGCCTAAATAATCCAGTCCCTCTTGAAGATTTTCTCCAGAAACGTAGTTCTGATAAACTCCAGTAAAATAATCTTGTAAACCTGACTGCATTCCAGAAGTAAATCCAGTATTTGAAATAAACCATTCACTAGAAGTTACTTCATATGTCCCCCAAATATCTTCTACTACTGTTAAATTTGAGAAACCTGAGAAAATAGTGAGGGCATTTTGAGGAGATACTTTCTCAGAAAGAAATAAAAGTTGATCGACTTCTCCGTAAAAATTATTAATTCCTGAAACAGCAGGTGTATATCCTCCGAAACGATACCCCGTTCCATTTAAATTAGTTAAAGCGCTGACTACTGTATTCTGTGTTGAAGTAATTCCTGAAGATGGAATATTATAATTTAGAACTGAAAATAGATTATCTGATTTCTGTAAACAGATCGTATTTTTGCCTCCTAAATTAATCTTATCGAATGTATAGCAATCCCCGTTAGTTTTTAAGTAAGGAAAATTTCCAGCATCTAAGCCAAAATCAAAACCATTCGTTCCGCTGATATTAGAAAAAAGAGAAACTGCTTTGTTATTAAAGGTAGACTGTTCTTTTTTATATGTAAAGAAAAGACTGAAGTCGTTGTAATTCAAACCAGAAACTACTCTTGTCGTCGTATTCGCGGTAGAATTCGTCATAAAATCCCCCAATCCCACCGAGGCGTTGTAATCCCATTGGTCTCGGACAATGCCCGTTCCTAATTGCGTTAGACCATAAAAATATTCTAGACTCATTTTTTACCCGTCATCCTTACCATTATTATACAGTTTCAAGGATAAAAAGGAAATTAAATAATCAATTATATTGGATGATAATTGCATTATAAACTATTGCATTCCCATTATAAAGCAAGCCAGAGAAGTTCATGAACTCGCTTGCTATATATTTTGCATCAGCGCTCCAGCTAAAATTAAAGGAATAGAAGTCTCCATTTTTATCTTCTTCAATTTGACTATTGAGAAGAACCCTGTTTGACCCAGGGAAATATTTGAGCATAAGGAGATTAACTCTTGATTTAATTTCTCCTATAGCAGATTCTTTAGAATAGCATTTTACCCTTTTTGCTGTTCCATTCATCGCAAACTGTTTGCGATTTTTAAATCCAAGATCTTGCACGCTATAATAACCCATGCCATTTAAAATTGGCTCAGGCGCATACTTTTGAATTGATGGCGTAAAGTCCATCGTATATTTAAAAGCTTCAATTGCTGAACACTCAACTTCGACTTCAGCGCAATACTGAACCGAGAAAGAAATTTCTCCAGAAAAAGGATTATATGTAAGTGATTTGGAATTTGCGTTGGCATTTAAAGTTTCCCCATTTCCATAAATCGCCCATTTCTGTAAAACCCGCGCATCCCAATTTATGTTTTCAAAGAAAGTTTTAACTAGATCATAGCGAGTCCCTGGACATCCAGAGTCTGATTTCACTTTTCCTGTATATTGGAAACAGGTTGGACCGCCTGATTTGCTAATAGAAACAGTTGAAGTATCTATGATATATGGAGAACTTTCCGCTTGGGAATTCCATCCCATGTCAAAAGAAACTGTACCAAGATCTGGATTTTCAGTTATAGATAAGTTAACAATCGATGCCAAGATTAAAGTTCCGCCATTTGCGGTATATTCGCTTTGAGCAATTGCTTGGAAATCAATAGAGTCAAACGTTGTTTTGGCATTGACAATTTCATTTGCCGCCGCGTCAACCCGAGCAACTTGAATTTCGCCGGAAATATTAACGGTAGTCGTTCCTTCTGATTCGGAAACAGAAGTCGTATAAGTGATGATTCCGTATCCCGCGCCCGTGTATTCAGGATTATACAGCCAAGTTTCAACCATCCTAAATTCGCCAGTGAGACGATTGCAGAAGCTTTTTCTTGAAATCAGTGGATATTTGCGATTTTTAGAATCGACTAATAAAGGAGTTGTGTCATTATCTAATAAAAGGAATGTTTCTACTCCTCCGTCCATAAATAAGAAAACATCGTCTGCCCCATCTGATTGAGAAAATACGAAATCTCTTGCTTTTTCAAATGCTTGATTTCCAACCCCACGAGCCGAAACAGTATGGGTGATTGTAACTGTAGAATCTGCTGTCTCGTCAGTAGTCCACTGGTTTACTGGATCAAGAATATTTGAATCATTATAAGAGGCAATACAGTCGATGACAATCTCATATCGGTAAAATCCAGAGAAATTAGATTCTGGGAAAGAGATTGAAATAATCTTTGCGGCAGAATGATAAAAGATCTGATTAGAGTCTTCTAGAATTTCAAAAGTCTTAAACTGCTGAGAGAAATAATATTTGAGTAAATCAAAATCATTTTTATAATCTAAGAAGGATGCGTTACAAGAAGACCCTTTTACCTCAAAAGGAGAATAAGTTGAACTTCCATCAGGTCGAAAAATTGAGGAGACCCCATCTGAACGTATGTAAATAGAACCGCTTTCAGGAGATAGCTCTGTTCCAAAAAAAGAATCTCCATCTGAGTCGGCAATCAAGCTTCCGTCTGAATCAATAATAGAAAAAAATGCAGCATTCGGGCGAGGGCGAGTTCCAGAAAGAGTCAGCCGAGTGACTCCAGAAATATATCCATTAACCTCCTGCCGATTAAATTCGCGTGAAACGAAAGGAGTCCGAGTTCCGAATGGATTAACTCCATTATATTTAATTTCAATAGCCATTATACTTTGTAGTCATTAAGTTGGCGATACTTCGAGTAAGTATAGTCGCGATTGAAAGAAAAAGAATAAGAGAAAGGATCAAAAGAAAATTTTTCATCTGAAATGAATGAAACGCCGCTGGGTACTCTAATTTCCTGAATGGCGCGGGCATAATAAGCAGGAATTATCACGCCTGGAGTTCCGATAATCTCTACCCGATTTGATAAAACTCCAAGAGTTGATTGATTTGATCCTTGAACCAATTCTTCACTATTAATAATAGTAAAATTATTTGCCAAATGAACTGGCTTGGTATCAGAATAAGTAGATTTTACTCTTCTAATAGTCCCAGATCCAATAAAAGAGGGATCGTCTGTAAAATTATAAGTATAATCAATCGATGGCGGGCGCTCAGTATATGATTTATCATTATTGGTTTCCACTAAAATTCCAGTATACCCAGTAGAGCAAACAGCGTTTTTAAAGAAACTGGATGAAGATGAGTATATTGAATTAACTCGACTCACAATTCCTGACTCAACACCAGACATTGCTAAAATTAAAACCCCAATTTCCCCAGTAGTATATTTTTTACTTCTTAGGCCACCATTTTCAGATACTTCCGCCCATCCATCTTGGCTTTGTGAGATTTGATTTTCGTAGGACCAGTAGTAGCCCGATTGATTTGATGGGTCATTAGAATAAGAATATCCATAAGAGACGCTTCCCTCAAAATAATTCTTAGAAACACTTTTTTCAATTGGATCGTTTAGAAACTCACAAGTAGAATCATAAACGCCAGACCAACGGGAGTATACTCCTGAAATTCGATTAAAAATTCCAGTTTCAACTATAGCCCATCCCAAAAGAGCAGAATTAATTTTACTATCTTCAGCTATATTCCTACGAGTGGATATAATTTTCCCATTTTCCGCAACAGTAGAAACCCCATTTTCCGAATAAGTCAGATTATGACTATAGTCCCAATTATAAGGAAGTCCAGATTGATAAGAGTATGATTCGCCGTAGGAATAAGTCCCATTAATTTCGTCAAGAGATGATGAACTTTGTTTGATTCCTTGACCACTGAAATATTGACCTGGTTGAATCGGATGGTAAATTCCAAAATCTGTTAGCGTCCCTAGAATCGTCGCTTGAATCCCACTCGCTCCAGACAGAGTATTAGTGAAACCGCGCTCAAAATTAATATCCAGATTACGGCTAAAATCAACTGTTCGATTATGGTCTTGAGAGTAGTCAAAGGTTTCAGTAAAAGAGTTTAAATAAGGGAAAAAAGAAGTATTACCAGCATATCCAGAAAATAATTGACCCGTTAGAAAAGCTAAATCGCCAGTTTTAAGAATTTGAAAGCCGACATTATAAAGTTTATTAGAGATGTCCTGCCCGCCTTCAGAAGAAAAAGAGGTGATTTTTCCTGAGCCAAGATTAACTCCGTTTGCGTAAATTTGAAAATAATCCCCTGTAATATAAGGAGTCAGTCCTGAAATTCCAGACCAAAGTGGCGCGGCGAGACCTAAGTAAGTTTTAAATCTGGCGCGGGCTGTATAATCCTCGACATTACGGTAATTGATGGTATCTCCCCAGAAATCACATCTTTGGGAGAAACCAAGAACTTCGGCGCAATCTAGGAAAAAGTCAGGCATATTAGACCGTTGCGGTAGATGGTGCTAGAACTGGGGTTACACCTTTTGATTCTTCTTCATATTGTATGTATAAACGTTTAAAAGTAGAAGCAAGTTCTTCTGTAGCTTTTGGAGTATTAAAAGGTCCAGTGACGGCAACATTTACATTAGCATTAGTATTGATATTTTGGACTGTTCCTTTTGCAAAGAGTTCGGCGGCAGTCTGAATAGCAGCGGCGCTGACTTCAAAAGACCTCGCAGAATCTTCGGTTTTCTTTTGAGAATCTTCCAAAGCTTTCTTCTCTGCTTCTTTTGTTTTTTGATCAGATTTGATTTTACTTTCTTGTTGGTCTAAAGGCGATAAATTTAGATTAGTATCTAGAGACGGAAGTTTTTGCAGTACCCCTCTAGACAATTGTTCAAAACGCCCCTGAGGAAGTTTTTCTTTTAAAAATGCTTCTTTATCTTGTAAATTTCCAGGCATACTATAAGCCTGTCGAAGTAAACCTGCCTCCTGATCATTAATTTTATTATTAACTAAATTAGCTTGTCTTTCTCCAGCTTGAGGCCCAGCCATATCAGTATAGTTACTATATCTAGCTGTATCAGGAGCTTTTAGAGCATTTCCAATTACATTTTCTATAGTAGATCTATCACCTTGCATTTTAAGACGATCATCAGCAATCTTTTTTAAATCGGCATTTGATTTTTCTAAAGATTTTGTTAATTCTGAAATCTTCGAGTCTCTTTCAAATCCTTTTGTTTGATCTGATAAAGAAACCTCTTTCGGAGTAATATTAACTAAATCCTTAATTTCTTTATCTGCCTCAGCGCTAATTCTAGTGTACTCTGCAATATTTTTAAGATTTATAGCGTTTTCAGTTTCTAAATTAGCGAGAGGACCCGCTTTTAGATTTCTCTCACTTTCAGCTACAATCTGATCTTGAAGTTTAGCCTTATCTTCGTCTTTCACACCGATCAAATTAGAAACCATTTTACTGGCTTCCATAAAATCACCTTTTAGAACAGAAGCTTGTATTTTCTTTCCAGTCGATGCATTTATATCTTTTGATGATTTATTTTGGTATTTAAATTGATCACCACTCAACAAATTAGTAATTTCATCTCCAATGATAGAACTCCCCTGCCGCTGATTAACCTGTTCAGCTTTTGTTTTAGTAGCAAGAATTCTAATAGGATCAGAGAAAGCCCCTTCTCTCCCAAGTGTTTTTTGATCCTCATCAGCCTTACGAATAGCATCTGCTTCAGCCTCCGTTAAAGTAGCTTTTTTATCTGGAGTTTCTTTCCTTTTTCTTTCATTAAAAGCTCGTTCAGCGGCCTTACCAGCACTCAAGGAAGAAATAGCTTCAGACTGATCTGCATTTAAATCTCCAAAAGTATTTCTAAGGGCATCATCTTTAGCTTTTTTTAGCTGAGCATCTGTCAAAGCCTTTAAAGAAAGTTTAGCTAAATCTGCTTTAGTTCTAGATTTGTCTAATTCATCAGTAAAGCCCTCCATAGACTTTGTCACAGATTTTATTGTAAGCTCATCAATACCAAGAGACTTCAAATCACCTCCAATATTATTAATATTATAATCTTGTGAAGTGAATTTTTCCAAAAACTTAGAGACTTTCGCTTGATCTTCTGAGCTTTTAGCAGACTTATTAAGATCTTGTGAGATCCCCATTTTTACTGCAAGCTTAGCAGCTTTCTGTTCTTCTGAGGCCGAAATAGAAATTTCTGCTAAGCCTTTAGCATAAGACTCTTGGACTTGTTGCATTTCGTTTCCGGCTCCATCAAAAACACCAGCAGCAGAAAGACGAGACTTAAGACCAGCAGTTTTACGTTCATCATCTTTAGCAGTTTTTTCAAATGATCTTGAAATAGCTTTTTCAAAATTAGCCGTTAATTGACGAGTAGAAATAGCAAGCTTAGCTTGGGCATCACTGAATTTTTTAGTTGCATCTTTTGCCGCTAAAGCTTCAAAAACAAGTAAAGCCAATGCTTCTGAACCGCCTTCAAAATTAGTAGTTAAAATTTCAAAATTAGGAACAAGGCTTGAAATTACATCTTTAATACCAGAAGATTCACCAGTTTGAATAAAGTTAGACTGAAGAACAGGGATAGCCTTAGTAATTTTTGAAAGATCAATAGAACCAACTACAGAATCTACAAGAGGTTTTGCATCAGCCTTATTAAGAGTTTTTTGATAACCGAAAAGAGACAAAGCTTTTTCAAAACCATTATATGATTTTTCAGCTAAATCATTTGCATTTACCATTGATAAAAGTGCAGACTGAGCGCGTTCAGAAGATTCCGTTAACTTTTCATAAGCGGACGCAAGTTTTTCTGGATCAGTAATACTTAATAGTGAAGTAAAATCGCCTGTTAATGAGCCACCAGCAGTTGCTAAATTCTTACGTGATCTTTCGATCAAATTTTGATCACCATCTTCTAAAGCTTTATTAAATTCAAATTGTGCTTGTAAATATGCTTCGCCAGCCTTACCTTCTTTTTGCTTTTGTAAAATCTCATCTGTTAATTTTACATTTAAATCTTTAAAATTACCGAAAAGCTCTTCAGTGACAGTCGAAAGAAGTTTAAATCCTCCCACCGCCGCTGCAATTGGTGCCGCAATCCCGCCAATAGCCAAACCAACAGCCGCGATTCCAAGTCCTTGTCCTGCTGATTCGGCAATCCTTCCCCCTTTTCCTCCGATAGCTTGCCCAACGGCAGAGCCGATTAATGGAGCTAAGAAGGAAGCTCCAAAAGCTCCACCTCTTATTGTTTGAGAGCGGTCAGCTCTAGATTGAGCAATCCTATCTTTAACTACTTGTTTATTTTCGCTTACTCCCTGACTTCTGGCAAACTCTTTCTCTCTTTTCGCAATTCCGAAAAACCCACCTTGACGGGCAGTTTGACTATAAGCTCCCTCTCTTGATAATTTTTCTCTAGCATAAGCTGATGATCCAGCCTTATTTTGAGCCGCCCTAGTTGATACTTGAGCATTATAGTTTGACATGTCCCTAAGGTAATTCCTAGGAAGGGACGATGTAGGTTGAGCCGTTAAAGATATTGATTGTCTATATTTTGGATCAGCCCTATCAGGCTTAATGATTGGAGAATTATTAGGTAAAAATCTACCACCACCTAAAGGATTTGGCCCATATGGGGCAGAAGGAGCCATAGTGGTAGCGCCAGTTCTACCAGATGCTCCTGCCCCATAAACTCTACCTGATAAAGCAGCTAATCTCTCCATCAAAGCCACTTGAGATGAAAGTTGTGAAGTAATTCCTTTTAATAAACCTTGGCTGGAGGCAAAACCATTATTCATGCCAATGACACTCTTAGTCGCATTAAATAAATCAGTGCCTATCTTTTTTATCAGCTTTAAAATCAACGCGCCCCCAAGAATCAAAACAGGACCCCCTAATACTCCAGAAATCCCTGCCGCTAAAGCCTTGCCTACTGGATTCTCTTTTTCAAAAATAGATCCAAGAGTTGTGGCGGCATTACTTGCGAAGTCACTAAGACCTTTAATAGCATCCGTAAAAATTCCACCAATATTAGTCGTAGCTAATTTAGTAACAGCGTTTTGCAAACGTTGAATAGAAGTCTCTGTAGTATCATTTAGAGTCGCCAATCGCTCTGCAATAGAACCTCCAGCATTATTCGCTACATCAAGAGCTTTTTGGGAAACCCCTTGATTCTGAGCAAAAATTGCGCCTTGGAGAACGTTCTTATTATATTTTCCAGCGACTTTAAAAGTAATATTAGCTTGTTGAGCATCAGTCAGATTCTCGTAAGCCTTGGCTAGATTTTGTAAAATCTTTTCAGCATCAATAAAAGATCCATCTAAATTACGAGTCTCGACCCCAATCGCCCGAAGTTCTTCTTGAACCTTATCCGTACCAATGTTGGTAAAAATAGATTTAAAAGCATTACCAATAACCGCTTCAGAACGACCTGTCACCTGCTTAGTCGCCGCAATTAAAGCCGACATTTCTGTAAAACTGACCCCTACATCATTAGCAATCGAAGCTACTCGAGCTAGACCTTCCGCCAAGCCTGTCGTAGTAGTAGAGAAAGCCGCGTCTAATGCGCCCAAGGTATCAGCTACTTCGCTGTAAGCTAGAGCCTCATTACCGAAAGCGGAGCTAATAGCTACCAAATCGCCAACAGTCTTTGTAAGATTGCCCCCGGACACGCGGGCGAGAGACATTGCGGCCTCAGTTGCCTTGAGAGTTTTCTCAAGAGATAAACCTTGGCGGGAGAATTCTTCAGCGGCCATCGCTGCCTCAGTAAAGCCCAAGCCAGTTTTGTTTGCCAAATCAAAAAGAGAACTAGTAAAACTATTTAAGTCAGAACTAGTTGCTTGTAGAATACTTTGGATTTTGGAAATGGCAGTTTCTACCGAAATGGCATCAGTAGCCAAGCGGCGCATTGCGGTCCCAACAGAGGCTAAGACTGTAGTAGCGGCGGTAAAACTAAGAACGCGATTAGTAGCCTGATCTAAAGAACGATTAAAACCTTTTGAATCTAAATTTAACTGGTAACCATTTTTAGAAAAAAGGGTATTTCCTTGCCTGTGAAGATCCAGCAGAACCTTGCGGGCCTGATCTCCGTTTAAATTAAGAATGAAATCGACGTTTTGTGCCATGACCTTTTACCTATCACATATTACAATCGACTACTCCAAAATGGAAATTTAATTGCGTTTTTTCTTACTCTGCGCCAAATCAGCCTCAACCTCCGATCCCGACAATTCTTTTTCCTCTGGCGGCGCGTTATTTTTAACGATAGCGTAGGTCTCCAGCATTTTCGGCTCTTTATAGAAATCCTCTGGCGCTTCCCAAGCAATTTTAATAACCTCATTATATCTCTTAGCCAAACGAAGCAAATTCATTTGATATACTGTCAATTCCGGCGCGGGTTTTTTAAAGAAATCTCCTGGATTTGAAACGTAATTATCAAAAACAGAATAGAAAAAAGAAGAAACAACAAGAAGTTCTAGGTATTCCTCATTGAATTTTAATACTTTATTAGAGTAATCATTGCGCAAAATGGTCAATTCAACTTCGCCCAATAGATTAAATTCTTCTTCTTCAAAGAACGGCGACCCATCAAGTTTGCGGCTGGCCAAGAAAATTTCAAAATCATACGAGCGACTATAGGCATAAGACTCGCAACAATCCTGGGTAGCAATATTCCGCTTCATAGCGTCAGAATCAATGTCGTCCTTCATCTCCCGCAAAGTCTCATGGAAGCTTCGAATATTCTGCACCATTCCCATTGCCGGAATTTTGGAACGCCGCGCCCAAATCATCTTATAATCATCTAATTTTCTTTTAAATGATTCTTCATTTTCTTGGCTCCAAAAAGTCGGATCATTAAATTTATTTAATATAGTATCCCGCAACTCTACTCCGTGATCTTTGGCCCATTTTAGATGTTTCTCGCGGTCCTCATCTACTAAACACTGGTCAAAAATAGATTGATGAATATATACGATAGGCTGGCCCCTGAAAACAGAGGTAGTCTTACCTTCGCAAATCTCTTTATATCCGAAAACTTGGCTCACTCGGTTCTAATGAGTTCGGCAAAATCTTCCATTTTATCTTCTGTAACCCCCTTGAAAAGGAAAGCGTCAAGAATTAGAAAGGCTCTTTCAAAGGCGGCAATTTCAGCACCGTGCGTTTCTACACCGTCGAAAGCCTCGTAGTAATGAGTGCGCCGCGTTTCGTCTGCATGGCCCGCAAAGACAGGTTGACCTGATTCCCAGTGAAGAAGATTCAAGACCGCCCAGAGGCACGTTTCGCGCTCAGAAATCGATTCTGCGGTATGTTCATAAACCTCCAAGAGTCGCGCTTCCATTTTCTGGACCTGTTCGTAAAGATCTTGGAATTCCAGTTCAACTTTAGAGGTATCGCCACCTTCAACCTTAATTTTCTGGTATTCGTTACGCTTAATATTCAATTCCGGCAGGATAACATCAAGTTCTTCCAAATCAGCCTTGGCATAAGCAAAACCACCTTGATTTAGAATTGCAGTTCGCATTGATTCGCGGCTTTGAACACCCATAGCGACAGCTTTGCCGAATTCGGCGGATTGAATTACCCGCATTTGCTCAATTTCGCGGCGACCTGGGAGTTTGACAAAACATCCAACATCCTCAACTAATTTTACTTCTTTGGTAAGAATTCCATCTTCTGTTTTTTCTTCAACTTTTTTAGTAATCGTCTTCGGGACGGTAAACGTGTGTAATTTCTTAATAGTCATATGCTTTTTAGAAAAGTATGGCAAAATTTAATAGCCAAGCTTAGTTTTAATTTTTAATAAATAGTTTATAATCCTCTCCGTAATTCTCCACCGTAATCCAGCAATTTTTTCCTGTAGACTTGGTACTGAGCCTCACCTAAAGATTCTGCGTGTTTTGCCAAATGGGTCAATTCCACATCAATCCCTGATTTTTCGAAAACAAATAATTCATATTCCGAAAGCGACTCTCCAAGCTTCTCTACTTGGGTTTCCTGCTGCACACGGGCATCCTCAAGAATTCCAAGACAGTATTTGACCATCTCTGTGATTCTCCGCTCGGCACGAAACCGCAGAACTTCTTCTTTCACCTCATCCATATTCCTTAATCTATTTTACAAGAAAAAGGAAAAAAAGAGAAAGTTTATTTAAATAAAATTAAAAAACCGGACCTGTAAAGAACTGGCGTGAAGTATTTACTGGGTTTGACGGATTGACCGGATCATAAGCTCCTCCACTAGGCGATCCGGCTACTGGTGTATAAGGTAAAGTGGTCGTCCATGCGTAGGCATTCCCACGGCTGTAGTGGGCAATACCAGCTAGTCCCTGAATCGTTGGCGACTGACCTTGACCAAATGCTCGGATATTTTTATTATACATTGCGTCACGAATCAGGAAAGTTACTCCACCGCTGCATTTCAGCCCGTTAATGTTTACGCGGTCTTTGACATTATACGGAACGGGATTAAGGGCAACTGTTGAGTACGCTCTGCTAATTAAAACGCCAGTTCCGTAGCCAAAGTAACGTGTAGAATCATTAGTTGCATTGTATGTAATTGCATTTACCGCCGTTACTTCTGATTCATTTGCAAAATCTACTCCAGAAAGTCCATCTTCATAATATAATGCGCCTCGTGCAGGGTCTTGCAGTTGCCAGATATTCAAACTCGTTAAACTAATATTATTTCCGCCTGTGCTATTTTCTTCAACATGGATACCAACGACCGGACCTTCAATGTGAATATTTGAAACAGACATATTTCCTTGCGCCTTAATTCCGATCAGTGGATATGTAACAACCCATGCAGGTTCTGGGTCCGCAGGCGCAACATTCCAAGCTGAGCTGATTCTTTTTACCATGCTCATGTCGATTGTTCCAACATTGACACTCGCGTTATTGGTAGCATATGAAAAATAAATAGGTATCATATCACGAACAGTACGCCCGGTAATCCAGAAATTTTTAATACTTAGACCGTTGACAACTGATGCTGGATAAGACCCTCCTGCGACCCTATGGGAGCAGAACCCAATTCCAAACCCAGTTGGATTTGAAATAACAACTTCATCAATAATTGAACATTCCTCGACATTTCCTTTAGAGGAAATCCCTGAGATTCGTTTATTAGTTAAACGGTAGGCAAACGAAGCGTAGTAACATTCAATTAAGACTCCCGTAACTTGATTGCGATAAGTCGCTCCACCTCCAGGTCCTCCAATCCAAATAACTGCTCCGTGATTTGGCACATCCAGTGAAGGGTTATCCCAGACATCCGACTGAAGCCAAGTGTCTGCCACCCATTCAGATGTGGCAGTGATAGAAGTTTGCGCTGAGCCTGATCCTTTGATGTGAATGTATCCGCCATGGCAGTCGATTGGTCTCGCAACGTAGTAGATGCGTGGGCCAAGGCTGACGGTAGTCCCATGCCAATCAGGATATGTTAAACCAACGGCTCCGGCGCGGGTAGATGACTGAATCGCGCAGTTGATGGCAATGTCGTGACGGTCAGTTTGCAAGCCCCACCACTCAGGGTAGACTTCTGTTCTGCCGAACATTCCGACGATATCTCCTGCATCAAATCCGCTAAAGATCTGACTTCTATCGGCCAAGCACTGGCCAAAGAATTTCAAGGTAGATCCAGAGCCTTTTATTAATTTAAAAGTATTAAAATCAATTGTTTTTTCTACTGGAATTACTGTAGATCCAGCAGGAAGAGTAATATTTGCCCCAAGTCTAAGAGTTAAAGTTCCAGCTTCCGCTAAAGCGCTTGTTAATTGAGCTTGAGTAGTAATAAATCTTAAAGAGGAATCGGAATTAGTCTGTAACCAATTTTGCATTGCCGCCCGATCAGCCTTTGAATCTCCACTACTATCAATAAGATAAGTAAAGGCCGCACTACTAGGAGCGGTAGCTAAAGGTAAATCGCGAATTCTGTCTCCTGCTGTTGCCATAATGTTTATTACAATTCTTTTTTAAAAAATGGAAAAAAATAAAGAGCCGCCCCGGAACTTTCCAGAGCGACTCTTCATAAACCTACTCAGAGAATTCCAAGGGGGTCCATAGGGAAATTTATCCCCTATTAAGTGTTTGCGATACCAGACATAAACAATCCATTCAGAGAATCATTACCGCCACCGACAGTTCCTTGGAAGTTCATTGTTACCGTGGAAGCGTCCCCACCGATAGAGAAATCATGAGCTTGGCTTTCGTAAGAGAGGTTTTTCAGGCGGAAAAGAGAGGCAACTGCGCCAGTTCCAGAACAGTTTGGACGACGGATGGTGACATCAACACTATAAGATCCGGTTTCACAAGCAAAAGTGGACAAACGCCCAGCCGTCATATCTTTTGCAAGGAATTCAACCGCAAAAGTTACAGGGATAACATCAGCAATAATACTATCTTTACGATAGAAAGCGCCGAGACATTGCTGCTGCTGACGACCGAACTCAACTCCAATATCTACACTTTGCACGCAGGCATTGGCTAAATCGTAGAAAACCCCAGACGCGCCGGAAAGGTTGACGCTGATATCGCGGGGACGGAGAATTGGGTCGCGACCACCGAAAGCATTTCCAGAAGCGGTCGGTAGAGTAAATGTACCAGTGGCAATCGCTCCAGTATTTACGTTAATAGCGGGCAAACGCTCAGCACTAGAATCAACGTAGTATTCCGCGTCAACAGCCTCAAAAGACATGGAAACAGTAGGATAAGAGCCGACTGCCGCATTAAAATTATACGAAGAGATCGTAGCATTTCCGAAACCAATACAAGGAGTAGAGCCAGGAACTGCGCCGATAGCATCAATCCCATCCGAAGAAATCATCGCAAAAATGTTACGTTCATCTTTCGTTCCGTCAAGAAGATTTGAAAAAGCGCCGCTGATAGTACTATCAGTGATAAATCCGAAGCTTTTCTCGTTATCGAAATTACTTAGGTAGTAAGATAGATCAAAAGTCACTACGGGAGCAGCAGGATCTTCGCGACGATCAGCGGCACGTTTACCGAAGACCAGGATATCTTCCTTAGAGGTTGCGAAATTGTAACCAAAACTCTGAGTTCCGTAGATCTCTTTAATATTGGCGGTAGTATGTGTTCCAGTCGCAGGAGATGGGCCTGCGTAAAGGACAACGTTGGAAGAGGCGATTTTTTTGCGTGGCATACAGTAAAATTAGTTAATATTCTTTACAATCAGTCGGTTTTAAATGGAAATTTTAATTTTTGTTTTTTAATTAGCTTAAGGGGCCACTATTGGAGGTGCAGTTACAATGACTAAACGAGGGCGAATAGAGGCAACAAGATTATTAGCTGAATTAAATTGTAATCCATCTCCACTACTTTCATCAGGCCCTTGAAGTAGCCAACCATTATTAGAAGATGGAGTCGTAACCCAGCCTTGTACGGTAGCTACATTTAGATTTATTGTGCAAAATCCAGTATAATTATCCAAGCCTTGCCCTACAGGAGTGGGACCATAAATTGTTTCAGGAGTACTTACAGCATCTACGTTATTAGCGCTGATTCCATTTACAAGGGTATCCCAAGTATCTGTAGCTACCCATGGAATTAAGATCTTATGCATTACGAAGCCAAGCCCTTCAGTTCCGATAAGTATTTCCAGATAAGCCTGGATTACTATTTGATCTGTAGGTATAGATGATAAATCAAACTGAATAAATGCTTGTCTTGTTCTAGAGACAGTTGGATAAGCCGAATAATCCCAGTCAACCACCAAAGTTGTTGATGTTCCATTCGCAGTAGTAGGAAGACTTGAATCTAAATACGTATCAACATTTCCCGTGTAAGATGATACCCCTTGTTGAAAACTATAAGTAGTAGGTGCTCCCAATGAACGATCAAAGCGAAAAAGTGGATAATTCGTACTAGTCCCGCCGTGTGTTGTAACGTATTCAGAACAGGTATAATAATATAAACCAGATGAGTCAAAGCAGATTGCTTCCCCCTGAGGTTCTGCGTTGGTTTGAACAGCTTTAAAACCACTTGCTTTTATTCCTGTCGCGCATGGCATTTGAGTTGGCGCAGTCGCCAAAGCATCATAAACGGTTTGAGTTGATGGATTGCGGGAAAAACGAGAGACTTTATCGTAAGAGCGAACTAGAATTTCGGTTCCATTTGGGGAAATACAGCCCCCGGTCGCATACCCATCATTACCAGAAGGTGTGGTGGAAAGTGTATTAAAAGTAGCATCTGCCGAAAGTTCCCCCATGTAAGTCAGCGTTTGAGTTCCGGTGTAACTCGCGGCCCATGACAATTTATAACATAAAGTTGGTGTAATTCTCTTTGTAATAATAAAAAGATCTCCAGTAAGAGGGTCTATAATCGCCGCCTCAACATCTTTATGCGTAGGAATATTCCCTCCTGGAAAGGCACAGACGATTTCTTCCCAATCAGTTCCGCTGGCTAAAGTCCCATCACTTCCTGTGACAACTGGCTCTTTTATCCGAAATACTTTAAATGTAGCCCTGGCATTGGCATTATCACCAGTATCCAGTAAATATACATAAGCGATGCCGCCGCGCCGAACTGAGCCGCATTCTTCTACGTCAGAAACACTCGCTCCAGTAAGAACCCACTTTCCTGCATTGGCGGCAGTGGCGCGATTAATGGCGATAATATGAGGATTTGCGCCGTCCTCAATTGCCCAAATATAATTCTTATTTTCTTGACGTTGAGCAGTAGCTAATCCAGAAAGTTCAACATAAGCAATCGGTAAATTGCCAACCTTGACTGGGCCATAAAACCACCCTTTTTTACTCTGCTGTGAAGCAGCAGGATGCCCTGATAAGCTGACAACCGATAAGAGTAAAAAAATAATAAATAGAATACGATTCATATTATTGCAGATTTCCAGAGATTACAACGGCATTGGTGGCGTAGCTCATTATATCTACGACAGCGAATTGACCTTGGGTGGAGAGAAGAGTTCCGAAACTATTAATGGTCGCCGAAGCTCCTGGCGCGAGAGTAACAACGCCCGCTCCCCCTTGAACGATTTTGCAGGTAAAGTTCGCGGCGAGACCACTTGGAACAGTAAGAGTAATAGCTGAAGCATTTGTAAGAGTCACAACCTTATCTTTATCAGAAGCTTGAAGAGTATAAGTAGTTCCTGTTTGGGCATTAATACCCCCAAGTGTAGCCCATTGTGGAGCAGTTGCCCCAGCATTAACTTGCAAAACTTGTCCAGCTGTTCCAATTGCAAGCCGAGTCGCTGTGTCGGAACCAGTCCCATAGGCAAGATCTCCAGCTACATTCCATAATACATCAGTAGCCATATTCCCGCCTGAGGAAGGAGTCTGCCATGTTGCAGTTGTCCCACTTGTTGCCATTAGAACTTGACCATTAGTTGGAGCGGTTGCGGCTGATACGCTTACAGTGGTGGTCGCAGATCTTAAAGCATTAGAAGTTCCAGCTGTAAATCCATTAGCAGTTCCGCTAATATTCGTTCCAACCAAAGTAGAAGGAGTTCCTAAATTAGGATTTATTAGGGTTGGCGAATCATTCATGACAACGAATCCCGTTCCTGTTTCATTAGAAATTACTCCTGCAAATTGGGCCGAGGTTGTGGCGGCAAATTGACTAAGGGGATTAGTAGTTAAAGCGTTTCCTGATGTAGCAGGATTTTGCCAACTTGCGACGCTTGAACTTGTGGCCGTTAAAATTTGACCAGCACTAGGAGCAGCAGAGGCCGATACACTGACAGTCGTAGTAGCAGACTTTAATGCATTGGAAACGCCAGAAGTAAGATTAGCAGCAGTTCCACTAATGTTTGTTCCGACTAAAGTGGAAGGAGTTCCTAAATTTGGAGCAATCAGAGTAGGATTATTGTTCATAACAACAAAACCAATTCCCGTTTCATCTGAAATCGCATTGGCAAAATTTCCACTGCTAGGAGTTCCCAAAAAGGTGGCAACTGCTGGCCCTAAACCGCTTACACCAGTACTGATTGGCAAGCCCGTCGCATTCGTTAAAGTCACGCTGGTCGGAGTTCCTAAAATTGGAGTTACTAAAGTTGGGGAGGTATTATAAACTAAAAGATTAGTTCCTGTTTCATTTGACATAACTCCGGCGAGTTGGGCGGAAGTCGTTGCCGCAAACTGGCTGAGAGGATTTTCCGTTAAAGCATTCCCTGATCCAACCGAAACAGTTGCCCCGTTAATTCTAGCTTTTAAAGCATTTGCGGTAGAATCATACCATAAATCACCGTTGACAAGAGTTGATGGATCAGAGGCTACCGCGCCGACATTAATGCCCGCCACTGTAGCACCAGGATTAAAACTAATGCGGACATTATCAAGCCAAGTCGCCGCGCCATTGACGGTCAAAGACGCGAAAGTCCCCGCGCCTGGAGTCACTGCCCCGATTGCGCCGGGTGCCCCCATCATTGTAGAAAGCAACGTACTATAATAGAGATTTTGGGTGGCATTGGTTCCAGAGTCCCAAAATAGAAAGGCATCCCCGGCGGCGGGGGTAGAATTAGTTGGGTAATCAGTTCCAGACCCTTGTTTCTTCCACGCGCCAAAAGAGGAGGTCGTAAGAGCCAGGACTAAAATCAGAGAGAGATAGATTTTATTCATTTTTAAATTATTTAAATAATATTATGCTAGAGTGAGGGAGACGGATCTGACTACGCCATCAGAGCCTTTCAGTCTGAGAGTTAATGAGGTATTACTAGTTGCCTCGACAACAAGGTCACCGTTGCTAGCTGGAATTACAGATGCCAAGGGCTGCTGTACGAAAGTTCCATTATTTGTAATTTTAACCGTTTTACCATTTGCGTTCGCTTCAAGTAAATTATCGCATGTAACACTAGTTGAATTAAGAACAATTCCTTTATGACCATTTGGAACTGAAACCCCCACCTCAGTAGAGCCAAGGGCGGCTCCAGCAACCATTATTTTAGCTACAGAAAATGTACATACACTTGATATATTATTAGAATCTAACATTCTTAAAACAGTAGTGCCGCCTAATATAAAATCAATCCCACGATTATCAGCGTAAGATCCGCCTTTCTCCGTCCCAATCCTTAGAATATTACTTGTCCAGCCAAATGTCGCCCGGTCAAAATTGGTGGCTGGGGTGGCGTCAGTAGAATTATAAACGCGGAATGTTTGAGCGTTACCAATATTACGCTGGGCTAGAGTTCCGGTTGCATCTCGAAATAAAAATAAATCGTTGCCGCCGTTGTAATTATTATTTACGTTATTCCACCCAATACGAGCGGTACTAATTAAGCTAATACCGTTATAGTTCCCAGTTGGATGGTAAATATTATTTCCAATTAATGCCCCATCTGCCCCAGCGATATAAACATTACCGCCTCCATGGGCAGAAATTCCCGCCCCTCCACCGCAATAGATTAATCCTGATTTATTTACAGTAAACTTACTTATCCCACCAACTTGCAAATCTATCAAATTTGATGAAATATTCGACGCCGTATCAGTCACATTCAACTTCACACTTGTAAACAACTGCTGAATCGTCCCCCCGGAAACCCAGGTAGCCGTAGTAGCATTTGCATAAGAAACTGAAGTCGTAGTAGAAGCAGTCACCACAAAAGTCCCGTTATATCCAGCTGGATTGATACTCGCGACGACAATAGTAGATCCAACCACTATCGCGGCACTTTGCGCGGCAAAAGTAATAGTCGCAATCGAACCCGTGCCGCTTGCGCCCGTGACGGTGATATTACTATTCCAAGTTTCGGCGATGTCGAGTTTGGCCGTTGGCGCGGGATTACCGATACCAATTTTATTATCATTAACAACCAAAGCATTACTTCCGTAAGTCCCCATTGTAATTTTGTCCGTAAAATTAGATTCAACTTCAACAATAGGCAGGCCCGCCGCGTCATTGACGGAAAATACAACCCCAGTCACACTATCGGACACGCCGAATAATCTGCCGTAAGAGCCGTCAACAGTAAATCTATCCAAGAAGCTTTCCCCGGTAGTGTAGCTGCTTATATTCAAGCCGCCAGCATTATCGTAAGACAATCGCGGCGCGGCGGAAAGGGGGGAAATTCCGCTGAAATTCGGCGATTGTGAATCGAAAATAATAGCGCCTGAAGCGGGAATCATTAATATATTTGCCATTTTAATTATTTATTAGTTTTAGAGTAATCCAAATCTGGATTTAGTCGCGTTAAAATTTTGTTTGATTTCTTGAGGAGATAAGGCTCTGTTGTAAATAGATGTTTGAGCAATATTACCTTTCCAAAAACTATTGCCAGCAACACTTCCATTTCCAATCCATGGACCATCAGGAAATCCCGCAGATGATCCAGCAGATGATTGAGATAATAATACTGAATTTACATATATTTTAGCGGCTCCATCATAAACTGCGACTGCATTATACCAAGTATTGATTAAAGGCGCATTATTATTATTATTTGTTTGTATAGCTGGACCTAAATATAAATTAAATCCATTTGCGCCATTATTTCCGACATTAATTCCAAAAAAAGAACCAATGCCACCTCCAACGTAAACCTTAGGACATGCTATCATTGGAAAATTTCCAGCGCCAGAAATAAGATAGACCCAAGAAGATATAGTAAAAAAACTATTAGATGTGATAATAGATGACGTATCTACATAATCATTTGTCCCATCAAAAACTATATTTCCACCATTAGCGCCACTAAATGTGGAACCATTAATTAATGTCCCATTATTCCCATTCCCGCTCCGATCAAACCAAGTCGCGCCGCTGCCAGGATAACTTTTCTTATCCGCCGCGTCTAAACATAATACCAAACCATTTGTCACAATATCAGGACTGGCGCTAGAACTCATATTCCATACCTCCCTCTTGTGGCGTTGAAGTTTTGGAGGATTTCTTGTGCTGTGAGCGCTCTATTGTATATTTTAACGCCACCAATGCTACCACCAAATCCTGAACCTCCAGAACGAGAGCCTATAAGTAAAGGTTGAGTGTGGCCCGTTGGTCCATTTAAAATAGAGGAATTGGTGTTTCTTAAAATGCCATTAACATAAATTTTAGCCGTAGTTACCGTTCGATCATAAGTTCCTACTACATGATACCAGTTTCCATCATTAGTAACAATTCCAGTAACTACCCAATTATCACTATTAGGTTGTAACATAAAAACTAATTGACCAGGTATTCCAGGTGATCCTAGCGAACTACTAAAAATTTGAAGTTGATAGTGACTGTTAATACTAGATTTCTCTATTAATACAGTGTTAAGAGGTGTCGTATATTTTACCCATGTCTCTAAACTAATAGTATTTACTAAATTTATATTATCGCTATTAGGTACTGTTACATAATCTGTTCCATCAAAACTCAAAGAACCTCCATTGCCACTATTAAATGTTGGGGTACTTACTAATGTTCCATTATTCCCATTCCCGCTCCGATCAGTCCAAAGCGTTCCAGTCCCAGGATAACTCTTCTTATCGGCGGCGTCTAAACACAAGACCAGCCCATTAGTTACAATTTTAGGAGAGTGACTTAAGCTCATATTCCGAACCTTCCTCTTGTTGAATTGAAGTTTTGTTGAATTTCTGCTGTAGAGAATGCTCTATTATAAAATCGTATTAGCGGTATAGTTCCTATCCAGTTATTTGCTCCGCCACTGGACCTTGAACCAATGTTCCTATGGGTTGTTCCAGCACCTAGTGTATTTACATTCGGTCTGCCGTTTCCAATCTGATTTGTACTAGTAGTACTTTGTAATACTCCATTTAAGTATATAGAAACGCTAGATCCATTCCAAGAGCATACTAAATAGTAAAAAGTGTTTGCGAATAATGTTGAAGTAGTTCTTGCTCCTGTATTAAAACCTCCAGCATTGTCAAACCAACCTGATCCATTATTTAAATCTATTCCAAAAGCTATTACACCAGAAGGATTATAAAGCGCTATCCAAGTGCTATTTTCTTGAATATAAAGTTGATGATAGTTTCCTACTGTTGGTAGTGAATTTGAATAGCAAATAAATTCATACGTAGCCGAAGTAAATCCTGATTGTATATTTGTTGTCAAATTAACATGATCATTGGTCCCATCAAAAATAATAGACCCGCCATTGGCACTGCTAAATGTAGGTCCATTTGTTAAAGTGCCATTATTTCCTCTACCACTCCTATCCGCCCAAACAGTGCCGCTTCCAGGATAGCTCTTCTTATCCGCCGCATCTAAACACAGCACCAGCCCATTACTCACAATCTTATTCTGATAATTACACGCCATATTTAAATCTCAGTCTGTAGTTTATCAACGTCTTTGCGCTCCCCGAAAATTACGTAATTGTAAAAACCATCAACATTGCCCACCTCGACGCTCTCGGAATTCTGAGACGCGACGAATAGCTGCTGGGGCTTGCCGATTTGCGTGAGGGTGACGGTGACGGAATCTTCGTCTACTAATTCGCGCCAATACTCCGGCAAAAGAATAATGGATTCATTTGTTTTGCCGCGAATGTAAACGCCGTTTTCTGGACCTTCCAAACAGGCGTATTGGAGTTGTTTGGCGGCTTTGGTGGGATGCGGGATTAGGAATGATTTAGTCGCGGCGGAAAAGTGGCCGGAGACTTTGGCATTGCCGACAACGTCGAGTTTTTCTGTGGGAAGGGCTATCCCAATACCAATATTTCCTGTTCTTAATATAGTTAAAGATGGAGTAGCATTCCATGATCCTAATTTAGAATCAATATTAAAACTGCCGTTAAGATCAAGTCTAAATGCGCAGTATATATTGCTTGTGCCTGCTTGGCCAAGCATTACAGAACTATCAGTCGATCCAATAGTACTGGTTAAAGGGCTTTGTACATTTAGTCTTGCGCCTGGAGCATTTGTTCCAATACCAACATCCCCAGTACTAGTAACCGTCATTCGAGTCGTACCGTCCGTCTGAAACTCCATCGCACGAGCCGCGCCGCCGACGCTCCCCTTCTCAGTCCCGATCTTCAGAACATTAGTGTCCCATTTCAGATTTAAGCGCTCAAATGTCGTCGCGTCTGTGTAGGTGTTATAGAGTCTGAAGGTTTGAGCGTTGGCAAGATTACGTTGAGCTAGGATTCCTGCTCCTTCTCTGGAAAGGACAATATCTTGAGCTACTAATCCCCAGCTTAAAGTACATCCCGTCATTTCATATTGTAGCCCCGAATAAGCAGTTGTATCATTTAAACTGCTTACTCCGCTCATAGCGAATTGTATTTTATAACTACTAGGGCTATATACACCTACTGCATAGCTACCAGACAATGGGAATGCTAAAGCAGGACTATTAGAAGCTCCTGATGCTCCTCCAATGTAACTTCCGTATTTTGTAACTTTAGCTTTACTTACTCCACCAACTTGGAAATCTAAAAGATTACTACCAACATTCGATGCCGTATCAGTCACATTAAGCTTTACCGCTGTAAATAATTGCTGCACAGTTCCTCCAGAAACCCAGGCTGCCGTAGTTGTATTCGCGTAAGAAACCGAAGTTAAACTCGAAGCCGTTACAATGAAAGTTCCATTATATCCAGAAGGATTAATACCCGTGACAACAATCGTAGATCCAACTGGAATTACAGCAGTTTGCGTAGCGAAAGTAATTGTTGCAATTGTGCCCGTGCCACTCGCTCCAGTAATAGCCACGCTATTATTATTCCATGTTTCTGCTATATCTAGTTTAGCAAATGGCGCGGCAGTTCCGATGCCGACATTACCAATTGCGGTAGTGCCATCATGAGCCAGAATTACATCTCCGTCTTTCGGACTAGTATTGGCCGCAACAGCTTTGCCGCCATAAACAAAAATTTTACCGCCAAAATTAAGACCACCTGTTGCTGCACTATTAGCGTCACCAGCCTTAAGTTTTAGCATTTCTCCAGGATGACCAGTTGACGCAGTTTCATTGATTTGGATAAATCTAGAACCTGTACCATTAGTTCCTGTTGTACTAAATTGGATTCCCGTATTGGTATAGTTGCCACCCTGATCACCGGGGTTTTGAACTAGATTTCCTGATGAATCTAGTTGCCACATTCTTCTCAAAACTCCAGCAGAATCTGAGATAAAGAAGTTTAAAGAATTAAATCCTGCGGGGCGATACGCAGATCCTTCAATTTTAGCTGACTCGTAATTCCCTTGGCTATTATTAGAATGAAAACTAATTGATGGTAATACATAAACTGCTCCTGCATCGTAACCTTCGATTTTGATTGTAGGGGATACGCCGCCGCGCAAATGAAGAAGAGTGGAAGGAGTCGTGGTTCCAATACCAACATTCCCTGCGCTTGGATTAAGAAGAACTTTCCCATTATCACCATTGAAAATTTGAATCTTAGATAATTGATCTGATGATCCTAAAGAGTTATAAACTGTAAAGTTAATTGCAGGATTTGTCGTATCCCCTGATGGAAACCAGTTTGAAGTTAACTTTAACTGATTATATGTAGCCCCTGCAATACTACTACTTGTAATAGTTTTTACATGTAACCCAACTCCATCAAATGAGAATAAAGTATTACCTGTATTTCCAGAATCTATAACACTAAATCCTCCTCCACCAAGTTGTAATGTTGTTCCAAAAACCCCTTGTACGAAAGCCTCTATAGATGTATTATACGGCTTAAAGCTTATACGAGAATTATTTGATGTATCACCAAAACTTCCAATAATAACGCCCGTACCGCCAGACTTTTTAACATCAAGAAGATATGAAGGAGCATTCGTACCAATACCAACATTCCCCGTACTTAATACCCTTAATCTTTCCGTCGCATCAGTTTCTAAAACAAGATCTCTCGCCGCGCCGCCGACACTGCCTTTTTCAGTCCCGATCTTCAGAACATTCGTGTCCCATTTTAGGTTTAGTCTCTCGAAGGCAGTGGCATCTGTATATGTATTATAAAGTCGGAAGGTTTGAGCGTTTAATCCGTTTCGTTGGGCTAGGGTCCCTGTCGCATCTCTAAAAAGTGCTAAATCTCCATTACCATTTGCGGCATAACTTAAAGAGGACCATGAAAAACTTCCATTATTAGCTAATTGGACTAGTCCAAGAAGACTTTCCCAAAATGCAATTTTAGATGTATTTGGAGTTAAAACATTAGCTTTGCTTCCAATTTCAATCCATCCGCTTGGAGCAGCACCTTTTATGGCGAAAGCATCGTCTAAAATAATTGCATTTGCTCCAAGATTTGCATATGTAGAATCATCCGCCAGTCTAATATCTAGCCCCGCGCCGTTGCGTTTAATCGCGGGGAATGAGGAAGTAATTCCTCCTATACAAAGAGAATTAGCTACGTTTGGACTTGCGCGAAGTAATAATTGCGCTCCAGAAGCAGGATCAGAATTTGAGTTTGAAAAATGAATAGGAGCATCTCTTAATGTGAAATAACCCCCATTTGCTAAAACACTACTTCCTACATAAAGATTCCTTGGTCTAGTCGCCCCACTTGCGCCAATATCATAGATATTGTCAGTATTAGCTAGTAAATACCCAGCATTAGATATTTTCCATTTTACTGCTGTTCCAGTTTTAAAACGGATTTCTTGGGATGTATTATCGCCGTAGATTCCAGTCCCACTGCCCGATTCTGCCGTTAACGAGCCAAAGGAAAATGAGCCTACATTAATAGTTGAGTTTGTCGCTACGCTACGTGCGAATAAGTTTCCTGAACCGTCAATATAGGTTTCATTTGGACTACTCGCCCAGCCCCATGACTGTAATTTGGCGGCTTGACCTCCACTTTGCCCCAAAACGGTAATAGCCTGCGTATTTGTATCAGGGGTACTAATTGTAATAGTTGGGGTAATGACACTTGTCCCAAAATAGCCAGTCCTCGGCCTAGTCGCCCCACTTGCGCCGATGTCCTTGGTGTTATCCGTCCCAGTCAACAAGTGACCGGCACTAAAGGTCCAGTCTACTCCTGCATTTGCTAAAGAGCCAAATCCCACAACTGATGATCCGCCAGTAATATTGATGGGTCTCGCAATTCCTGTTCCTGACCATTCTCTGCCAATCACAAAAGTGCCAGCAGACCAGCCATTGAAATCCGCTCGTAATCAACTCCTGAGTTAGTATATGTATTATAAATTCTAAAAGTCTGAGCAACTCCTGCATTACGTAATGCTAGACTATTTGCAGCATCACGCTGTAAGTAAACATCAGGATTCGGCGTACTTGCTCCCATAGCAAGGTGACCTACCGTTACTAGTCCATTTGTACTAGTCTGAAAGATGCGATTTGTGCCATCTATAATAGAGAAACTGCGACTGCCTCCACCAGCAGGAACTTTAAAAGAAAAGTCATTATACTACCCTCCAATTGTAATATTACGATCACTATCAATAGTTAAAGCTGCTAATAAAGCATTCTGAGCAGAGCCTGAGCTTCCTGCGGGGGCGACTTGAAAGATTACAGATCCACCCGCCCCAGTCCCCGTTCCTTGGGACCCGGCGATGGTTAAGTTTGTTCCAGCGGTATTAGTTGTTCCCGCTATTACGGATTGAACGGATATAGTTTGAGCTATTGGGGCGGCGACATCTGTGTTTCCTAATCTAATGTTGGCGGCAGCGCGGCGAGTGAGAAATAAATCATAACTACCACCATCGGCAAAAGATCCAGTAGACCACTGTAGGGCCAAAGAGTTTCCTAGAAATAATCCTGCAAATTGACCATTATAAAGACCCGCTCCAGCATAAGCTTGCGTTGGCACGTCGCCACGAGCAAAAATAACTAATTGACCAGTACCACTATTAATAACTGATCTTTGATTAGGGGTATTTGATGGACCGAAATCCATAGCCCCTGTCTTAGTAATTTTAAATCTACTAATTGCATTAAGCTGCAAATCTAAAAGATTACTAGACGGACTAGAAAATACATCATTGACATTCAGCTTTATAGCCGAAGGAATCCCACTGGTATTCCAAGTCGTCGCCAGATCCAGCAGCGAATTCGCCGCCGTCCCAGTGATAGACTGCCCCGTTAATACCAGTGATGAAAAACCCGCGCTACCAGAAGACCCAAGGCCAATCGAAGAGCGTATTTGCGCTTGCTGCTGAGGGGTCGGCGGGGTGCCTTTCGGCATGTCTCCAAGGTCAATTGCCATAATTAGTTAGTACTAATTACAAATATTGAAGGGAAAATGGAAATTTTAATTTCTAATATTATTAGCTCCCTATTTACATATATTAAAAGATTAATGTCCTATAAGCTTTCGTTCCAGTGTGCTGCATCAGGTATAGATAAGGAACCCCATCTACAGATTTAACGATTTCCATCCTATTCCCAACTGTCGCGGTTGAGTGCAAGTCCGTAAGCTGGAAAGCGGCCCTTTGTTCTTCAGTTACAACATTGAGAGAAAACACCCTGCCCGTCCCGTCCTTATGCAAGTAAATGGTATCAACTCCGTCATAAGCATACATTGAGCCGGTAGTATAAGTCTCTTGCTGAGGGGAGAAGAACGATCCATAATTCCAAGTTCCGGTTGTGAGATCGTAAATGTCAAACATATTCGAAACACCGCCCCTTGGAGCGAACATATACTTGCCCTTGGTCGCAGTATCCGAAGTTCCCCACAGCCAGAGCAACTGAATGCCTGCGCCGCGTTGAGGAATTCCAAGAATTGCATATGTAGAAGTTATGTCAGGAGCAGTCATTGCGCCAGTCGTCAAAACGGTTGACGTATTTGATGCAATTGTAACTTCTTGACCCAATCCGGTTCCAGCCGTTACGCGAAGACGTTTACCGCCAAACGCATTTACAGCCCAGTTCTTTGTTCCCGTTTCTGTAACAGAGCTTGCGCTACCGGCAGTCATGAGACCCCATGTATCAGCAATCTCATAGAATGTTGCAGCGGTTGGAGTAAATGTCTGCGTAGCATAAGTCAAAGTATTAGCAGTGTTCGAGATAATAGCAATAATACCAAAACCAAGTCCTGGACCAGCCTCAATCCTAATTTTATATCCAGCCCATTGATTGATAAACCAATTTTTGGTTGAATCTACAAGAGTTGCAGTTGTGCCGCCAGTTGCAAATCCGTCACGGCCTTTATCAGCTTGTTTGTATTGCTCATCAACACCAAATACTTTGGAATCTTCAATAACGTATTTTGAAGTTCCGTTAATACCAGCAACAATTGGTGCGACTACAAGGGAGCTTGCGGTGTTGGATATAATCCACCTTTTTTGAGCGGTGCCGCCAGTGCCAGCAGTAATAAGACTTACAATTCTTCCTGCGTGCTCGTTTATAGTCCAGTTCTTTGAGCTATCAACAATTAGGGTTGTTGTCTGCGTAAGAGACGGAGCCATATTCGCAGCAGCCGAAGTGGTAATGTCAAAAGACGTAATACCATTTGCGCATAATACAGTTGTCGATACATTATAAGGAGTTTCCGTACAGCCAGAAATGGTAATGTTATCGCCTTTTTCGAGGAAATGGCTTGTTGCTGTAACTACTTTACAAACAACTCCAACGGAGGTGATTGAAATAGTGCAACCAGTTCCAGTGCCGCCAGTTGTTGCTTGCCCAGTTGCAACGGTATAACCCGTGGTTACGCCAGCATTTTGCAATTCAATAGCCGTGACAACACCGCCAGTTGTAATGCCTGTAACAATTACTTGCGCTCCAGTTCCGCCAACAGAACAGGTCAATACATCACCAAGGGAATAGTTTGTTCCGCCAGCAGTTGGTGCTGAGGCAACTCCGGTAACGCCTGCCGCCAACCGTGTTCCAGTATTGATACCAAAAGGAATCCAGCCGTTAAGCTGAACAGACATATTGGCTGTAACGCCATCATCAAACGAATGCCCTTGCATCCAATAGTCGTTTTCTGGAGAGTAAGCGTAAATTGCTGAAGCAGCATTTCCAGCAAGATATAACTTGTCATAATCTGCCCAAATTTCAAATGTAGATGTTGCGTCAGGGGTAAGAGTCCATGCTCTTCCAAAGTTGAACGTATTTGCCGTATGAGAAACAATTCGTAAATTTTGACCAACACCTGTTCCACCAGTAATTAGCATTCGGTAATTCCTATACCTATTTGGAACAAGGGATAGCCCGGTAACAAGAGTTCTTGAGCTACCAGACGAAGCGGTGCCGCTCAAGAATGCAGAACCAAATTTGCCGGTCCTTTCTAATGAAAGATCAGTTCCGTAAGCGGCCAAGATAAGACCTTGTGGCACCGTCTTTGTTTGCCAGTTATCGTTGGCAATATCATAGTATTGTAAAGAGATAAATGGAGCAGCACTAGAAGAGGATGCAAGATAAATACCGCCAGTCAAAGTAGTAAAGAATGAACTCAAGTCTGGAGTAACCGTCCAAGCTGTAACGCTATAGGTAGACGAGAAAATCCGATAATGAGCTTGAGTATTTACGTTTGCATTGGCAAGTGCGTATGGAGCATTAGCTACAATAGCTTGGTTATTCCAAGGATCATGTGGTTGCAAGTTTACATCGTTGAAATACAAAGTCGTTGCATCATTATACAATACTTTTTTGTAAACAGATTGACCACTACCAAAAGTAATACCAACTTGATAACCAGCCCATTGATTTATTTTCCATTTCTTCAACCCATCAGTAATATTGGTTGAACCAGTGCCAGCCGTCATTACGCCAAAATCATGAGTCGTTTCACCAGTATAGGTAAGTGTGCGCTCTTGACCTGCCCCAGTTCCTTGGAGGATTCGCAATTTCTTTCCGTCAAATATTTTCCCTCTCAATCCGGGAATTGTAACGCTTGTAGACGTTGCTCCAAGAACGCGGCCATGGAAGCCTCTGTTCATTGTAACCCGTAGACTTGCAACAGTCAATGGAACAACGTTAGGAGTCGCGAGTTGCTGCCAAGCATCGCCATCAATGTCATAACGATAAAACAAAGCTCCAGCGAGGTAGTAGATATATTTGCTATCTCCAGTTTCGACGGTGGTCCATGAAGAAAGTGCTGACGACGCAGTCGGAGCTTGGTTAAGGAGTTCCCAAACCGGGAGATCTACAGTTTTTTTAAGATTGCTAGTATAAGACATATTTCTAAAAAGTTAAATTGTTTCTTACGGAATTTGCGTAAGTGTTACGAGCCTGGTCTTTAGCCATCACAAAAGCGTTTACAGTTCCCATATTCGCTTGGTTTGTGACGGAGGAAACGGTATTAACGGTTCCCACGGTAGTAACGGTAGTCACGGTGCCCGAGGCAACATCAACACTTAAGTTATTTCTTCCTCCACCCGTAATAATTCCAAGAGGCTTCAGTAGTATTAAAATTTTCTTTAATACTGAGTTTGTTTCATCGAGTGATTCAAAATATGACATATATTTGTTTTATTTTATACAATATACCAATTAAAGCCAGAAGACCTTAGTTGTGCTGTAGAGTTATGATTTTTAATAATAAGTTGTGAATCATCATCAACAAAATCTCCAGCAAACGCAGTGACGGTGACTTCGCCAGATGACTGGTTTGAGATAGTTATACTCCTACTGACGGATGTGACTTTGGGCAAGAAAATTGTCACAGGATTGGTAGCGATGATATATTGATTTTCGTCAGTCGCCGTTAAATTAGACGTAGCTATAATTGTCCCCACCTCAAGGCCGAGGGCGATTCGGTGAGCCAAAGCAGAACCAGTCCCGTATGAATAGGCGGCAGAGTTGCCCCATGTGGTTGATCCGATAGAAGTTGTCCCGTTGACGTTTAGCCCTGCGAAGGTTGGGCTGTCTGCCGTCCCAACGCCGAGGGCAGTTCGGTGGGCCAAAGCGGAACCAGTTCCGTATGAATAACTAGCAGAGTTACCCCATGTAGTTGATCCAAGAGAAGTGGTTCCGCTGACGTTTAATCCTGCGAAGGTCGGGCTGTCTGTCGTCCCTAAGCCTAAGTTTGTCCGCGCTCCCGCAGCCGTAGTGGCCCCTGTGCCGCCCCGTGAGAGGCCCCCGATATCCACAGTCCACTTGCTAATTCCGTCAGAGACCAGTGTCGGAGACGATCCCGAGGTCGACAGCACTACACTGACGCCCCCGTTAATCGTATCCGCCCCGGACCTGGCAAGGGTTACGGTGTTGGTTGCGGTAATGGTTGACGCACCGTCTGAGAAATTAAGCCTGAATCCAGCCTGGTACGAGCTTGCGGGGGGGATCGTATAGATTCGCGCAGCCGTCAGTGCGCTGGTCAGGATAATGTCTATTGTCCCATTAGGAATCGTGGCGTTGGCATTGCCTACGAATTGCGTATTGATCAGGCCAAGGGCGGTGAGAATCTGCAATTTTTCAGCCGGGGACGGCGGGGTGCCTACCGGGGCGTTTCCTAAGTCGATTGACATAAATTAATTAATACTGTTTACAGCTATTTCTTTTTAAAATGAAATTCTATTTTAGTATTATTTTAATTAAGATCCGATTTTTGACCTAATCAAGATCTAAAGGCAAATTTCTTTGCTTTTTATCAAGGAGCGACAGGCTCAGCAGGTGCAACAGGCTCAGCAGGTGCAACAGGCTCAGCAGGTGCGGCAGGCTCAACGGGAGCAACAGGTGCAACAGGCTCAACAGGAGGATTGTTCTTTGCCTCTTGATAAGCAATCAAATCGGGCAGACATGTGGCGACGGCGGCGAAGGCGGCTCCAGCAGTCGGGACGGCTTGCACTACTTCCCAGAAAGGAAGGCGAACTTCGCGACGATCAGATAGCAGACGATCACCTGTTACCTGGTCATAGGGAACATATTCAACATAAATGCTGTCCTGTTCGCCCATCGACCGGGCCGCGATGGCAAGGTCCATGATGTAAATTTCATTGAATGTCTTCGGGGTTACCTCGGGACGTTCGGCGGGAGTAGAGAGTGGAATTGTAATTGCGGCCATATTATTATTTATTTAGTAGAGGTTGCTTGGGGTTCAGGCTTGGCGCTTTCGGCTTCGGCTGCTTCGATTTGGCTCAAGACGGCGATAGCTCCCTTGAGTTGGGTCTCTTCGCTTTCGAGTTGTTTAAGCCGTTCCCGCAGATCGTGCTGTTCGGCGAGGTTGGCGTTACGGGAGGTGATGAGGTTGGTTTTGTAGGTTTGGTTCATGTGGGAATTGTTGTTAGACAGCAGTAATCGTCAGCACCGTCCCACCGTTCGGCACCGTAACTCGGTATCGTGTGCCGTCTGGGGATTTCAGGATCACTCCTTTTGCGATGGTATCGACCTCAATGTCTCCGGAAGATACTTGCAGTTTAGATGCCGGAGTGGTCGTGCCGATGCCAAGGTTGCCGTTGGCAGACATCTGCATATAAGTGGTTGTATAATTGACCCACGTAAACAATGGGCGTGTGCCAACCGCGCTTAAAGTCCCATTGTTTGGATCAGCGGCATTACTTGTAATAGCCGCAGAAAAAGCGACTATTGGCGCGGTGCCTGTGTCGTTGGCTGAGGTTGTTTGGCCCGACATATTAAGGCAGTAGCGAGCAGAAGAAGAAAACACAGCTCCAATAAACCCCGGAACAAAACTGCCATCCGAAACTGTGCCGTTTGCCATGTAAAAGGCATCATTCCCAGAATCAGAAACCGTGCATTTTAACAAGTTTTCTCTGACGCCAGTTTGCCCGGTCGCCTGAATGTGCAACGGAGACCCCGGAGCAGTTGTTCCAATCCCAACATTCCCACCCGCAGCAATCGACATCCGAACCACCCCACCCGTAACAAAATCAATCGGACGAGCCGTCCCCGTCCCACCATGCTCCGTCCCGATCCGAAGCGTATTGGCCGTGGTCAGCCAGTCAAATCCACCCCATTCATTGGCGGTTGTTCCCAAGAAGGTGTTATAGACCCGGTGGACCTGTTTTGCTGTCCCGTTCCGCTGGGCTAGGATTCCGGCGGCGTCTCTAATTAAGATGGCATCAAGCGCAATGCTGTCTGGATTAAAGTAAGGGCCAAATCCAATATATCCGTTACCTCCAATGGCAATTGGAATGTGAGATGCTACACGGGTGTTTGTTGTGTTAAAATTTCCACTTCCAGCGGAAACCTGCCCGCCTTTGTCTACATTAAACTTACTCACCCCACCCACCTGAAGGTCCATCAAGTTTGACGTAGCGCCGCTTGCTGTATTTGTTACGTTAAGCTTCAATGCGCTCGGCGTTCCGGTCGTGTTCCATGTTGTCGCCAGGTCGACCAGACTAGTCGCCTGCGTCCCGGTCAGCGATTGGCCGGTCAGGGATTGGGCCAAAAACGTCGGCGCGTCCGTTTGGCCTAGGCCGATGGCGGTGCGGATCGCGGCGTTATCGGCGGCACGGAGCATCGTGTCTACATTCGTGGATACAGTATGATTAGGCATAAAATTAAGGAATCAAGTAAAGTGAAGAGCCGTCTGGTTGGAAATAGTTGGTACCGTCAGACTGGACGTAAGTTGAAGGGCTAGTAGTAGTAGAAGTCCTGGTCCTGACTCCGGACAAAGCTCCGCTAAGAATAGGCCGAAGAATTGGCCCGAGAATCGAACGAAGAACGGTCATTAAGGGAAAGTGGTTACTTCAACGTTAATCGCGTTATAAGGATCTGGATTTAAAATCTCAAATTTCAAATTCGCGCCTGGGAAAACAATAGATTCCGCGAAATTGCCGTTATAGGAGGCCAGGCCCGCGAAAGTCCCCGAAGTCGCGCCCGCAAAACTATAGGAGACTTTAACCTTAGTATTCGGCGCAAACGGCCCGGTGGAAGAGATAACCCCGTTCGCGCCAGGAGTCGTGGTAAATAGTCCTGTTCCGGACGCTGAATTTAGTGTGATCATACCTGCTACTTTTTACAGTCAAAGGTAAAATTAAGGAAATAAAAAGAAAAATAAAATTTCGGTTGGCGGCGGGATGAAAAATTAAAGTTTATTGTAGTAAGTACTTAAGGAAACGTTTCTATTGAAGGCTCCTGTACCACCTTGAAATACTCCCACGTTTGTTGAATTAAGCGGAATGAGAATGATTTTTCCACTTGAAATCATAACCGCTCCATGAAAAGCACTAACTCCTTTGCCATGCGTTGGACCATCTGTATAAGTATTAGCAACTGGATCGTAAATTCCTATAGCTGTAGAATTGAAAGGGGCTAAAATAACTTTTCCACTTGGAGTTAAAACTCCTCCGATAAAAGCACTAGCCCCTTTTCCATGCGCTGGGCCATCTGTGTAAGTATTGGCAATAGGATCGTAAATGGCTATATTTGTAGAATTGAAAGGAACTAAAATAACTTTTCCACTTGGAGATAAAACCCCTCCGGCAAAAGCACTAGTCCCTTTTCCATGCGTTGGACCATCTATATAAGTATTAGCAACTGGATCGTAAATTCCTATATTCGTTGAATAATGAGGTATAAAAATCACTTTTCCGCCTGGAGTTAAAATACCTACAACAAAAGCATATATCCCTTTCCCATGAACTGGACCATCTGTATAAGTATTGGCGACAGGATCATAAATTCCTATATTTGTTGAACTATGAGGTATTAAAATGACTTTTCCGCTTGGGGTTAAAATAGTTCCAACGAAAGCTCCTGCACCTTTCCCGTGCGTTGGACCATCTGTGTAAGTATTAGCGACAGGGTCATAAATTCCTATAGTTGTTGAGTTCAAAGAATCCAAAATAATTTTTCCATTTGGGGCTAAAGTTGCTCCTCCACCAAAAGCACTGGTTCCTTTCCCATGCGCGGGACCATTTGTATAAGTATTGGCAACAGGGTCGTAAATTCCTATATTCACTGAGTTTCTTGGAATTAAAATAACTTTTCCATCTAGAGTTAAAATGCCTCCAGCAAAAGCAGTAGCCCCCTTTCCATGCAACGGCCCATCCACATAAGCATTCGGATCAGTCGGCCCGGTCGCAATCGTCGCGTCAATACTCGCCTTGTAATCTGGCCAATACGTCGGCCCGACATCCCGCCAGTCAAGTACAACCGGAATACCATACTTTCCGCCCAAATAAAGCTCAACGTTCTGGCGGTCAGCGTCTGAAAGTGCGGTGGGGAAAACGAGGATTTCGGCAAGATCTATGTTGGAGCATTGAGTGAATGCTGTTGAAGAAGGACAACCAATGGTAATTTCAATAGATGGGGTATCGCTTGTATTTCCATCTGTTTGAAAATTTGTAACTTGACCGTTAGCGCCTCCATTTATATATTGAAATAAATTAGAATTAGCATAATCCCATACTCCTGTATGAACAAAATACGAAGTTGGGCTGTCATCAATAGAATCTAATCTTCCAAAAACATCTGCATCTAATCTGCGTCCACCACATGCAAGTTTTGTGGTTCCAAATCCTGAGCCAAAAAATGTTCTTGAGCTTGACGCACCTATACCATTTGTAGCAACAAATACTCCTTTATTATTTACAGAATTTGTTATGTATTTGTATACAGCTATGACTGTTGCTCCAGGTACGTTTTGTAACATTCCCAAGCCTGTAGTTAAGGACAGAAGATCATCAACCCCATCAAACCTTCTTACCTGCCGCCCATTCAGCGCACTCGTAATAATTGCTGGCCGACTCCCCGCCGTCGCTTGTGTAGCGTGCCTATTATTGCCCGAAATATCAGACCAAATTGAAACATCCGAACCTGTATCTGAAAGCCACAGTGCGGGCGAAAGAGAAAGGGGACTAAATGCCTCGGCGGATGACGCAAAAACATCAATATTAATCTGATTATAAGGATCTGGATTAATAATCTCAAATTTAAGATTAGAACTTGGAAAAACAATAGACTGAGCGAAATTCCCTTTATAAGCTACTAGTCCAGCATAAATCCCAGAAGTCGCCCCATCGAAACTATAAGAAACTTTAACAAATGAATTTGGGGAAAACGGGCCTGTTGAAGCCATAACACCTTTCGCGCCAGCAATTGTAGAAATTATCCCTGTCCCTGATGCTGAATTTAGTGTGATCATACTTAACTTTGTTTATATTTTAAAATAATAAAAATGAGATTATTTAAATCTTTTTATAGCCCATTAATTATTGGCCGAATTACTGCCTCCAATAGAACTTGTCCCGCATTGGTAGGATTAGTCCCATCAGAATAGTAAGTAACGTTTGATGCGGCGGCATCTGGCCCCATTGTTGCATCTGCCGCAAAATTGGCAATAGCGTCACAATGGAGTCCTACCCAAGTAGTAAGTGTAGAGTTTGCTGTATTCCGCGCCGCATTGAATCCTACTGCCGTTGAAGGTAGAATTGTTCCCAAGACAACAATCCAGCCAGCGGCGCGGCGTGCGTCAAGATAAGCGGCGAGATTAACCAGCCAAGTAGCAGTTCCAAGTGTAAGTAAATCATTTCTTCCAATCATTACAGAAAGAATGAATTTCCGCCCAGCTACGGATGGCGGTAGAATTGCGTCTAATGTTGCGGCCCGTGCAGCCATAGTTGCAATTGTTGAACCGTTGAGAGCTACTACGTTACCAAATACGGCAGGCAAAGCATTCGCTCCAAATTTATGAGCATAAGAAGTTGCCCCAGAAGCCTGAGTAATACTATCTCCTTCTGCAACATAGATTCGTGGAGCTGGAGTCGCCGTCAGCCCATTTTCAATAGCGTGGGTCGCGAGGGAAGAATAGGCGTTTCTTATTTCCGCATTCGATAATGCTCTATTATAAAGGGCCATTCCAAAAAGTTTTAGGCCACTTGATAAAGTAGTATCAGTAACAATACCTACAAAGAAATCCCTGACCGTTTGTGCCGTAAGTGCTCCAGGAATTTGGAATAATAGAATATCATCCAGCCAGAACTGAGTTAAGGCACCATCATAAACGTGGGTAAAAGCATGATAACCTTTATTGAGTAGACTCCAGAGTCCAGCTTCATTAATGATAGCTGTTCCATTAATTCCTCGATATGGAGAATTAGAAACTTCTGTATAACCACTAAAATGCGTATAGTTTTGCATTTTAGAAATCCAGGCTTGATAGGCGCTTCCCGCGCTTACCTTGGAAACAAGGGCAATTGTAGTCGCGGCAGTAGTGATGAAACCACTTGCAAGTTGAATTTGGCCCCAGCCCACAGAGCTTAGATTTAATTCACTTCCAGAGCAGCTTGGGCGGGGGTCAAAGGCATTGCTCCCAAGATAAAGGTGCCCAGATGGAACGGACGGGCCAAGATCAGATGACCCAGCATAAAGTTCAAAATCACAAATATGCAGGACAGTTCCAGTTGACCCATTGAAAGAGCAGATTACCAACGCCGCAGTATTAGTAGGAGCATCTAAAGTAAATGTATAGTGAAAGCGTTGCCAGGCATTACTCGTAACCATCGTGCTAGATCGTGTAGCAGCATTATCTTTAGAAAAAGCAAAAGAATGATTACCAGTATTATGCCTTTTAGCATTAATGGCCATAGTATAGGTTCCCGCTGGAATATTATAACTTGCCTTTGGCCCCATAGACCAATTGGCCGCAGCATCTAATGTAGTAGCGTCAGAGCTTCCATCTGGAGCAATGGCGTTTTCATCTGTAATCGTTGCCCCACTATATTGCCAAAATGGGAAGGTATTAGAGAAAACTCTTCGCGGCGCGGCGAACAGATTAGAGCTAGTACCTCCTACAGAAATAGAATTTGGAATATAAGGGCGCGGATTTGCCTGATATTCGTCTGCATACCAGATTCCAATTGCGCCAGACGGCATCATAGGCACTGATAATTCTGAAGAAACTATAACTTGAATATTAATATCATTATAAGAATCTGGATTAATAATTTCAAATTTAAGATAAGACCCAGGAAAAGTAATAGATTGACTAAAATTCCCATTATAACTCACCAGTCCCGCATAAATATTAGAAAGAGATCCTGAAAAACTATAAGAGATTTTAACGCGAGAATTAGCACCAAACGAGCCTGTAGAAGAAATCATCCCAATCGCACCAGGACTTGTAGCAATCAGTCCTATTGGGGTCTCTGAATTTAATGTAATCATAGTTAATTTTTATTATTAATTAATTATATCTAATCGCCGCTCCATTGTATTGCATAGTTGATGTCGGCGAGATAAAATAACAAATATCAATATTACCTATTCCCACATACATATTCGGCTGATCGTCGGTAAACACATCCAACTCTTGAATTTTAAAAGTTGAATTATCTATTATTCCGTAATCGGTCATTGCCTCCATCTCCGATTGATAAGTCCAATTTGGATCGTTTAGTCCATTGTATTGATTCATTACTGAGGTAGAAATCAAAGGAAAGATATCTTGGCGGCAATTTCTTACGACATTCTGAAAACCAATAAGCTGCGATTCACTTCGCATCATGGCGATTAAACGAAAATTTATTTTAGCTTCTGTTTCGCCACCAAGGCAATGATCAACATTCTCAGAGCGGTAGCTTTTAACGAAAACACACGGCGCAATAAATGATCTCGGCGGCAAAACGCCCGTCGCTGCTTTAAAAGTAGGATTTTGTAGATATTTGTCCCGAAAAATCAATTTAGCGTCTGGATCAGAACTGACATAGAAATTAATGTCGTTGACAGAAAAAGAAGTAGATAGTCCCGTAGCCACAGTCCCCGTTGGCGCAAGGAACCTTCCATTTTTATAATCGACAATTATATCAGAATACCCTGGAAGTCCCATGGGAACCGTCGCGCCAGGAATAGAAGAGTCATAAACGAAGCTGGCGTAACTAGAGCCAATCGCGGTTTTCTGAGTCCATTTCGGATCTGTATATTGTGTGAGCGCCGCCCCAGAAACTGTAGTAAAAGCCTGTAGCTCCGTCAGACAACGATAATTAAGAAACTCCTTTAGAGAAGACGCCAAGAAGTGATCGACCGTTTTAATCATTGTTTCAGGTTATATTACAGTTAAAAATAGAAAAAAGGAAATTATCTAAACTTCTTCATTTCGTCCTTGAAGGATTTTAAGATTGGAGTCAGCCACGGGCGCGATTGGAATTGCCTGGCCCTGACAGGATTTTTGGATTGAATACCTTCCTGCGAAACGGACCTAGCTGGCATTTTGCGCGGGTATAAATAATAGTGCAAACCAGATACTCCTTTTTCAATCCCATCAACAATTCCGCCGCCGCCCTCCCAAGGCATTTGTAAAGTTTTCGTTCTAAAATCAGATAATTCAGGAATTTTTGTTGAAACTTTAACCCCGCCGCGAACTAAACGGCGCGAAACCTTTGGAACCATAATTCTATTAATAATTGATATGATTTCGGCGACAGGATCACTTCCGGCGGGAAGTCCAAGAAAACCAAATAATGTTCCATGAATGCCTCCCAGAATTGGGGAAGGATCAGGGTGATTAATCAACTCTTGGGTAACAGTATCGTTTATAATTCGATCAATTAATTGGGCTTTAATATTTTCAAAAAAGATATGAGCAACCGTCAATTGTTCCCGCGAAATTCCCTTTTTGTCAACTTCCTTAAAGAATAAATTGACAAATTGAGACGGGGAAGTTCTCCTGGCCATTATGCAATTCTTTGAAGGGCGATTTGATAAATTTGGAAATCCTCCAAGACTCCGAGTTTACTCCACCCCTGTTCAATTGCGAATTGCTGTCCATCAAACTCAAAAGCTACGGCATCTTTCATAAACTCAAAAGCATCAGCTTCCACCTGAACTCTAATTCTATTATAAACAGCTTTGAACCTAATATTTGAATCGTCGCCCTTGATAAAATCACTGAACTCCTGCCGCTCCATATAAGAGACGCACGCTGGGAAATCAGAAGAGACAACAGTTGAAATATTATTATTGCCGTCAACTTCATCAAAATCCGCCATGTAGTTCGGATCATAGACGACGACTTCTTTTGCTTGGAGATAAAAACGGAAAGTCAGAGTTCTTTTAAAAGAATCAAAGATATTCTTATGAACCCTTGTTACCTGGGCGCGAAGTTCGGCGTCAAATAAATTCATTAAGGATCGTATCGATAGAATTGAGAGAAAACCGTGGCACTCGTCATTGGGTCGCAAGGATTATTGCCATAAATCATATTTTGCCGGTCGCCGAAGATAATTTGAGCAGCTAGTGGTGATCCGCCTTGGTCATCATCGATTTGTTTAATTAATGCGGCGAGTCTTAAGTCACAGTCTTTAGCCAAGGAGCGATAAGTCTTGCTGCGCTCATTTCGGGAAACAAAACGCATCCTTCCCTGCTGATTCATCTCAGACTCAACCAAGTCAAACTCGGCGACTCCAAGAGTATCCATCGCCCGCTTATTTAAATAATAGCAGGTAAAAATTCCTTCATAAACCCCAGAGTGATCTCTTACAATAGTAGGAGTAATCCCTGATCCAGACAGCGCGTAATTTGTTCCAAGTGCCGCATTAAGGCGATAAGGATTATATTGTAGCCACGAGACAATCTGTCCAGTCGTGGAAGTCCCTGACTGGAGATTTTCCAGGATTCGTCCCGCCCATTCTGTCAGATCTTCAGAGGCCATTAAGATTTAAAGGTGCTGATGAATTTTTCGAAATTTTCGTTGATCTCGCGGGTTTCGGGCGAGACAGCGGAAAAAGATTGATCACTATATCGTTCAACTGACCTGGCGGCGTCATCATAAGCCTTCATCATCCCTAAGGTTAACATGCGGCGTTCCCCAGATGGGCGCAAACCAATCTTGGAGGCATAATTGGATAGGTCACAATTGCTCATAGCCTTAATTTTGGCTTCATATTCGGCGCGAGTCTGACCCTCGAATAGATTCATTTTCTTTTTCGCCTGGGCGTAATCTAAGCTTAGAATTACTGGATTTCCAGTGCGCCCCGTGGCGACTTGATCGATTTTCTTTTTCATCTTAATGGTGTTTACAGGAGTAATGAGAAAAAAGGAAAATTTAATTTCCTAAAAATATACAATAAAAAGGAGCGCCCTGTTTCCAGAGCGCCCCAATCTTATTTTTATTCCCTACTCAAAGAATCGAGCGGGAGGTCATAGGAGGGGTGAACCCCCCTTATTACCAGAGGAGACCGACGATAGCCTTGTCGAGACCAACCAACCAGCCTTCTTCGGTGAAACCGTAGTAGCCCATTTTCTCAGAGCGGGCAAGGTGTTGGTCATCAACCAGAAGCTGGAAGGTAGAACCGTTGGTATCAGCGTTGATCACGCGGGCGAAAGCACCGAGGGACTTGTCAATACCGATTACGAGTTCATCAGTCGCCACGGTCCAAGCAGGAGCGCCGCCGCCAACCGCATTATACTTCTGGCGGAAGAGTTCGTTATAGACCTGACCAACGCCCATTTCGTTGAGTTCGTGGAGGGTTTTACCGTAGATTTCGGTGGCACCACCGTTACGGTAGATTTCCATCCGCATTTCATCAGGAAGACCGAGAGCAGTGGACTCAGCGCTATCAGGAACGCCAGTGGTGTTCATTGGGTTGTAGGTCATCTTGCGGATCTGTTCCATAGTCTCTGGGGAGATATAGAGATCAGTAAGACCGGAACCGGCAGAACGGGAGGTCCCGTTAGCCCAGGAACTGTTCAGGCGCTTGATTTTGGTCATCAAACGATTGACATCGTCAAGCTGGAACTGGCGGGCAGTGCTGTTGGTTTTCGCGGTTGAGGCGATAACGTGGGACTGATTTGCGGTACGAGCAGCGCCAAGGGCGTCAGCCAAAACCGTGAAGGCGTTGAACTGGCTCTTAACCATGATTTCGTCCATCAAGCGCATCAGGCCGCGCTCCACAACTTTCATACGAGCATCAGCGGCGTAGGACTTATTCCAAGCAATCGCGGAATCCATACGGGAAGTCCGGAAGCGGAAGCTGTCAAAGCCAGAGATTTCGTTGTAAGCTAGACCACCGGGATAACCGTTGGACCAGACGCGGAAGGCACCTTCACCGACTCCATAATAGAGATCGATTGGGATTTCAGGGACATCGCGGCCCGTATAAACTTCCACTTCCGTGAAAATATCGTTAGCGACATTGAGGGGTTCTAGAACACGGGAGAGGGACGAACTCATGATAGAAGCAAAAGCTTCTTGAGCGGCGTCGGCAACCGACTTGTTGGTGGAGCCGGAATCGCGGAGGAGTTGAAGAGTCTTCGCTTCCGCTTCCTTGGTTTTGAATTGAATAGCCATATTAGTATTTTTTCAGGATTTGAAGATTAGAGTTCAAGTTTGAAGAGGGCGTAACCATCAGCGTCAGCGCCTTCAAGGAACTTTCCAACGATTCCTGGGAAAAGGGTTTTATTATATACACAAGGAACGAGAGAGCCATTGTTAACATAAGCACCAGAGTTAAAAGCAGCGACACCAGTGATATTGTTAACAGAGAAGATTCCCTTGGTTACGATCTTGAGACCTTCGCCAGAGAGAACCACTTGGGCTTCATTGCGTTTGTCCCGACCTTGGTAAGCGTAGTTGACGCCATAGTCGTCATTTTCAACGCAGTCAACGAGGGTCATCCCGAGAACGACTTCACCAGAGTTCGCGGCGCGAACTTTATTCCCACCAATACCGAAACGGAGGGAGGTAGCGTAAACGGGAGCGTTGCCCCAATTGCCAAGAGCGCCAACGAAAGGAACAACAGGAGTTAACCCAGTACCAGTGAGGTTGACATTAGGATTGCCGGATGACACCGTTACGGTGACAAAAGATCCCTTATAAAGAGGGATTGTGGTTGCGGAGTATAGTCCATTGACTACATCATGTTCGGAGTACGAACGGAAAGCTTTCAAATCGATAGCTCTAGAGTGGGCGATTGCCATTTTAGTTTAGTGTTAGTTGTTGATTATTAATTAAGCCTTGATTTCGATTAAGTCCGATAAATCAAGAATATTAAATTTTGGTTTGTCCGCGAGATCTTGAGCATTTGGCAGATCTTCAACGGAAGCTTTCGCTTCTTTCATAAGTTCTGTAGCTTGTTCAATATTTACAGGAGTTTTTTCTTTCTCTTTACCCGCAAGGATAACGAGTCCGTCCTCTTGTTTCCAAGATTCAAAAGCCGCTTCATCTAGGTCACGGATTTGTTTGGCGATAAGGGAACGAAGTTTTGGATCTTCGACATTGTAAACCTCTGAAAGAGAGTTAAAACGTGCGTCAAAAATATCTTGAGCAGCTTGTGCGGCAGCTTGAGCTTCAACTTCGGCAAGACGAGCGGAAAGCTCTTCAAACTTGGCTTTGGCTTCAGTAGCGTCGGAAAGAGCAGCAGCAAGGCTGGCTTCACTTTCAGCTTTCAAAGTTTGTTCAGTGACGTAAAGCTCATTGGCCTTAGCGATCTCCGAAGTAATAAAGTCACAGACGGCCTTGGACGCGAACGCCTCGGAGTCTACTCCTTCAATTGCGGCGATAGCCGATTTTAGATCTGTAATTTTCATAGGTTGGTTAATAGGAGTTACAATAGGTTTATTAGATGAGGAAATTTTATTTTCACTTTTTTTAATATTTTTTCCAGCATAAGATTCCTCTACTTCTTTGGCACTTGCTAGCGTTGGATCAATGCGTAAAAGTTCTGCTTGGGAAAACTCTTTTTCACCATCCCATTCGTAGTCATCCCCTTGAGCCTTTTTATAGGCATCTTTATCTGGATAGTCATCACTACCTGGCTTTGCAGGTCTGTAATTCTTGCCCATTTTCTTTTTCTTATCACGAATATTTTCCCAAAGACCTTTCTTCGCGGCCTCAATCTTTTCCATATCTTCCTCGTCTTCCATTTCTGATGGCTCTTGGCTATAAATGACATAGTCATGAATGCTAGAAACATAATCTTCTGCTAAAGCCGCCATCCCTTGTAGAAAAGGCTCAGAAAGGTTTTCTTTTACAACTGGATCATTAGCATAAGTTAAAATAGTTTCAGCGTGCTTTTGGATGGAAGAAATAGACCCAAGAACCATTTCCGCAAGATCTTCTTTTAGATCCATCATTTCTTCTTCTACGGAAGCGACAATTTCACTGACAGGTTCGCCGCTCCACATTTTGCAACTCCAATAATTAGCTTTCCACTTTGGCCCAGGATTGACATCACAACCATGACGAGAACGGTAAGCTTTTCGACGATCAGGATCATCCCGCTTAATTTCCATATTTGGGTCGCCGAACTTTACAGTAACGACATTCCCCTTATCATTTTTAACATAGACACCAAATTTCTTTTTTGATCCAGATGGAAGACGGAAAGGTTTATTTAAAACTTTTTCAGCAGCAGAAACTTCAATTTCAAGTTCAATTTTAACCATCTTTTTGCCCTCTTCGTCATCATCCTCCATTTCAGGAGATTCTTCTTCTGGTTCTTCCATCTCTGGTTCTTCCATTTCCATTTCTGGATCTTCCATTTCAGAATCGTCCATTTCCATATCAGGTTCTTTCATTTCCATATCATTTTTATAAGTCAAAATTCCTTTAACATCTGCCGCTGGTTGTAGAACCAAGCCCGCCCCAAGAATAGTAGGCTTTGAAATTACCCTGTATAGTGATTGACCATCTGGTGTAATTCCTTTCCCACCGTTGCACCTTAAATATTTAGATAAGCTTTCAACTTCTTTTTCGTCTTCAATAATTGTGGCATAAGCAAGATTCCTACTATTTAAAGCGATCTTATAGCTTTGGAATCCAACTTCGAAAGAGGTAGAAATGCTTTGATAATGTGGAGAATCTGGATTATCACACTCTTCTACGATTTGATCAATATCTCCAATAACTCTCCAAATAACGGCAGAAGCGGCAAGGTTAAAGGGAGTGGAAAGACCCATCACTTCTTTTTCAGTCATTAATTTGCTATCAGCATAGCTGGAAAAAGATGCTGAGGTAAGACATCCTACTACTTCTTCTCGATTGTGTTCAATATTAAATTGTTTATACTTAATATTCTTAGCCATTTCAATAATATCTGCTGTTAAAACAGCATCGTCATTTAAATTAGCTTGATTGGCTACAGCTAAATTAAAACTGACATAAAGTAAATCTGGATTTTTATCAATTTCTTCTTTGCTTGGGAGAAGACCGGATAAAGCGGAAATATCCCGCGCCGCTGAAGCAAAAGCGGAAAAACTCTCGAAGTCTTTGCGTTCCCGGTGTAAAATAGAAGCCTTCGAAGTAAAGGTCGTGCGATATTTAAAATCCATATATTTTTGTTACAATCAAATGTAAAAAAAAGGAAATTAAAATTTCACAACTAAATCTTGATCTGAAAATATTGGCCGAATCAATTTGTTTCCAATACAATCTAAATCATTAATTTTGAAATCACCTTTATTTAAAAAGAAATAAATATCTGAGAAGACATTAAATTTCGCCGCAGATTTAGGCAGTTCCGATAACGCGATAAATACAGAATCTCCTCCATTCCCAGAAATCGACAGATTTGAAAATCGATTGTAGTTTGAATGTCTCATAAAAATTCCTTCCTTTTTATTCCCATTAATAGAGCTATAAAGAATAGTATTCTTATCAAAATTTAAGTCTAAGCTAATCCCTGCGGCCTCATTCTGCGTAGATTCTAAATTATATAATAAACATCCTTCTGATTCATAACCTGCGACTCCATCGAAAAAGTTTTCGCTGAATACTGAGTTTAGTACAGCAACCCGCCGCGAACCTCTTTCTAAAACCAAGCCGCCCGACCGGCAATTCCGTACCGAGACATTGCTTATAATCACATTGTCAGCGTTTCTCACGGAAATTCCGTTATTCCTAATATGGCCGCGCTTTTCAATTTCAAATTGCTGATTGGCTTTATTTCCATCTATCTCAACACCATAGATAAAAATGTCACGGCTGACCGTGGGAAAATCTTCGTCCGACCCCGCAATTATGACTGGGCAATTCGCGCCGCTTTCAAGGTAAAGTGTGGAGTTATCGCCGATCAAACTCTGTCCGGATTTCAGGATAATAGGAGTTTTGACGATGGTTACTCCGGGTGGAAGAAAAATTGTATTTGCGTCTGCGCCTACAGGCTTATAAGACGGGAACAGGCAAAAAATAAGAATAGCTACAATGGAGGCTTTCATGATGTTATTTTAATTTTAGATATCAGAGTCCATTTTTTATAATGGTTCGCATTGTCACACACAATTCTTCTTAACCCCTGATAGTTAAGATTGTGGTCTTTAGCGAATTGATAAACATTTTCAAATTCATATTCTTTTCCCTCTGGAGATCTGACTTTGAATAAAAACCTATTGCCGTTCTTACCCAAAAACCAACCAGATAAAGAGTCTATTTCCTTGGAAATAAGAAGTCTTAAATCAGATGAATTAAGCCCATGATCCAAGGAAAATTTATCAATATTGTCAACTCTAAAGGATATCTTATCTGGTGACGTAACATACTTTTTCATAACAATTTCTGCTCCTGCGATTCTTGTCCATCCATCAATAACATTAATTTTTCCTTCAAAGAGATGGTAAATACTTCTCCATGGCACATCATACTCTTCCGCAAACTTAATAATAGATTCAAACTTAACTACACCAAAACTATCTTTAAATAGGGAAAACTGATTTCTGGGGATTTCAATTCCTGGTAATGTCCACCCCTTAGCTTCCATGAAAGTAGATTTTAACACTGAAGTGACAGAAACGGGACTTAAATGGTTTTCTTTGCAAAATTTTCTAATATTCGAAAATGAATGAATTCTTCCATCAGGCGACTTTAATTTATAAATTGGAATATCAGTTTCTGGTAGACTCCATCCCTTATGTTTCTTTCTTACCCCACTTATGACTGAATTAACTTTAGATTCGATAAGTCCGTGAATTTGAGAAAAACGACGAACGCTTGTAGAAAACTCATGAATTTTTCCTTCTGGATCTTTTAATTTAATTGTAGATCCACCTCTTCTTTCCATCGCTCGAAGATCACACTCCTCTTGAGTAAGAATTTTTCCATATCCCGCAGAATATGTTGATCTACACAAATTCATTCCATTGCCTGTCCAAGGAAATGGCTGTAGCAAATCAAGGTAAGTTTGTTCAACTGTTGTTACCGCTTCTGGATTTTGAATAGATTCAAGAAGATACCAAGCGAAGCTAGAACCATATTTTTCATACTCAGCCTGAAGAACACGATTCTCATGCTTTTTATTTTTTAGCAAGCGTATATGATTTCTCAATCTTTTTTTAATATTAGTAGAACTTCCAATATAGACTCTTCCAGTTTTAACTGACAGGCAAGCATAAACTCCGCACATACAAGTTTTAAGAAAACCCTCTTTAAAAATATCGAAACCTTCTGCTATTAATAGCACAGGTTCAATTTCAATGTCCATTAAATCAAATATCATTAACCTTTTTTAAATAAAGCTGCTTCAGCACGGCGACGACGACGTAAACCAGGGTGTCCGCTTTGAGGGTCATCGCTCGGCCAGACCCGTTGCATAGCTAAAAACTGAGTCGTGATTTTATCAACCTTTTCCCCCAAATCAATATTAGATTTAAGGATTGTAGCTATATTTTTCATTTCTACCCTACGTGAACCTTCTAATAGAGTTCCGCGATTAAAAACTAAACTTGTCAAAACTCCACGCTGATTAGGAGTCAGAAGCTCAAGGCCAGGAAAAGTGTCATAAGCTTTTTTCGTCCATTTCGGAACAATGCATCTATCAAAGACTTCCCGCGCCTGAATTTTTGTGATTGGAGTAATTCCACGAAAACGAGATTCAATAGCCTCTGCCGCCGCCCCTTTTTTCCCAATAGCAGTTAAAAGTAAATTAAAATCCTGTAGAGATAAATGCTGCTTCCAATAGTCTGTAAATTCTGCTACTGTAGTATAACCTAAATCTACTCCATATCCTAAAGTAATTCCAGAGTCGCCAGGGGGTCTCTTCCAAGGTTGGTCGATTCCTTCAAATTCTAAAATGAGATCAATTGATTCTTTTCCGATTATCATAGTTTTTTCTTTGCGCGAAAATAGATTATTAAGCCACTTCCACATAATTTTTAATTAGTTATCGAACTCCCGCTTTAAATTTATCAGATAAAACGACAAAATGAACTGCTGCTTCCGAAGTCAGATAAATTTTGCCGCTTGGTTCAATGGTTACGCCCTCGCCAGATAGAATCGGCGGAATTTCCTTTGTGCCTAATAGAGCAACAAGAGATTCATATCTCGTTAAAGCCTTATTGGTAATAAGAAATCCTTTTCCTTCCACGTATTCAATAATGCCAGAGTTCTGGGTATTCTCGTCCCAAGAGGGTTGTTCCTCTACAATACGTGGTGGAATAATCGTTTTAATATCCGCCGCTTTACAAGCGACAAAAACGAAACTAGCCAGAAACGCGAATACGCAATTGATCCAAAGCTTCTTGTTTTTGTTTTTCATTTCCAGTATTGATTATTTTGACAAGATTTTCTGCGCTGTCCTTGGCCTTAATATCCTCTATTTGTTCTGCACGTTTAACTTGTTCATCTGTATTCTTCTTTTTAAACTCTTCTACTTTGAGATCCTCTTTCGATTTTCTAATTCCAAAAAATTTATCAATAATAGAGAGAACGGCGGCAACGATACTAGTCCACATGAATTAAATATATTTTTGAGAAGAAAGGCTTAAGCCAAGCGCAATTTCATTAATTAGCTTTGCAGCTTTTACTACATCGTCATCAGAAAGTCCCTTGGTTGTGGATTCATAATAACTCCCCAAGGTCGCGGCAAGTACAACCCAATGGGGTTTATCAGGAAGACTATTCATAACAAACTGTTCCAAATCTTCACGGGTTGGCTTTGCGTCAAAAGTGATGCCCTTAAGTTTTTCAGAAAGATTAAAAACAATCCTAGCTTTTTCGATGCGATCTTCGTCAGATACAGCTTTTTCAAAGATTACAGAAGAAATTAATGCCGCAGTAGGAGCAACGAGAATTTGATTATCGGTGACAGAGTCAATGACCTTACGGTAGGTCGTGCAAGAAGTAAATAAAAGTGAGGTCGCTAGTGCGGCGAGGATTGCGGTTTTCATATAATTAATTAATCTTTTTCTGGTTTACGTCCGATTCATCAGACATTAATTCCTTCTTACCTTCTGGTTGATTTTCAGTAAGTACTTCTTTGATTACATCTTTTTCTACTAAAGTCTCTGGGCGAGATTGAGCGGCGAAGAAAAGACCGGCTGCGAGACTCATCTCTTTTAAGAAATTAGCCATCCCTACGAGGAAAGTAGCGACATCTGGACCGAGAAAAGCTACAGACCCAGGATTGTTTGAAATCGAGTATGAGAGTAAAGCCACTAATCCGCACCACGATGTTAATGGATCACGCCGAAAGTTTGTCAGAAATTTAGTTAGAGACTCCATAATTCTAGTTACAATAGTTTTTCGATTTAGGGAAATTATATTCACTCGGGGTATATATTGACCACCCTTTATAAAATTTCCGGTATCCGTTTAACATCCGTTTAAAAGGAGATTGAATTAAGAAGTGCGTTTTGCAAAACTCGTCAACATTTGAAACTAAAAATAAAATTCCCTTCGGACTGTGTAAAATTATAGATTTCATTATTAATTATTTGAAAATTCAGACACTTTGAATCTATTAATTTCACTTAAAGTTGAAGAAAAACCTTTATGTTCTTTGTGAGAGCCATTAAAAATTTTAGCTAAATTTGATAGTGTTATATCGTTCTCTTCGCAAAAATGATAACGATTTTTAATCTTTACGAAATGCCCCTCCGAAGAAATTAAATACTCTGGATCGCTTGAAAGTTTCCACCCCTTATAAATTTTTACCTTGCCGTTTAAGACATTTAAAAGAGAACTACACACTAAATTATGACGTTTTGCAAATTCTACGTTGTTGACAACTTTTAAAAGCTCTCCGTCAGGGCTTTCTATCCACGGATAAGAAGATTCTGGAAGAGGATTACCCCCTTTTAAGAACCAGCCACGGAATGAATCTCTTTTCCCTTTAAGTAAATCGTATACCTTATCTTTATGAAGCTTATATTTTTTAATAAAATCGCTTGCGACTGGCACACTGACCTCTTCACCAGTTGGAGAAACTAAAACAGGGATAGCTTGAAATTCTGATTCTGGTAATGTCCACCCACGATGGCTTTTTATCGAGCCGTTTGTTAAGTGAGATATTCCATTAGAAGAAATCCCGTGCTTGGAAGCAAAATTCTTAAATGATCCTGAAAATTCATGAGTGACTCCATTTGGGTCCCTAATCTTTACGGGGTCTAGACTCCCCCTCTTTTTTTGAAGGTAATCCAAACCTCTTTCCCTTTGTCTTGTTTTACCAGCAACCGTGCATATGTTAAATCCAGTCCCTTCGAATGGCAATAAAACGTCTAAAAATATCTGCTCCAAAGAAAATAGTTCATCTTTATCCTCGACTCGCACTAAAGCGTACCATACAAAAGAATCATTGCCATATTTGTTATAAGATCGTTGAAGGTAGGAATTACCATGAATATTCTTCCCCAAGAGTCTTTTATGACCATTTATCCTGCGTCTAATATCTGCGGAACTCCCTATGTAAAATTTTCCATTTCCTTTACAGTAGGCTGCATACACTGCCATAAAAGTTCCGGAAGCTCTTTTCAAAAAGTCTTCTGAATCAGATAAAATAACAAAAGGGTCTACCTCTAATGTTATTTGGTTCCAAAAATTAAAAACCTCGTTATTCATATTTCACCGTTAATTTTCAGAAATAAGACTATTCACCCATACCATGGAAAAGAATCGTTGCTGCGGTCAAATCTAACTCGTGATCCTCCATTAATTCGCAAATTTTGTTATATTGAGTGCCAGAGTAATCGAAACTCAACGGGCTCTCAACGTAATTGGCGACAACTCCTCCAATCCACCTATCAATCGGCTCAATAGACATGATTCGCTCCCACATGGAATCTACCAGTTTTTTATGATTCTGGCTTAGACGGGTAATAGAATTCTTCTCCTTGTAAATGGAGCCAACCATATTTGCCAATTCCTGCATTTTCGGCATATTCTCTTTGATTTTTGCCAAGCTTGCCTTTCCTTGTGGGGAAATAGTATTCTTGCTCTTTGGCGCAGTAGTTCCAGTTGGGCGACCAGCTTCGGCTTTGTTCCCGATTAGAGGTTCATAAATTTTATCTTTTTTCTGCGCTTTAAATACCTTTTGATTCTCCAAGGACTCTTCCTCAATGGGGAGGTGGTTGGTTTCGTAAGCATTGAATAGTTCTTTTGGCGTCAAAGCTCCGAGTTCATAGAGTCGGTTGTAGAGTTTCTTGCTTTCGTTCAGGGACTCCAAGGTGACCTCTTCAAATCGTGGCATTGGGGTTTCTTTAAAACCCATCTCCTCAGCAATTAACTTCATTTCAGGATAAAGGAAGTATTGGATGAATGATTCCCTTGCCTGTGATAAAAGCTCAAGATAAATCTTTGTTTTAGTTTGACCTGTGGCGAAATTCTCATCAGAACCCATGATATCATTCATTCCGTTCAGGATTTCTTTGTCCACGTTTACATACTTCTCATTTCCGAAAATCTCGTTCAATTTAGGAATAACAAATTGAGCTTGGGCACTATAATCTGCGAAAAGAACTCTTCCTACGCTTTGGGCGGAAAAAAGATTAGCCATGCCTTCAAGCAATTGACGATTCTTCTTGCCTTCTCTTTTTTCATCCCCCGCCGTAATCAAAAGAATGCAGTAATCCGCCGAGGCCGCGACCTTCTCTTCCGAGGAGCGGAGAATTTGCTTAAAGTTAATCGATTTAAGAACTCCAAAATAAGGAGGGACAGCCATTGGCTCATAAGACTGTTTAGCATTGAACGCCAAACGCAAACGGTCCATTTCCAATTTAATTACTGGTTGCTGACCAGTTGAAATTGCTTTTTTAGATTGTTCGTCCAGCCCGCTAAAAATGTCCTTATCATGCTGGGTTGTTCCATTCTTAAGCATCTCAACTTCATAAGGATTAAGCACTTTACCATATTCCTGTCCAGAAAAAACAGAAGATCCAATGCCGCGAACATCGACAGGATTAATGATGATATACTTGAGAGGAATTTTGCGGGCCTTGGCGATAGCTTCCTTTTCTCCCGCCACAGCGAGTTTTTTTACTTCAGATAATTTAATCTCTCCATCAAAACGATAAACTAAAACATTTCCTGAACGGAACCACTCCAGAAAGAATTGATTTGCAATATCCCAGATATTTACCTTTTGTGCCCACTCATCAAAAAATTTAATTATTTTTTTATCCTTACCCATGAAGTGAATCGGAGTATTGGATAGATAAGACTGCATCAAAATTGGATTGCGGAAAGAAGGAAAAGAATAAAATGCTTTTTGGCATAATTCAATACTTTCGTGTGAGCCGATTCCACAGCGGTCATAAGAAAACGGATTGGCCGAATTTAAGATATGGAAATACTGGCTGGTTTCCGATTTATAAACTTGATTATCATAGCTTTCTGGGTTAACTCGGGAGATGCTGGCCTTTACCTCGTAGCCCTGCTTATTGAGAACCTCACTATTGATCATTGCCCCGGCGCATAACTCATCCTCCCCTTTCCCAAAAATTTCGAGGACTACGCCTCTTGTATCTTTTTCACGCGGCTTATTAGGGTTGAGTCTGGACATAATTAGGTAAAATTAGGGATTAAAGTTGAATATCTGCTCTTAATTACAGGATAAAGCGTATTAAAGGAAAATTTAATTGATGAAAAATCCCGCGAAGACTTCTTCATTATCATCATCGTCGCTCATCAATTTTTCATAACATCGCCGAGCATAATTACCTAAAAGAAGGCTAGTGTAGGAATCCTTTCGCGCACGATGTTTATTTCCAGATTTCGCTTCAGCGGGAAGATCAAAACTAATATTCCCTACTGAGTCTGTTTTTGTTTGAATCAAAGCAAGTTCCTTAGCTGTGTCGGCGACAACTTTGTCAACATGTTCGATGAACTCGCGGCGGCGCTCGTCACCTGTAATTGAACTTGAAATCTGGTTAAATTCAAGATCTGGAACGTTCTTCAATAGATTAATGTTATAATCAACATCCGCATCACTATAATTGGAAATAGGAGAGGCAAACATAATCTTACTATGCTGAAGGTCGCCCTGCATCATTTCATTAGCATCACGAATCCAATTCTTTTTATTGAAAATCTGAGTAAATGCAATATGGCTAGTTTGTTTATTGTATAAGTGCTTTGTTTCCCGATAAGTATCTTCATCAGTAAAATCTAAGCCAGACATGAAAATCTGTTTTTCATCTGGAACCAAAGAATTATATTCTTCGATAAACCGAGGCCCGCCCGCGTGGTCAAGAATAATTAAAACGACATTAAATGAATCCATAAGATAGCGGAAATATTCCACTTTTCTTTTTACTTCACTTTTCGGCGAGGCATAGCCATGAACTAAGGTCGCCACGCCTGTTCCGTTTCCTGCTAGCTCTAGAACCGAAATTGCAAAGTTATCCGCAGTTTCAGATCCAGCACTGGAGTTCGGGTCAACTGCGATAATATATTCCATTCCTCTTTTACCTTTAAACCTTACCTTTGGCTCTTCACCAACAGGCACAGTTGATCTAAGAATGTGTTCTACATTATAAAATCCGCCGCTGTCATCAGTGAAAATAGCATTATACTCTCTGTCAAATTGTTGAGAAGAAAGAGTTTTTCTGGCGTTCTCAATACTGTCTAAATCTAGTAAATTAGCTGCGGCGCATTTGTAGCCGAGTCTAAATAAGGAGTGACTTACATGAGCCGCCGTTGGATCATGAATCGTATTTAGATATTGGAGATAAGTATTCTTATAGAGTGGCTGAAATTTATAAGTAGCAGAAGAAAGACCGATAATTTTATTGTTCTGGTAAACAGTCCTCTCCCACTCCTGCATTTCGCCGCGATCAATCAGGATTTGCTCTGCTTCCGCCACTTTTCTTTGCTCTGCTCCATTGCCGCGCTTTACAGCTAAAAATGGAATAATAATATCTGATACAATCTTTTCCGGAACAGAAAGATATTCGTCAATAATTACTAAGTTGGCGCGATAACCACGATTCTTTTCTGTTAAAGGGGTCGCCGTAATAGTAGAGGTTCCAATTTTCATTTCCCACCGGTCAGTCCCGCGAGAAGCTGGTTTTGGTGAACATTGTTTTAAGAATCCGCCCTGTTCAGATTCGATGAACTTTTCCACCTGGTCAAAGATCATCTTTGCTTGACGGAAAGACGCTGAGCAAATAATTACTTTTGTCCCTGGGTTGAAAAGTGCGTAGAGAACAATAAAAATACTGACTGTGTAACTCTTGCTGAAACCTCTTCCTGCTACAATTAAATTAAAATCCTTTTTAAACCACGTCCTAATAATAATATCTTGGATGGGGTGAATTTTTCCTAACTTAGGCCCTATCAAAAATTCGGCTGCTAAAAAAGGATTACTAGCTAAAAACTTTGTAAACCATATGGCTGCATCCTCCGTACTTATATCACCTTTTACGTCCCGCCAATCGCTATTTATTTTTTCAATATTAATTTCTGGGGCATGCTCCCCTTCGTGCCAACTCATAGTATATTTATTTCTGTAAGGTATATAAAATTAAAAAGTTTCATCAATAATCGGGTATAATTGCATATCCTCTTCCGTAGGTATACTCCAATTGTAATTTTTCGTGAGGCTGCTCTTCCTCCTCCCTTCGAAAAAAGTGCGTAAGATTCCACAAGGAACGCTGTATTTACTAGCAAACGTTTTAATCACTACGAATCTAGAAATAATCCCAAGATCTTTATTGAGTAGTAACTTTTTATTAAAAAGTCTATCAAGATTTTTTTGGTGTTCGGGCAATGGATTTTCAAGATGATAGCCTTTAGTATTGGAATATTTACCTTGGCAAACTAAGACTACAGAGCTTTCAGGTGCGCCTATTTTTCTTGCGAATTCGGCCATATTATCGAATATGATTAATTCCTTTTCGGGGGAGAGCATGCGATACTCTCTTTTAACTACGTGAAACGAGGGGTTGACTGATTTCCAACCTTTGCAGGATTTCTCCGCTCCGGTTACAACATTAGATATACCTTGTCTGGGTAGTCCGCGCTCTTCGCAAAATTGACTTAAATTTTTCCCCTTAATTAAATTTCCTTCGGGGTCAAGAATTTCGAACTCTTTTGCTTTAGCGTGATTTTCTCTGTATACTCCTGGGTATTCTTCAATAGACTGGTCATGCCTAAGATTGTAACCATCCTGAAAATACATAGCTTTTAAATTTACTATATATTCTGACTCTAGACTCAATAATGGTTCTCCATAACTTTTAAGCTCCAAAATTTCAAAAGTAAAGCAGTCCTCTCCATGCTTGTTAAAAGAATGCTGCAAATAAGGACAACAGTGTATATTTTGCCTTAAGTCGCTCCTGTGTTTTGACCATCTCTTGTAAAACCCCTGTCTATCAGCAGCCTTTCCAATATAAAATCTTCCCGTTTTGCGATTTGTTATCTTGTAAATTCCATTTGTTCTTGGCCAAAATCGTTTGAAGTTGGAATTCATATGAAAAATCACGCCTATCATTATAGAAGCCCCCTATCTTTTAAGTACTCAAGATCCGTCGTCTTAGCTGCTTCCCCCATACGAAAAATCTTATCAATAATCTCAACGCTACGGTAACGATTCGGCGCGAAAACAAATTGAATATTATTGTAATCGGTCATAAATTTGCGTAACTTGTTGAATAAGAACGCGCCTCCTATCTTTTGAGAAAAAGAATTCTTTGGAGAATATTCAAAAGCATCAATAAAAGAGCATTCTGTAACTACAACTAAGTAAATTCCAAGCTCCGCTGCCCGCTCAACCTCCTTAGCAAATCTTTCGATTCCTTTTGTAAGGGTTCCCGCAAGGTCGTAAATCGATTTCCTTTCAACAAAAACATTACAGAAGAATTCTTCACTGGGGCAATAATCACCAACAATCAGTTTTTTTACTTCCGACGCCTGGCCGAAGTTCAATGGTGTCTGCTCTCGCGTATCGACATAAACATTCATTGGGCCACTTTTAAACTCTGGACTTTCTGTCTGTAGTTTCATTTCCAGCCCCACTGTCCTCAAATTTGTTTTCAAATTTTCTACTCCCCCAAACATCGTAATATAGTCACTCAAGCATGGGACAAATAAACTCTTCATTTCAACATGGGACGGAATCAGATTAGTCTGTTTTTCTTCTGCTCTTTCTTTTAAAATATTAATAGAATAATCTTGAACTTCTTTGCCGCCTGGAGCAATCCACTTAAGAAAATTGTACTTACTGTTGAAATTCGTAGAAAAATATTGTTTAATATCCTTAAACTCAATTAATTCTCCATCGAATAGGTCGCGCCGATTGAAAAACAAAGGGTAGTAATCCCTTGGAATTAGACCGTGGTCCTTTTTAATATGGCGGTGAAGTGTCGAAAAGCTTCCTGTTTCCGCGCCGCATACTTGACATTTAAAATCCATGATTAATCATTTATCTGGTGAGAGAACCCTAATATTTCGTTGATTCCCATCCCGTGGGCTTCTCCGATTTCTTGGGGAGTGTCTTTTATTTTTTGAATCTCAGTCATGAGAACCTTTTCCGCATAAACTTTCGATTTAAGAATAAATTTTTCACGATTACCTTGGTCGCAGACAGCATTAATATAACGCGCCAAAGACTCATGGTATTTCGATTCAGTATCTTTTCTTTTTGAATAAGATTTATTTAATGTATCTTGCAGAGCCTTGATGTTCTTCTGACATTTATCTAATTCGTTGGTTTTTGCTGAAAGGTTTTCCGCGAATACCATATTCGTCTTTTCGTCCCCTTCAAGCGAAGATTTTACTCTGCCGTCTAAAAGATTCATCATTTCCCGAATCTGCATTTCTCGAATATATTCGCCGCAGAGCATCATACAAGCGTTGATGTCATCTGGAATCATATCGGGTTTATTGTAGGTCGCCCGAATGAATTCAATTTCGAATAATTCTCTTTCCTGAATCTTTTTAAAACTATTAATAGTAAGACAGAATTTCTTTAAACCCAAATTGGCTTTAAGAACTCTTACGCACTTGCGTTCAAAAGAAGAAAGTCTGTGTTTCGCCATGTCCGCGCCGCCATCTGCCCGATTGATCTTTCTGATCACTGTTTCGTCTGTAAGCGGCGGGCGGTACTCTCCGTCCTGAATATCGTCAACTTCATGTAGAACCTCAGCAGGACCCTTGTATTCGCGTCCTAAGGCTACCTGTAGAGCTTTTACGCTATTGGCGCGGCTATTCGCTTCCCCGCTTTCAATTGTGCCCTCAAAAAGAATATTAACAATCTCACCTGGCTTGCGGGAAGCGGTAAGACTAATAATTTTTTCAATTTCTTTATCGGTAAAATTATAATATTCGCGGCCTTGTTTAAGTCGAAGATAAAAAGCCTTTGCTTTCGTAAACTTCGTGTCACGCTTGTCAATCATCATGTCCCCAAAAGCCTTGCGGACAAAGTCAAGCATATCCTTCGTTTCCTCAGATTCTAAATTCTCCCGAATATACTTTTGGGCATGATAAGGAATTTTCTGAGTAGCTTCGATGATAATAGCGTCAGTTTTATTGACGGCATCAAAGGATAGTAGTGATGCAGGATTCATTGTGCAAAAATATCGATATCTTTCATTATAACTTTCGCCCGATTAATTAAAACTTTTTTAATGTTTGTAATTTGGCGATAACCGGGCAATTTACCCTCTTCCGAAGTTTTAAATTTCATAGCCTCAGAAATAAATTCATCAGAGCGGTGTTCAATGTACAACCAACGGTAAAGCTTTTGCATTTTCGGGGTTAATCCCGTCATTACTAGTTGGTGTAAACGGTCTGATGCGGCGGCGTAATCAGGAGACTCTTTGGATTCTAAAGTAATTCTACTTTCCCCTTCTGGGTCTGAATCATAAGCCTTATCAGTTGATTCCGCCAAGAGCATATTGTAGCCAACCCCTTTTGAGACTTCCCATTTTGCGAATTTAGAGCATTGAGAGTTTTTTGCGCCACTGGGAGTAAAGGAACATTGTCCGCCACCGATATTAAATTCACATGTTTGGCATGGAGGGGCAAGTCGCCCGTAGAATTTCTTTTTTAAATTAATAATTTGGCGGTTAATTAGACTTGCCGCCCAAGGAGAAAAAGGAAGGTTTTGATTCCACTGGTCGAATTTAGTAAAGATATGAAGTCTAATGATCTGGGATACATCATCATATCCAACTTGGCTAATAGAATCTAACGTCCAGAACGAACGCTTAGATGATAAAATTGAGTCAATCTCCTCTTGACAATCTTCGTAAGTTTTAACCTTTATCATCGGCATCCATCTTGGTCGTTGTGGTCATCCGCTTTGTAAATTCTTTGAAATCTTTTTGAGAAACTTTTTTACGATCAACCCAACCCGTTTCTCCTTGGCCGATTACTGAACCGAATTTAACCCCTTGTTTGGCGCTTGCAGTAATAGCAACTTGATCAAGATCAGGGATTTCTGGTTCATATTCCTCTTCGAAGTAGCGGCGCGGGGGCGTCGGACGCGAAACTGGTGCAGGGGCGGGAGAAGAAGCGATAGCCCCACCATTCATTTTAGTGCCACATTGAGTGCAAAAATTTGGACGCTGGGAATGATATTCCATTGAATGCCCACAATGGGCGCAAAAACTTTTCATGATATACTACTTAAATTAAATGAACTTTTTCAAAAAAAGTCAACTAAAAATAAATTTAGGTTTTAATAATTGTCACGCCCAAGAGTCTTGCGTCGGCAGTAAATGTATCCGATGCGTTGGTTGCATTGCGATAAACTTGAAGTTTGATCGGGGCATATGCGGCTGGAACTGGCGGGGTAATAGAGGAGGTGAAGCTACTTATATGAACTCCGCTAGATGTGACTTTAGTATCAATAATGTTTTGAGGTGGACCGTAAATAACATCTAAAGCGCCAAAATCTGCCAGAGCTATACCTCTTGCACCCCACATGATAGCCCCCGCACCTACTGTCCCACAAGTCCAAATAAATTGGCATTTAAAGCTATCCCATCCCAATGGTAATAAAAAGTCACCTTGAGCGTACTCAATAGCAGACTGATCAAAGTCAAGAACTTTATAATCGATTTTATTCGTAGTAGTCGTAATTAAACCAGTTGCCGCTCCGCTTACAGTCGTAGGATACAATTGCCCGACAGGAAGATGGATTATGGAAGAGGTATCACAATTATTGAGATATAAATTATTCCCTTTCACGGAAACAAATGTTCTACCACCCAGCCCAGGACCTCTCAAAGTTCCACCAGCTAGAGTCAGATAATCATTATCGGTAGACGACATCGTACAAGCTGCACTAGTTTGGTGGATAATTTGACATGAGAACCCATCTACTAGTGGACCGTATTCAAAATTGATAAAATGATCTGTAGCTTTTGTATTATATAGAATTTTACCGTCGTACTCTGCCCCAATCTCAATAAAATCATTTATTCCATAGTCCAATGTTCTATAAATATCGTCTGAATGAGCATAACGATTAACTCCAGTAATTCCTGGCGCTAGTTGGATATTAACACCACTAGAAGTGCGGACATTTAAACTTGAATTTCCAGAGGAGAAAAGAATTGTCCCGCTGGGGTGAAAAGTTGTAGGATTGACATTTGCATGACGAATAACAAATGATCCTTTTCCCCCAATATCAGTGCGCGTACCAAATTCTTGGAAATAACCCACTTCTACTGAATCTCTTTGAGCTTTTAAGACACTAAATAAATTGTATGCTCCGTCCCACATGCCCCAGCCAAATCCCATGAAATTTGAAGGAATAGTAGCAGAGTTGACTTGTGGATTTACATAATCAAAACTTGAATAAGTATTGGCAGCGGTAAAATCGTAGATTCCCGGAAGAGTAGCGCTGGCATAACCACCTAAATTCGATTTAAATAGCGCCTTAGATCCTACGAAATTAGAAACTTCTGTATATTTCAGATTTGCGTTTGTTCGTTTTACGATTTGGGGTGGACCGTAACCTGCATTAAAATCAGTTTGATTAACGCCAAATCCGAAGTCAGTATTAGAAGTATAATCACCGTTCCAATAAACTTGTAATGCTCCAGATCCAGATGTTCCGCCTATAGTTCCGTTGCCAAATCGCATCCGGCCTTGATTAAAATAGAAATCATTATTATTTCCTGAGATCAGATTTAAAGTCGGAACTTCGCCTGAAAATGTGGAAAATAAAACTTTTGGTATCCCCGTCGAACTCGCCAAGTAAAGGTCAATTAAACCGGGAGAACTCCCACTTCTAAAAAAAGCGAAACCTGGGGGATCTGCAACCAATGATGGGTAGACCGCTACTAAACCGAATCCTGATGGGAATGACATATATTAAGAAATAATTTTAAACAGATTTCCTCTCCTAGAGGGTTTATCCAATTTACTTGACCTTGAAACGGAGTTCCAAGTATCTCCTGTGTAAAGCGTGGCATCCTTAATAGAACGAAAAGATTTAATAATGTTACTATTTTCATCTATAAGATTAACAATTGTGTAGGAGACACGCAAGTTTTTTTTAAACCCTTGAATTTTATCGCCTCTGTATTCAAGGAAAAACATAAAACCATTTGTAGATTTTTGCCTTTTCCGATTAACCTGTAAACTATTTTCTCTATTAGCTATTTCACTAATAGTCCTTTGATTTACACCTAAATCTCTTGAGCAGTCAGCCATGCAGTCATATTTTTTGTAAAACTCTCCATCAATAGTATAAGCGAAAACTTTAACCGCTTTTGGATTTAATGCACCTTTCCGATTCTTAGATGTGTTATTTTTTCTCATATTGGCCCGAGCTTCATCCGTATATATATAACCACTTTCTTTTTCCCCGCCATCTGTCAAATTGCACAGAGTTCCCGTCCCAAGGTCCTTCCTCCCATATAGTTTAATAAATTCTATCTCTTTATTTAAAATAAAAGACTGGTCTTCGCTTTCAAACAAAATTTGGACTTTTCGACCGCCTTTTTTTACAGTGTTTTTCCATAATTTGGATCTTCCAGCCTTCATTTCGTAACCTCTTTGATAACGACTTTTCTCAGATTTATAGTTTTTAACCGTCCCTTTCCCAATATATATAACTTCATTTTTATCCAAGCGGATATGTCGATAGAGGTAATAACGCTTTCCCTCCTGTTGTTTTTGATGCATGATTACCCTTTTTTACAGACGAAATTATATTTTACGAAATTTTAAATTTTATTTCAGCGTATCTAATTTATCGCAAATAAACTTAAGAATTTCGGCCCTCATTATGTCCTCCTTTTGAAACTCAAAGGTGTGAATGCCCTTAGCGCGGGAATCTTCTCCTGAAAACAGATGAAAGAATTCCATGAAACCTGACCGTTTTTGATCAATTTGCTTAGGATCGCCGACAAAGATGAATTTTCCTCCGTTGGCGTATCGGGTAAGGATAGTCTGTAGTTCGAATCTTTCAAATCCTTGAGCTTCATCAATAATCACATAGGATCGAAACTGCACTCCACGTAAAAAGTTGTTAGAAATTGCTTTAACAACTCCATTCTCCGCTAAAGAATTAACTTGTTTAAAAGGAAGAAGTTCGTCTAGTTTTTCTTGTAATGGAGCGAAAAAAGGACCGACCTTACTTTCAATATCCCCTGGCAAAAATCCGAGTGAACGAGCGGCAGATTCAACCACGCTACGAATATAAACCATATTATCGTATCTCTTTTCCTTAATTAGTTGCAGTGCGCAATATACAGCAACGAGCGTTTTGGAACTTCCAGCAGGACCACTAACAAAAATAGCCTTAGTCTTCTTATCCAAGATCAACTCAATCAATTGTTTTTGCTTTGGAGTCCATTTAAACTCTCTGATTAGCAACTCGTCGGTATTTAGTTCGACAAACTCGTTGGTGATGTCTTTCTCGATCCGTTTCTTTTTCGCCGTCGCCTTTACAGGGGGTTTTTTGCTCATATAGGAAAGTTATTGTCCTCATTAAATATTACAATCATATTATATTATAAGGAAATTTTAAAAACTTTTTCTTACATTGACTTTTCTCTTTAAAATCCCTCTAATGTATAGATGCAAATTCAGACTCATACCGAAATTGGACGGCGCGATGAAAACCAAGACCGGATTTATACTTCGCAGAAAGATCACGGATTCTTATTAGCCGTCGCCGATGGACACGGAAAGCATGGGACAATGGTCGCAGAACGGGCAATTCGAGCCGTTAAGGCAGGCGGCGCACCTAAGCTAGTCGGCAAATTTGAAACTTGGGTCGCACGGCTTCACCGCAAAGTTGTCATGCAAACCCGCGCTTTCACCCAAGGAGGATCAACTCTTTCTATTTTTTACCACCTTGACGGCGAATCTCACATTTATCAAGTAGGGGATTCCCCTATCTTTGTGAAAACAGGCAACACAATTCAGCAATTTCGCGGTCACGGAGTTGATTTTCAAGAAAATGATGAGGATTTATTGCGGGCCGTTGCGGCGGGAGGACAAATGAAGATGATTAATGAATCTTTATACTTGACAAGCGGCAAAAGTGCCTTAAGATTGACTCGCGCCTTAGGTAATTCTGGATTTGGGGATGCACTAAGCTCTGATCCACTGATTAAAAAAATTGAAGGTATCGTAGATTCTGTCTTAGTTGCCAGTGATGGTTTTAATGGAGAAAAAGAAGAAGTATTTAATTTGATGAAGCGTCAGGAAGACATTTCAAGATTCGTGGAATTACAGAAGAAGCGCGGGATTGGGGATAATATGTCAATTAGTTTAAAATATTTGTTTTAAAAAAATGAGCTACTATACAGATTCAGCATGGGTTCATCGAAAAGGAAAATCCACTTGGATGTTCCAGCCAGATCCTATTTATGGAAAACTCGCGCATACTACGCGCAATGGCACAACATATCTTATTATGGATGGACTTCAAGAGGGTAAACCATTCTGGATCGGAGAGGTAACGGGCAAAACAATCTTTACGGTAGAGAAGTATCTTCGTGCCCGCGAAATTGAATTTTCAAATGGGGGAAGATATCTTTTCCCGAAGAAATAAATTATAAATAAAATGAGATTTAAAGATATTGTTGGAAAAACGATTATTGGTGCGGCAGAAATGAAAAAGCCGGAATATGATGATCAAGGTTGGCTTAAACTAAGCTTTTCAGATGGAACTGATTGTATTATTTGGGCCGGATATGGTTTTTACACTGGAGAATCGGAAGGTGAATATCCAGCCATTCTCGGAATTGCGAAAAATGTAGAAGATTTAATCGAAGCATGAAACCAATTCATAAATTAGAAGTTCACCTCCAAAACCTTGGAGATATTTGTATTCCTGAACTCGGCGACCCTTGGATTCTGGTAGATGATGACGATAATGATCTTGCGGAAGCAGATACTTTAGAAAAAGCTGCGGCCATGCTTCCAGGGGATAATACAGAAGACCTTTCAGAAATTGAACGGCTCAATTCTGTTATTAATGCTCAGCGGCGGCTTTTGATCCAGTGGACAGAAGCATACCAAGAGCTTTTAGAACAAACTCAGTTCATTATAAAATGAGGCCGGAACTCAAAGATTTTCACAAATCTATTTCCGATTCGCGCAAACAGGCAGAAAACGAACTCCATTGTCTACAAGTCATTGAGAGCTTAATTAAAGATTCAGATGGAAAACAATGGGTTAAGGTTTCGGCGGATTTAAAAATGGGCTTGGCAATAGCGCGATTTCCTAAAGAGGGCGGGGATGATAAAGATTTGTTTTTCGCGGTGGAAAACACAATGACTTGGGGCCTGCGGGAATATCCAACCAGCAACTCAGAAGATTCTATTTTTGACTTTTTTCCTCTTGACGAACTAGAAGTTTTGGTGTAATTAATTAAATCTACTATGACTATCACATTAAACATGCAAAATAAACTTTCCAATCAAGATTGGGAGTTGCTCTTTTTTGATAATGAATTTCGCCATTCAGTTTGGTATAATTCTTTGGAAGAGGCGGCAACTGAAGGACGCAATTGGCTAGAATCAAGTTCGGGTGACGTTCAGCCGGGAATTGAAATCTGGAAAGAGAATGAATTAATTCACAAAGAGTAAATTTCATGAAAGAGGAAGCATCTTTTGAACGTTTATCTATTCACTTGGTAGATTGTTTACCTTGTCCTTTTTGCGGGTCAAAACGAATTATTAAAGGCGAACGATGGTTTGGAATGTGCGTTGATTGCGGCGCGACCGGGCCGGAAAGAACAGGTAAATCAAACGAGAATAAAGTAAAACTTGATTGGAATACTAGAAAATAAAATGAGCGTAAAAATCTGCACTGATTGCAAATACTGTGTTGAGAACACCGACTACCAGAATCTATCTCAATGTTCGCGGCCTTGGGTTTGTTTAATTTCGGGGAGAAAGGTCTGGAGCGGCGGGGAAGAAACAATTCCTTGTTGGCAAGCCAGAAAACAATTTTGCGGGACGACGGGATTGGGCTGGGAAAAGAAGGAGATGGAACCCGTACTTTAAAGTTGAGAGTATAAAAAAGTTAATTAATATGGCAGTTAAAAAGAAAGCCCCTATGGCCCCTGAGTTTGGCCAAAAATGGATTAATAAAAAAGGTGAGAAGTTTCAAGTCATTGCCGTAGCTAATAACCCGCCGACTCCTAAATATCCTTTGTGTGTCGTTTGCCAAGGAGACAATAAAAATTATTGGTCTATTCCTATGGCTGATTGGCACGCCTCTTTTAAATTTGAAGCCCCTAAAGAAATGACCTTTGAGGAATACAAGACTTTGGGCGCGGATAGAGAAATTATTCCTGAATTTGAATTAAAAATAATGGAAGAGAGGGTTATCTGGAGGAATAATTAAAGATATGGAGATTAAGGAAAAATTAAAATCATTTTTTAAAAAAATTTTCCACATTCCGCAAAATATGGAAGAGAGTAAAGGGAGAGATGAATCTATTATTTTTGAGAATATCCGGCGACTTCGGCAATATGGCCATACACCCGCCCCATTTCTAATTAATAATGAATTAGATTTTTTTACCGAGTTTGAATATGAATCGGAGAGTCTTCGCGGAAATCAAATCAGATATATTAAAGAAAAAATAGAAATTTTAGCCCCGACGCAAGCTTTACAATCATTTATGGCATTTGGGATAGTAACCAACGCGGAAAAGCTTGAGGAATTAGTTGAGGGATTGATTTCTCTCAATGATATGGCGTGGAAGAAGGTCGATTGGCGGGAATTAATGCGGGCCGTGGGGCGAATTGAAATTTACCCAAATACTGTTTTTGTAGATTAAAAAATGAGAAATGTAAACTGCCCTAAAACAAGAATCTTCGTGCGCTGCGATACGTTCGGCGGTTCCATTAATGAATATGAACCCGCTTGGCTTGTCTCTGCGCGGGCAATGCGCAACCGCCCCCTAATCTTTCAGGTTTGGGTGGAGAAATATGCCGCATGTTTTGATAAAGTGCCGCCGCATTGTTTGTTTTGGCGTATGCCTAGCAGACAAGAACAGGCGCTACCGTTGCATAAAATCCAGATGTGGGAATGCTTATCAGGATCAATTGAGGTTTGGCGCAAAGATCAACTTACTGATGTGCCGGTGCTAGTTAATCTTGGAAAAGAAATGCCGCCGATTAAGGGCCACTATTGGTTTACAATTGATTTTATGCCGGAGGGGCAAGGCGGCGGATTACTTGATATTGGCGATGTAGAACTTCTCGAAGAGCATAAAGAAGGAAATATTATTAAACTCGAAAACGGGCAAATCGCAATTTATCCAAATAATAGAATTAAGTGGCTTCCAGTTTCGCTTACTGGCAAAGCTGCGGCGGCGGCAATTCCAGATTGGGATGTCGCGACGAATGCAAAATGGGATGAGTGGTGGTCATATTCAGATGAAGTTCTTGGAGATGAGAAATGGGCTTATTAAAATGAAGGATTAGCGGGATTATTATGAAATTTCACCTTGACAAAGATCTTTTCGTGTGCTAAACTGCGGCATGGAAGAAACAATAGACATCATTGAACGAATGGAATCCGGCAATTACGAATACGATCAAATGGAAGCTTTCGAGGCTTGGGTAAAGCGCCACCACGGGGATAAAAAAGAAAAAGAGATTAATAATATCAAAGCCCAAATGGCGGATTATGAGAGCGGCCCGAAATACCTCCATGACTATGTAAGCGGCGAGGCGGCTTTAAGAAATCGTATTTTGCGGCTTGGCGAGGAAACTAAGCAGGGAACAGAAGGCGGGGTAGATAAGGTTCAGGCTTATTGCAAGGCGATACAGGAAGCGGCGATGGTTATTAAGAAGCAGGCAGATTGGGAGATTGAGCCGTTTGACTTGGGAGTCGCGATGAGGTTTCGATTCATCCTTCACTGGAATGATTAAAATTAGTAATTCACTTATGACAAAAGAAAACGCACATCTATATCTGCCGCTGATGCAAGCCCTCGCCGAGGGAAAGACGATTGAGTATGGCTCAGGATCAATTTGGGGGCAAGTAAACGAACCAAAATTTATTTACCCTCCTCAGTATTACCGCATCAAGCCCGAACCAGTAATGGTGCCGCTGGGGCCGGAGGATGTGCCGCCGGGGAGCGTGATTCGCATGGATCACTGGGCTGATCACACATGGAAGTTGGTATCAAGTATCGACGAAAATCAGATTAATTTTGGGCAAAATAGCTGGTCCACCTACGAAGCACTTCAGAAATGTTTTGAAATTAAACGACCCGGCGAGGATTGGAAGCCTTGCCACAAACCTGCTTGAACTAAATCATGATCCCAATCGACAAATTAGAAGAGACGCCATCCCCACTTATCACTCAATTTGAACTGCTGGTGCTGCTCGACGGACTGCACGGATCGATGCGATTTGCGGACGGCGGGAACGTCTGGAAGTGGTCCATCGAACAACGGAAGGATGTCTTGGAATCCATCTACGGGCGGCTGGCCAATATGCCTATCGACACCCCAACCAAGTCATGAGCGACACAAATTGGACAACTTGGTGTGATAACTGCCTCAACCGCCGCCCATGCCGCGCCATGACATCCGGCATCGTTATCAACTGCATCGAGATGGAAATTCATCTTTGCCAATGGTGCCGGGGACAACGCACCCGCCGAGCCAAAGCCGTAACCACAAAACCATGAGCACCCCAGAAACAGACAGCCCGCCGCGACTTGTTCGTCCATATTTCCTTCTTGCTGGCGTGACCGAAGTCCCTCTGTCGCACTACCAGGGCATGAAAGTGGGACTGCCGCCAATCTGCATTTGCTGCCGCCGCGCTACCGATGGACCAGCGAGCGGATGTGCCGAGGCCCTCTGTTTTGAATGCTACGAACTTGTCAGAACGCGGGGATCAAGTCTTAGGACGAACAACGAACAACGAACCAACAAAGCCATGAACGACACCATCTACGAAACCCTCGAATCAGCAAAACAGGCTTGTAAAAAATACATCGAAGCGGAGCAAGCCCTTGAAGACCAGTTTGGCATAACCGAAGAGATTACCGATTCCTGCGTCAGGTCAATCTTCATTGGCCAATATTGGGACGAGACGGGCCGACTTAAGAGCTTCGGATTCACTAACTGGGATTTAACAAAACCATGAGCGACACCGAAAACGACAGCCCGCCGCGCCTTGTGCGACTTCTTTTTGGAAGCAAGTTTGAGTGGGACTTTGCGCCATTTGGGGATTTCTTTATGATGACTGTATCGCCAGTTACCGCGCCAAATATCATCCGCCGCATGATGCAAAGGATCATCATGGGATCAAGGTATCGGCTGATCGAGGATCGCCCACTTACGGCAATCCTCATTTCTCCACCAAACAACGAAACAACAAAACCATGAGCGACACCCCAAAAATAAATAAAGACGCGCCTTGTTCATCCTCTTCCGAACTACCAACAAACACCGATATGCAAAAACGATTCTTTGATATGACCAACGACGAAATCGAAAAGAAGGTCCGGCTCACGCCAGACGAGAAAACCGCCGTGGATAACTTCCTCGCTGCCGCCAAAGCTCTCCCGAAAAGCATCTGCATCGAAGTGGATGACAACTGGGATGGGGAAGGCCACCTGCGAGTCAGTAAGCGGATCACCAGCGGGTCATGCCGCCAGGTGGCGAGCCTCCGCAAGAAGTCTCTGAATTTCTGATGAACGGCGTGCTACCCAAACCCTGATTAAAATATCCAACCAAAACCATGAGCACCATAGAAACAGATAACACCATGAAGCTTAACGAAGAAAGATTTGCCACCAATCTCGCCGCCAGCACAAAGACCCACGACGAATGGCTATCAGTCGTCAAATTCGGGCTTCAAACTCTGCTGGAAAACCAAGGAACGCTTGCGGAAATAATCGCAGTTGAAGCTGCCCGCGAGGCCATGAAAAACGACTATCCGCCGCACTTTGAGATGCACCGCATGATGCGCGAACTTGGGTTGCGATTTATTGGATGAACAACGTAATACCCAAACAACCATGAGCGACACCCCAAGAACAGACGAACAAATCAACGGCAAGCCCTGCACGCGCTTTGCTCTCATGGCGGGCGACTCTCTGCGGGACGCAACAGTCCAGTCTGAGTTCGCCCGAACGCTTGAGCGCGAGCTTAACGAGGCTCGTGATCGCCAATGGGCGAATAGCATCCACTCATGCCACAACGAGTGCGCCAGACCGATGTGCGTTCTGAGGCGCGAACGAGACGAGTGGAAGGAAAAAGCAGAACGCCTGCAAGCTGCTTGCAACAAATGGAGTGAGTCCGATATGCTGCTTACTAACTGCCCAGATTGCCGGAAGTTTCGCGGGCATGGGCACGAATGCAAATCTGAGCCGCCGCAACCGCCCATCAAAAACTGCCGCAAATGCTTTGGAGATGGGCAGGTAGAAATCCAGAGTGGGCCATACATGAGGGAATGCCCAGAATGCGGGGGTTCCGGCAAACAAAAAAAATAAATTATGATTCTAATTGAATTCAAACCGAAGCCGGACATCACGGCATACGAACTCGCCATGATTATGACTTGGAGGCTCAAGATGCACGGCCTCGCAGCCCTTGAGGCGATGACGGAGGAACTGAACGAGCACACCATGCGCCATTTCGAGGTTCTCGAACTGCCGCCGCCCAAGAAAACAATCTTCTCCAAGACGCGGGATTGGATTAAAAATCTCTAATATTTATCCAGCAAAGATTAAGTTTTAATCATAATTTTTAAAAAAGTTTATAATGGCGCTAGGAATAACAAAAAAGAAAATTGAATCACAATTCGTTCGCATTTCCGTTCCTGAAGTACAATTTGGAATGTGCTTGGCGACCCAGCGGGACGCTTGTAAACCAAATCGCGACAGTCGTCTGTCTACTAAGCATTCTGGATTCGGAGTTCATTTCGCGGGGGTAATCGGGGAACTTTGTTTTCATCGCGTCTACGGCGGGAAGATTAATCAGTCGATATTGCCGCAAGGAGATCAACACGCCGCCGATATTGAACTTCCAGACGGTAGATGCGTTGAAGTAAAAACCAGTTTATATACTGGGCCGGATGTTGAGTTAAAGTTTGAAAGTAGAGAGCTTGAAAAATGCGAATATTGCTGTCTAGTCCAAGTGACGTTACCTGATTCTGGTTTGGTTTTTCCGATTTGGAATCTGGAGGAGATTAAAAGCAAATTAATTAAAAAAGATTATGGATATGGTGACCGTTGGGTTTTCCGGCCAGATTAATTAGGAATTTTAAAATCAAATTATGAATCCCGAAATTAAAGAGAAATTTCCCGAGTGGGCCGCGAGATATGAAGAAATGCAGGATCTACTTTTTGGCCTATATTACGCCCGAAACTTTCAAATGGATCATAATGCCGTGGTGGATGGTCTAAATGAGGTTGATTATTTCCTTCGGCGGGAGGAAAAGAATTACAATTAATTATGAATAAAAATAAAACAAAACATGAAAAACAATACATCACAAACTAATGCTATTTTGGAGTACCTTTCCAAAGGAAAAACTTTAACACCATTGGAAGCTTTAAATAAATTTTGGCTGTTTCCGTCTCGGCGCTCGGATTTATGACCTGAAAAAGCAGGGTTACGAGTTTAATACGGTTATGGTTAAAATTCCCTCTGGCGCGAGTGTGGCGCAGTATAGCTTAGACAACTAATTTTCCGCCCCGAATCGAATTAATTCTCTGAAAAGCAAATTTCCCCTTGACAGCCCCACTTTCGTGTGGTAGATTAAATCCTATGGATAAACACAACCCAATCACGCCTGTTCAGCAGGCATACCTAAACGCTAGCTTCCAAAACAAGTTGGAGCGATTGATTAATGAATTCCACCTAGAGGCAGACTCTGATACTCCAGACTATGTTTTGGCGAATTACATGATTCAATGTCTCATGGCGTTCAATACGGCGACTCAAGCGAAAATGAGAACTTCAGATTAAAGTCCCCCGCGCCGTCACCGAAGGAGAAAACCGAAGATCCGATTTTGGGGAAGGATTAAGCATCATAGTGGTCAAGGTTGTCGCGCTTGACAAAACAGTTTTCTCTTGCACATAGCGGGGAGAAATTGCTAAAATGGTTCAAAAGTTCTATCTCCCACTCGTTTTCTGCAATTGATGTGGGGATAATATGATCTAAATGCCAAGTTAAATTAAATTCTTCGGGAACTCTGTAGCCTATATTCCCATAATTATCCCAATTCATCCACGGCTCGAACCTAGATTCAATATAAGATCTGAAATCTTCGAACGATAAACCAAGTATTTCTTCCGTTTTCTTGTTCTTGGTTTTACCCAGTTTTCTGAACCTATTTGCAATAGCTGATCTAATCCTCCCGACAAAAACTGAAAGGCGTCTTTTTTCTTTTCGTTGCTCTTCGGTAAATTTGAGTTTATACTTTTCTTCGTATCTTTTTTGAACGAGTCTCGTAACCCACTTTTCTCCAGCGTGGCAAGACTTGCTGTATTCTCGAAAAACATAATCTGGCCGCTGGGGATGTTCTTGGTCAAACTTCCAAGCTAAGTTTGGATTATCTTTAATCCATTGCTGTAAAAATTCCCATTCGTCTTCGTTCAGCAATCGCTTCACTGGGAAAAGGGTATATTGTCCGAATTCACTTTTTTCGCTAGGGAAAACTGGATCAAATTTTAAGTTATAAAGGTTATTTGCCGATCTTTGCTTTAAACCTTTCGGAGTATAGGCTTTTTCTTGTAATTTTTGAAATTTTTCTTCTGTGGTCCACCATTCCCCGTTCGTAGAGCCTCGATTGTAACCAGCAAAAATATAACCATCGGAACTCCTTCTATCACCACTCCTCCACTTCTGCGAGCTATTCACTTTAGTCCAATTTTTCAATTCGGCATATTCAGTATTGGTGAGTTGTCGGTTGACACAAAAAGGTGAAAATCCTTGGCTATTATCTCTTATTCGGGGCTTCGAAAAACCTGGGTGATAGACCCACCTTTCACCATTAATAAAAGAACGCCCATATTCGAGAAAATACATATTAGGATAATCTGGGGATTCATCATAAGCCCAAAGTCTTAAATCTGCATTTTTTGGATCATTTTTCCATTTTTGAAGATCAATGTATTCTGATTTGGTCGGCATACGGTTAATATTTAAATAGCTCTTCTTTTCCATTTTATTTTTCGAAATACGAATCTAAGGCCCTCTTAATAATTTCAGACATCGTTGAGCCTGTTTCTTCCGCCCGACCCTTTAACTTTGCTTTAATAGCGTCAGTGAGAAAAACTTCGACCTTTTGCTTGTTTTTTAGTTTCATAAATAATTATAATATGTATTACATGTAATTTTCCTGAAATTGAAATTTTATTTTTTCTGTATTTTGCAAAAGGCCTGGCTTTTTTTTCAAAAACCGAAATTTTCGGTAATTGAAATGTTGTTTTGCTTTTGGTTTTTTGAGCGGAGCTTGTAAAGGGGATGGATAAGATAAAGGGGGGATAAAAAGAATATGAACGGTTTGGATTTTTGGGAGGTCGAGAGGTGAGTGTCCCCCCGGCGTTCCGTTAGGGTCTTGTTAGGACTAGCAACTATCAATACCCGGCCTAACACTAGCACGCTAACACTAGCACCCTCACACTAGCACTAGCGTCCTGACAGTGTGCCGTGCTGCCGCTCCAGGCCCTAACACAAAAGGCCCCGCTACCCTTTCGGGCAACGGGGCTTTGCTAGTGTTAGTTGTAGTCGTTTTCGTCCTGCTCCACGATGACAAGCGGACCTGTTAGGACAGCGCCCTCTGTGGGACCGTCCTCCTCAATGTTAGGACTGGCGTTGATTGCCGCTTGTGTTAGGCTGCCATTCAATGCAGCCCGGAACATATCGTCTTTGTTAGGATATGCCTGTTTCATCGTAGCCGCCCATACGGGGGCTTTAGTGTTAGGATTGAGACGCCGCCACTCGATTTCGTTAGGACCATACTTGGCTAGAATCGAAGGTGGAACGTCCAACGTGTTAGGACGAGCGGGAGGATCAGGAACCTCCGCTTGTGTTAGGGTGAAGCCTTCCGATCTCAGGAAGTCTAACATCTGCTTGACTTTGCTAGTGTCATCCGTTGCCCGGATTGCCAGGTTAATATTGATCTTCATGTTAGGGTGGGTTGTGCCGGGGAGGATCTCCCTCCCCGGCGTTATGTTAGGCAGTCACCACGGCGACCGTCTTCTTTGCTGTTAGGCTCTGGAGGTATGCGACCCCTGCCGAACTAGCAGCTTTCCTACTTTGGTTAGTGTTGAGGACAAAATCCGCTTGTCTCAACTCGTCTAACACCTCTTTCGCTTCCTTGCTAGTCGCGCCTTGCATCGGCGTGGCTGCTACCTCTTGCACCTGACGCCCGGAAGCGTTAGTAGCAAGGAATGTTAGGACGGCGATGTGCTCCGTGTTCCAGCCGTCGCGGTAATAACCGCTAGCCTTAAGGGCTTTCCTAGCACCTTCTACCGTGAAGATGTCTAGCTCATTAGTGATGAACTGCGCCCTAACATCTTGGATCTGCTTCTTTATCGCCCTTGCAAAGGGGCGAACGTTTTTACAGTATGTTAGGGTGGCTTCCTTGGTTGGCATCTTCTCGTTAGGCATGTAGACTGCCCACATGTTAGTGAAGATGCTAACTCTTTCGTCCAGCTCGTAAGGCATCAGCTTGAGTTCCGTTAGGCGACCACTAGATCCGCACAAGGCACCGTCGCCGAGAGTTTCGTTAGTGGCCATGATCACCATGAAGTTAGAGGGTGAAAGCTCTAACTCATACTCGACTCCTTTGGAATCGTGTATTGTTAGGGTCTTGCGCTCCCCGCCAAGCTCTAGCAATTGTTTCAAAAAGGTCTTGAGACCCTTGTCTAACACTTGCACCTCGTCAAGAAAGAATACATTCTTGTTAGAGAAGCTAGTACAATTCTGAATCATGAGCGATTTGAATTGCGATAGGGTCACCCCTACGCTAACGTTGTGGGATTTGAACCCCGCAACCTCTAGCAACTTCATGCAGATGTTAGCGACCCGTGTTTTCCCCAGACCGGCGAAACCAGTTAGGAGAACGTGTTGGATAGGAGCGGCACCCATAGCGGCATCCCATAGGATGGTCACTAACTTGACGAACAAGTTAGGCTGGAGCATTTCCTTCACGGCATTTTTGATAGTCTCGATTTGCATATTGTTAGTATTATCTATGGTGCGGTTGGTTAGTAATTGCACCTTGCTGCCCTAACCTTGCGGCAGGGCAGGCTGGTAAAATTGACTATCAAATTTTCTAGGCTTACCGCTCCCCTAATCGTTAGGATCATCGCCGGGCTTTCCAGGGCAGGACTTGTCAGGATGGAGCGCCTGCCAGGCACACCCACCGGAAAGAGTCGATGCGTTCCGTTAGGATCGGGCCGCTCTTTCGTTTAACGCTTTCCAGCGCACAGCCAGTCTACACGACCCGGAAGGGATTGCAAATTCTTTTTTTTCTTTTTTTTCTTTTTCTTTATTGAGATTGAATCTCAATTGCGACCCCCCACGCGCCTGCCCCCACGCGCCTGCCCCCACGCGCCTGCCCCCACGCGCCTGCCCCCACGCGCCTGCCCCCACGCGCCTGCCCCCACGCGCCTGCCCCCACGCGCCTGCCCCCACGCGCCTGCCCCCACGCGCCTGCCCCCACGCGCCTGCCCCCACGCGCCTGCCCCCACGCGCCTGC